TATACCTAATCCAGAGAATAAACCAGAGGTAAATCATATAGACGGAGATAAAACTAATAATAGAGTTGATAATTTAGAATGGGTAACAAGATCTGAAAATGGAATTCATAAATATAAGGTTTTAGGTTGTGATACCGCAGGTCAAATAGAGGTTGTAGTATATGATACTATTAAAAGAATTGAGAATAGGTATAAATCTATAGCTGCGGCAGAAAGAGTTATAATTGGTAAGAACACGACAATATTATACTTATACTTAGATACAGATAAATTATATAAAAATAGATATAAAATAACTAGATGTAAGTAGAAAGGTTTTAAGGAGGAATATTATTTTGATTAAACACAAAAAGAAAATCACAATAGAAAGGAAAGAGATGTCAGAGGGGAATAAAAACCTCTTTGACTCTTTTATGAGAAGTTTAGGTGGTAGAAAATTAACTGAATCCACAAAATACAATTACAGAAAAGATATAGAGGATTTTATATATTACGTAGATAAAGAAATTCCAAGTATAACAGTACAGGATCTTAAAGACTATTTAAATAAATGTAAAGAATTAGGAAATGGGTATTCTAGACTAGAAAGAAGATATAGAATAGTTCAAAGTTTCTATAAGTATGTTGTTGGTAAAAGAATATTAGAAAAAGATATAACTAAGATGGTAAAAATAAGTAACTATAAATAGATTATGTAAACCTTTGAGTGTAGAAATTGCATTCAAAGGTTATTTTTTATAATATTTAAAATAGACGTAAATAGTACCAAGAAATTCAAGTGATATATTCATAAAATAAATTTACGCTCATTTTAAATATTATAATACCCAAATACAGTTTAAATAATATTTATATATTTTTTATTTTTCTGTAACAAACCAATATTGATTGACATAGTATTTAATATAGATTAAAATAGTATCTATAAAGAAAAATACGAAAAGAGGTTATTTTATGGAAAAGAACATACAAACTGTTGGTGTAGATATAGGAAGAGGATATGTTTGTGCATCAAGTGAATATGGTGGAGAAAGATATGAGTGTAATTTTAAATCAATAGTTGGAATAGGTAGACCTATGGAGGAATACCCAAAGAAAATAAAAGAAAATATACATTTAGAATTTAACAATTCAGGAAAAGAATATTTTGTAGGAGAATTAGCAGAAAAAGAAGGATATCTTCCAACTCAAAATGTTAAAGATAGTAAGGTTACAGATACAGCAGAAAGATTATTATTTTCCTCACTATTTAAAGTATGCAAAGCAAAACGTGTAAATGTTATGTTGGGTGTTCCATATAAGATTTTCGAAAGAAAAACACTTAAAGATGTTAGAGAAAAATATGAAGGAAGAAGAGTGATAGCTAAAGATTGTTGCTCTGGAGAATTAAAAGAGATAATAATCAATAAGATTTCTATATATAGAGAGGCAGATGCGGCATTAGCATGGCATACTAGAAAGTTAGATAGATTAGATAGACCTTATGGAATGGTAAATGTAGGATTCAGAAGTTCTGAGTTCTGTTATTTTAATAGAGACTTTGAATATAGCAATAAACATAGTGCAACTAAGGAAATAGGCAATAAGACGGCACTAGAATATGTTCAAAAGACTCTACAAGAATCAAATGAGAAAATAATGAAGACTTTATATGAAGTAGATTCATCAAATGAGTATAATGAATTAAAGAAAAATGGATATGATATATTAAAAGAACTTCTAAATCAAGAAATGGAAACACTTTGGATTAATAAAGAAGAAATGAAAATAATATTCGCTGGCGGCACTCCATACTATCATTTCGGTGATGATTTTGAATATGAAATAATAGAGGAGGCGCATATGGCAACCGCAAGAGGTTTGTGTTATGTTGCAAAGGAGATGGGAATGTAATATGGCAAAAAAGAATACATCAGTAAATCTAGAAGAAGATATACTGGATTATATAGATAACTATAGAGAAGTAAATTCATTAAGTAGTAGAAATAAAGCGTTAGAAAGGATTATTTTAAAGTTTCAAACACAAGAAAGAGAGATTGAGACACTAAAATACTTTGAAAAAATAGTTAAAGGTAAAAATATATCATTGGCCGAATCTAATGTAGAGACCGATCCTGAAGATAAAATAGAGAAACCAAAAGAAGAATTGAGTAAAAAAGGAAGTAGATTTAAATCTGCGTTAAGTGAGATTGGAGATGAATAATATGGAAACAACGGAAAGTAAAATAATGTCTGAAAGAGAAAGAAAAAAGAAGGAAAAGCAACAAAATAGAATAACAGTAAGTTTTACAAAAAAATATCTAGACGAACTTAAGAAACTAGAAAAAGAAAAGAGTAAAAGTGACACAGTTTGTAAAGCATTAAGATATTATTATAATAGAGATGAAATTGAAAAGAGTATACAACAAGAAACGTTAGAAAAGTTAGATATATTAACACATTTAATATTAGATACTAAAAAGGAAGTAATGGAAATTCATAAAGAATTACCTGATATTAAGAAACAGAAATAAGGCAGCCAAAAGCTACCTTATTTTTTTATTCATTTTTAATTAGCATATGTACTAATTATACGAAACTTCTTTTCCTATTTCTCTCATGGTTACTCTTTGTGCAAATTCTAATGACTCCTTGCCGGTCTTAGTATCAGTTGTAATATCTTTATAACTTATTTCTAATACTCTACCTATGTACTCATCTTGATTATTCCAATAATAATCTCTTTCATAGCCAGTCCATCCGCCAACCCCAACAGGAGTTCCTTTATAATCAACGAGCATACTACCTAATTTACCTTTATTTTTACCATCACCTTCTGTCATACCTATTATTTTTAAATCTATAGTGTTAAATTTTTTATATTTTACAGCCCATTTTGATTTTTTAAATTCATACGGTGCAGTTAATATATTAGCAGATATTCCCTCTTCTTTTGTAGCAGTAACATCATCGAGTATTTTATCCATCATATTTAAATCGCTTCCTATATATATTGGCTCTATATAATAAATTAATTCTGAATTTGCATTTTTAGCAATGTTTTCGATAAACTTTTTTCTTTCGGTTGTTGGAGTATTGTTTTTACATTCTATCATATCCTCTAGTGATATATAATCAAATAACCCAATTTTTACCCCTTTTTTAATACCATTTGAAGAATATATCGATCTGGTTTTTCTACATCTCTCGTTACTATCTTTAAATGATCCTATAGCTGTGAGTTCTCCTTCATATAGACCATTAGGTAAATTTCTAAATGAATTTTCTATGTCTAGAAATCCTTCTACATACAATCCCTGTCTACTTCTAATTTTAACTTTACCATTGTTGACTATTATTTCACCACGAACTCCATTTTCTTTAAGGTATATTGCATATCCATCCTTTTTTGCCTTTTTATCAAAATCTCTTTTGCAATCTTTATAATTTGTAGATTTCATAACCTTAAAATCGTCTACAAATGTACTCCCAAAAACTGAATTAGCAAGTTTTTTAGACGCACCAAGTTTGTATGATTTCATAAATATCTCTGTATAAAAACCTTGTAAATCAGAAGGCAAGGATTGTATATATGATTTTATATTTATTATATCCTCATCTCTTCCTGTGTTATTTTTTAATATGTATTCTAATGCTTCGTCCATAGTGTTTAATTCTACGGTTGGTATAAGTTTAAGTTTTTTATTCATTTTCTTTTTACTTAATCCTGTTACTTTATATGTATTTAATGTAAACTCTAATAGCTTTATAAATAACCCATCTTCACCATATTCGGCAAGAAGTCTCTTTTTATCATTCGTTGATGAGGTGTTCTTTATAGTTTCAAACATTTCTTTTACTCTTATTATTTTCTCCATATATTATCCCCTTTACGCTCATATTTTTCTTTAAGTATTTCTAATATTTGACTTGTATGACAGTTTAATATTCTACGTTCTATATCGGTTAATCTTGCATATGTACTTGGATCTATTTTTATAACACAATCATTATTCTTATTTATGTCAATCTTTAATAGAGATTTACTTCCTAACATAATTAAAACCTCCATATATCACATTTTTATTTAACTTCTATATGTACATCTTCCCCATTCTCATCAAGATAATGTTCAAACTCTACCCATCTACCTTCCGTGAATATTCTATATCTCTCTAAAAATATCATCCTTATTCCTCCTATATTTAAAGGGAGAATTACTCTCCCTTATTTTTATTATTTATTAGTAGAACCAAATCCACCAATTCTTATTTTGCCTTCTTCAAAACTATCACCATCTGCTAATAATATAGGCATAAATATAGCCTGTGCTATACGCTCCCCACATTTTACTGTCCAGAACTTACTACCTCTATTTACTAACTTTAACATGTAATGTCCCTCATTAGACTCACAGTTATAGTAATCTCCATCTCCAATACCAACTGTATTTGCTAACTGTATTTCATATTTAAATCCCACTCCACTTCTTGGGTATAATGCTAACATTTCTCCTGGTTGCATATATGCCTTAAATCCTGTTGGTATTATTATTGATTGACCTGGTCGTAAGGTAAAAGATTTAGTTGATATTATGTCATATCCTGCTGCCAATGCTGTTGACCTCTTAGGTAATACCAAATCTTCATATGGTAACTCTGCATCAGTATTTTTATATTGTTCTTTGCTTACTAATTCAAAACCTCTTCTTTTACTTGGTACAAAAATAAATTCCATCTCTCCTCCTCTTACAGATATTTCACTAGTTGAATCTCCACCTATAACTGCCATATCCATACCTACATTGTTCTCGTTTATAGTTATTTTACTTGTATTCATTTTTAAACCTCCATATGTACATTATTTTTAATTTATAAAAGTGCCATATATGGCAACTAATTTTCTAATTTAAAGACATAAAATCGTCATTTTATGTACCCGTATAATATTCTATACTGCTAACATCTGTACTAACTATTAATACGGTATCTACTTTTCCATAATCATCATAAGTATTAATATCTTTTAAACCCCATGCTGAGAGTTGCGCAGAGTTTCTACCAAATATTTCTTTTGTTAAATCCTCTAGTTTATTAGAATTTGTTTCTATTATATGTACATCTCCGTTTTTCATATTTATTTTCCAATTATACATTCTAACCTCTCCTGTATTTTTTTTATTTTTACTCTTTCATATTTAATTCTCTTTTTATATTTCCAACTCTTGTATTGACCTTATCAATAAGATCTATTACGTCATTAGCTGTTAAATCGAAACCATGTTCAGTCATAGTATTATAAACATCCTCTAATTCACTCTCTATTAACCACAATTGCTTGCATATGTACTCTTTATTCATCTTCTTCATCATCTTCTGTTTCATAATACTCTTCCCGTAATATTCTTCTGCCCAATCCCATATCGCATATTCATCAATTAAAAAAGTCTCAAGATAATCTAATGCTGCCATCTTATTTCTAACTTCTTTTATATAATAATCTTCATTACAATCTAAGTAGTTCCTTGTGGCTTTTATTATATCTCCCCTTATTTCTGATACTTTAGATTGTATAAAATCTTTTATTACACTTACTTTTTTATCCATCCTAATACCCCCATTGGTGTTTTATTTCGTTTGTATCTTCATCTACATATATCCAGCAGTCACTCATAAAATCGTCATCCGTACCTTCTCTAACCTTTGGATATATAGTATAGTCCTCATTAAAATAATCTTCCGATACAATCACTTCAAGTAATCCGTTTGGTGAGTTAAATATACGTCTCCACAACTCATTTCCTGTTATATTATGTTCGATGTGATGTATCATTTTGTTTATATAATCTTGTATATTCTTATCTACCTTTTCAATATCAAAATTCTTATATGTAATCTTCAATTAATTACTCCTAATTAAATTATTGTTTTATTAGTTCTTACTACTTGTTAGACTTACAAAGCCAGGGAATAAGAATCCCCATAAAGGTGTTGCAGATCTAGTTATGTATATTGCCACTGATATGGCAACTGCAACAGATATCCAAACTATTGCATATGCCATATACGCTACCATATTTACTTTTGCATTGTCACTCATTTTTTTACCTCCATATAAAAACTTATTCTTATTTTGCTTTTGCATTTTTAATTATTTCTTTGATTAACTTTCTGGTATTCTTTCCTATATCTATAATTTCTGAAATAAACCGAAAAATCCATATAAAAATAGCTATTATAGATATTAGTATCCATAAGTGAGTTTTTAATAAATAATACCCATATTACGAATAATAATATTAACATCCAAATTATAGCAACCCCCCTAATCCAATTATAAAATTCATATGTACACTCCTTAATGGTTATATCTTTGATTTAAGATATTTTTACATACTGTTTTCAACTTACTTTTATCTATAGTATTTTTATCATGACAAACACCCATACACCATTCAGATATAATTAGTGTCATTAATTGTTCTGAGGATATATTACCTATAATACGCTCAATATAATCTATATACTCACTTATAATTCTTTTAAATCCTATCCACTCCCACTTAAAATAATCAACTCCATATTCAGTACCATCTTCATCGTCTATATATGATCCTAATGTTGAAATCATTATATCTCTTCTATATAAATCTAATAGATTATCCATAATGCCTCCTTATAAAACTCCTCTTTTATGTACTTTACATTTCTTCTAAGTTACAATTAACTTTTACTATTTTGAAACCTCTATCTTTTCTTAATCCTTCAAAGTAATACGCCGCCCCATCTAGTGAACTAAATCTTATTGCTTCAACTATATCGTCATTGTTATCTCTCATAAAATTGCTATTTATAAAATTTCCTTCTCCATCCATTATTGTATAAAATCTCTTTTCCATATGTACTTATTCTCCTGTTCTATATTTTTATAATGCTCCTGATAAAATCCAAATTTTATGTTCATTTTAAATCATACACCTTAGTAATACCAGTGGTTTCATAATTACTATTTCTTTGGCATTTCGTATTTATCAATATTTCCTAGATTATTTATCATATTCTCAAATACTTCCTTTGTTCTATCTTCTTTATACTCCCTATATTATTCCAAAATTCATCCTCGTTTCCAAATCCATAACCAGCTCCAATACTGCATATTCCACCTTTTACAGAATTTAACCAAAAATTCGTCGCCCTCAAAACATGTTTTCTATCTTGACTTATTATCCACATTATTCAATTCTCCCTCTCATATGTACTTGTAAAGGATTAAGAGTTTTTATTTCCTAACCCTTTACACTAATAATTATATATGAACTTATCATACTTGTAAAGCATTTTTATAAAATAAATTCATTATTTTTTTCATTCACAATATGTATTTTGTTAGTTCTATTCATTTTACTTAACTCATGTTGTAATTCCTCTTTCAGCTCTTCTCTAGCATCCATGTTACCATGATGTAAAACCACCCTACATGAATTATTTAACCCTTTTATCATCTCAATTATTTCTTTTTGTTGTATATGACTTGAGAAGGTTTTATATTGCTTAATCCATGCATTCTTTTGAAAATCTAATCCTTCTATTTTAACTGTTTTATGTTTTTTATCTGTCATAAAATCGCCTAACGTACCATTTCCAACATATCCAGTAAACATGATACAATTTTTTCTATCTTCAACGGTAGATTTTACCCAGTGTACTGAGTGGCCATTTGTCAAGAATCCTGAACTTGATATAACTATACATGGAAAATCTTTTTTACTTGCATATAATTGTGTGTCTTTAAATTCTTTTATAAACTTAAAGTTTCTCCAGGACATTATTTTATTCCAGTATTCTCTATCTTCCTCAGTCAATATTTTTCTATATGTATTATTTATTTCGTTTGTAAGCCTACTGTCTATTATTATGGGTATATTGAATCCTTTATCATTACTAAAAGCCTCATAAAGCATTGTCATCAATACTTGTGATCTGCCAAATGAAAATGTAGGTATTACAACTTTACCCCTATTCTTGATTACTTGTTTAATAGTCTTTATCATATTTTTACGTTCGTCAATTGCTTCTTGCTTAGTAAAACCTCTTTGTTTACTTCCATATGTACTCTCCATTATTATCATACTTGCTTTTGATATCGCAGCATTATCCTCTAAGAACGGCTGGAATTTTTTATTTAATTTACTACCTACATCTCCGGTATATATTATTTTTTCTACTTTACCAGATACTCTCTTTATAAATAATTCTATCATAGCAGCACCTACAACATGTGAATTAGGTAATAATCTAAATGATAGATTTGAGTCCAATTTTATTATCTTATTCATAGGATATACATCTGTATATTTTTGCATTGCTATATGTACATCTGATTCCTTATAAAAGCATTCTACATTCTTATGTTTCTTAGATTGTAGAGATTCAACATCTCTATTATGAATGAATACACCATCTAATAATAATTTGTAGGCTATTTCTTTTGTTGTTTCATTCATTATTATTCTGCCATTAAATTCCCTACTGGATGTTAGAGGTAGACCCATCGAATGATCACAATGTGAGTGAGATATGAATATATATGAGACATCTTTCAAGGGATTATTTTCTATCATACGTTTATTTTGTTTATACTCCTCATATTTATCTCCTACACCTTGAATTATACCAAAATCACAAATTATATTCTTTCTAGAATTGATATCTTCACAATAATAAGATATATTTACACAACTTCCGGTTACATCTATAGAACTACCACCTGTAAACCTAACTTTGATTTTATCATCTATTTTCTTTTTACCCATCGTCTTCCACCCTTTATTATTTAGTTTATCTCATCATATTCTTCAGAATTATCAATTCCTAGTTCTATTGCTTCTGTTCTATCAAACCAATAGTCTTTATTATAATTTTTCTTTAACCATTTATCTGTGATTTTAGTTTTCTCTTTCATTAGTTCTTCTAATTTTTTATTCATACCTTTTATGTCTTTTGCTAATTTCATATGATATGATATATTTTGTTGTTGCTCTACTGTATATTGTGCAGTATGATACATTAATTCTGCATAACGACCTACTTCTCTTCTATCACAAGCACATAATAAAAATAACCCAGCACTTGCCGCCATTCCATTAGCATATCCGTATATCTGACCTTTGAATCTATCTAAAAGGTCTAACATTTTAAATAAGCTATATACAGAACCTCCATTACTAGATATATGTATATGTATAGGATCTGGATGACCATCATTATAGTCAGGTAGATTTAATATCCATTCATAAAACCTATCCTCTAACTCTTCTGTGAATTCTTCATTTATAACAAATGTTCTAGGATATTCATCTTTACTAAGTAAATCTTTTAATTCATCCTCAGTAAGTTCTAGTTCTTGTATATTATTTAATTGTTCCATATGTACGAATTCCTCCATAATTTATATTTAATATGTACTAATCCTCTAATCTTCTACCTCTTAAATCTATAAACACGTCTTTTGTATGTTCTTTTATAAAATCATCTTGACAGTCTGTATCGCAAAATATTAATTCTTCTCCGCCCATATAGCTAAATACTGGATAGTGTTTTTCTGTATCTAATATCTCGCCACATGAATCACAATAATGTTTTAAACTCATTAATTTTTACCCCCTGGTATTAAAGTTAGTACGCTGCCAAAGAAATCCTTTTGTATATATGTAAGTTCGCCATACTCATCTCTTACAAGATAAGAATCACCCATTTCTGAAAATATTTCATATGTATAACCTTCCATAAGTTCTACTGCATCAAAATCACTGTTATCTATGCATTTTGCAAATTTTCTATAATCCATATGTACTATTCCTCATCTTTCTTTTTCACTCTAATTTTACTTTTATTACAATATGCTATTGCGCAGCCGAGTGCATCATATAAATCGTCTGTTTTAAATTTATTATATTTCTTTGAAAATTCCCCTGCATCATAATATGTATTTCTTATGTATCTTGCAACCATTTCTTTATCAGAACCACCACGCTTAAATAAGTTAGCCCTAACTTCAGTAGGCTTTAAATGATGTATATTAACACCGTTATGTTTCCCTATGTATATAATCGCACCCTTAACCTTTGATAATGTTAATCCTGTTTTTGGGTTACAACCTATGTATTGATCCTCAATTATGAAATCAGTTATATTATGTTTTTTTGTTATCTCATCTAACCTACATGCTAAATAGTATAGCCTTTCATCTTCAGATACATTTGCAAAGAAGTATGTGTAATCTAAATGTTTTTTACTTCTAGGTGACAATTCTTTCCCCTCTGTTACTACTCTATCTACCTCAATTATTTCTCCATCTTTTATAACACAATATCCGGTACTGGCCAATGATAAATCTAATCCTAATAAATTAATATTATTCAACCCCTTTTTAACAATTCTTTATCGTTGTATATATTTCCTATAACTTCACATATATCGTGTTTAGCATACAAATCGAAACCACCATCATCTATAAAATACATCCCATATCCAAATTTAATACTTCCTACTATATCCTCTTGATAATATTGAGAATGGAATTTAACAATATCTCCTTCGTATATTTCTTTACCTTTAATATCTTTTAGTCCAGTATATTGCATTAGTATAAAATCATCATTGGTTATAATACCACCAAAAGACTCTTCCATTACATTGCTACCATTCATTCCAAAATCATATGTAAGTTCTGCATTGTAATACATTTTATTTTCAGATTTGTTCCACGTTCTAAATTTTATCTCCCTCATATTATTTCACCTCTAGATTTCTTATTAAATGCATAATTTCATCAATCTTATTACATACGTTTTCAAAGTCTTTTAATTCGGTAGATAATATTTCTCTTTTGACAAAAGATTGTAATGCAACCTTAAAATCTGTAAAATAACCTATATTTACGTAATTGCTATATTCACCATTCTCTTTTAAGTTTCTTCTTTGTAATACTATATTTAAATCATCTGAAACTATTTTGTATCTATCATTTATTATCATAATTAATCCTCCATTTTAAATTCATTATATTCTGAGTCTACATCTTTATAAAATTCCTTAGTACAATTTCTTTTATGATATTTACATGTTTCACATTCTCTATCATTACAAAATATGTTGAATAATTGATATTTCGATAATTTATATTTCATTCCAATCCTCCCTAATAAATTTTAATTTAACCTATAAATAATTCAATAAGCCTATCTTGATTAATGTTTATGTGTATTATCCACTAGGAAATTTTATTTCTAAATTCATTAAATATTTCATCTAACTCTTCTATTCCATCGGAAGATAGCCACTTCCATTCCCATTTATCTTTCCATGCTTTATATTTATCTTCAATACTCAAATCATTCTCTACAAAATTACTTTTTATCTTCTGAAAAGTACAACTATTATCTATAAATCTTTTAGTTATAGAATTCACTAGTATTGGAGTAGCATTTGCATATTTAGTATTAACTGTAACCAGTTCTTCTTGCGTAGACACCGGAATCGCTTTATCCCCATGCTTTTCTTTAAACTCCACATAAATCTTCTCACCTATTTCGGCATCTTTTTCCTCATATCTCCAATCACTTACTATATATCTTACATCTAACGCATCTTTATCAATTAATTCATTTAAACGAAAATTATTTTGCTCTTTCCACATTCTTGATGTAGTGTGATATATATCGTAACTATTTACTAAGTCTCTATCTCTACCTATATTTAAGTATTTTGGTAAAATATCATATCCGTATGACAATTCATCGTTGTCACCTATAAACAAACCATTTACGAATAATTTACCCTTGAATTTATCATCTAGTAATATATTTCCGTATTTTGATTTTAATAAATTTTTCTTATATGTACTTTGTAAATGTAAGCATCTTTGTATTAATTCTTTATATATATCAATATTTATACCTTCTATTTCGATAGTTAAATTATTGTTAGGAATCTTCTTCCATATATGCTCTGTTTCAACATATATAGTTAGTACCTTTTCACCTTCATATCTTCTAGATTTGACTAATTTAGAAGTCCACACCTCCCTTTTACCATAATTATATATTGTTACATTATATCCTAGTCTAGTTAATACTAATAATGCTATTTTATACCCTTCTCCAAATTGACCTATGGTATCCTCATCATTTTCCTTTGAAGTATAGCCTAGTAATAAAGTTTTCTTTTGCAATACTGAATTCTTATTCGATATGATTAATTTATTATTACCATCGTACTCTATACTCATATCATTATCCTCTACTTGTTTTTCTTGATCTATAGCATTTTGTATTAATTCTCTTAGTGACTCTTGCACTCCCCATGTATTTGCATAACCACTAGTTAAACTTAACTCAAATTTTTGTTTCATTTTAACATCTCCCTATGAAATTACAGTTTTAAGTTAATTTTTTATTTATCCAAGCAACATCTAATGTCTTTGGATTTATATGTAATATATTTTTATTATGTTTTAATGCATAGTTTATACAGTTCCAAGTTCCACCTTTTTTAATTCCATCCCAACATGCTATAATGTAATCTGAGTTGTCTACCATGAATTGATTTCTTAACTGCATTTTAGCAGCACTATATTCCCCTACTACGTTACCCCTAGGCTGATATCCTTCTATCTGATCTACATAATATAAATTATTTGCGATTTCTTTATAATCATTATATTTATCTCTATCAGATTTAAACCACTTACAATCTTGTTTTCTAAATGGTATAGCCAGATTATTTTCTATGTCATATATACGACTTAATTGTCCAACTTGTTCAAAGGCCATCATATCGAACCCTATTGCTCCACCACTTAAAAACTCATTTACTCCACACTTTTTAATTAAGTTCTCGCACAGTTGATATAATAATCTATTTAACTGATGATATTGTCTGTTATTCAAATTATAGCCATATAATTTATTAGGTCTGTGACCTGTAAAAGAACATCTCATACTAAATTAATCCTCCGTATTCAATTTTCTAATTCCTAATACTAAAATTCCAATTACGATCAAACTCGGAATCCATATTAAACCCATCATATGCCAAAACGTTGAATTAAACGTTAAATCCAATATATTCATTTTTAATTCTCCTATCATATGTACTGTATAAGGTTAAGAAATCGTTGTCTTAACCTTATATTTATATTGTATGATAAGTTCATACTGTTGTCAATTATTATTTTATAATATTTCAATATTTTTTATTATTTGATTCTTCCATGTTATTATGTTAACTCCTTGAGTATTTCTAGTTGATTTAGTAGTTGTATCTTTTAAATCTATAACTTTTTCTCTACCATCAGTCACAGTAAGCTTTAATTTTACATCGTCATCTTTGAATGTAAGTATATCAAATACTTCATTATTACTTAATGAATTTGCAAGTTTAGATCTCATTTGTTTGGTTGCAAATGATGATATATCTACTTTGGCAAGTTTATTATTTTTATATATTACACATATGTACTTATTACCTTCATTTAATATAGACATTCCTAATACATCACACCCTATTACATTAGGCAGATATTGACCTAGATTGCTAAGTTTATCCTCTTGTAATGTATGCAATTTAAACTTATAACAACATAAGTCTGATCCAAATACTAATAATTCGTCCTTATTATTGCATTCTAATACAGTTTTAATGCTGTCTCCGTCTTTAAGTTTATTATTACCTTTATTAGATATAGATTTTACCTTTTTAAAATATCCTGATTCCGTTAAATAACATACGCAATTATAGTCATCGACTAATAATTCTTCAACTTTTGTTTTATTTTCTTCCACATCTATAATAGGAGTTTTTCTATCATAGTGATATTCTCTACCTAATTCCCTTAATTGAGTAGCTAGTAACTCCCTTAATTGATCTTCATCGGTTAACAAAATATCTATATGCTTTATTTTATCTTCTAAATCTTTTATCTTTTTCAACTGTTTATCTATATTATTTTTTGATATATTCCTTAGTTTCATATTAGAAATATATTCAGCTTGATCCAATGTTAAGTCGAAGACTTCTTGGAGATTTTTTATTATATCCTCATCCGTTTTTGATTTTTTTATTATATCTATACATTTATCTATATCTATTAATATCTTTTCTAAGCCTCTTAAGAATAGCAACTCTTTTGATATTTGTTCTTTATCATATGTAAATATCCTTTTTACGGTAGACAACCTAAACTCACACCAATGTTCAAGTATTTGCTTTACTCCTAATACTTGAGGTTTGTCATTGTGTAATACTGTAAAATTACAATTAAAAGTATCCTGTAATGTCGTCATTGTAAATAACTTATCTACAACGGATTGTTTGTCTGCGTTCTTCTTAACCTCTATTGTTAAGTTAAGTCCATCTCGTCCTGTAAAGTTATTTACATCTGTGATCTCTTTAAATTTCCCTAATTTAATTAAATCCAATACCTTCTCCTCAATTTGTTCTACTGTAGTTGTATAAGGTATTTCTGTAAATATTATATTATTATCTTTGAAATGATATTTACCTCTAAGTCTAAACGAACCTCTGCCCGTATCATGTATTTGCTTTGCAATTTTATCATCTTTAATTATAAAACCATATGTACTAAAATCTGGATACATTACGAAAGATTCCTCTTTCAACATTACTCTTGCAGTATTCTCACATAACTCCTGCATATTATAACCACATATCGTGGATGCTACACCTACCGCAACACCTTTATTAGCATTAGCTAAAACCAATGGAAATGATACAGGTAGCACACATGGTTCTTTCATAGAGTTATCATAATTATCTTTGAAGTCTACACTATTTTTGTTTATTCCATTCAGTAACTCTTTGGTTACTTTTGCCAATCTCATTTCTGTATATCTTGATGCACCAGGTTGCACATCTCTCATGTTTATAGATGAAAACGAACCTTTCCCATCTATAAGATTTAAGTTCACACTATCATTTGCTAGTCTTACCGCAGCACCATAAACAGACGTATCTCCATGAGGCGAAAGTCTCATAACGCTCGAACATGCTTTTGCTGATTTTGTTCTATTCTTATCGTGTGTAAGTTTATCTAAATACATAGAGTATATTAATCTTCTATGTATTGGTTTACATCCATCTCTTAAATCAACTATCGCTCTGTCTGTAATTGTATATTTTGCATATTCCATACAATATTGATTTAAAAAGTCTTCCATTTGCACTATTTTTTTATTCATATGTACTGTTCCTCCAGAATCATTAATCATCAATTTCAACGTTATATGAAAGTAGTGATTCATATAATCTTTTAGGTATAAAATTTTTATAGTAGTTTGCTAATTCTTTTATATATTTTTCTTTATATTTTTTATATGTATAAAATGCGTCATTCTTATCTTCGAAATAACCTAATACTTTTCTTTGCTTCTTCTTGGTGTTAAAATTATAATAACTCAACTGAACTTTTATTTTTTCATTATACATATAACATCCTATTGGTAATTTACCACGAATGGCCTCATTTTTTGTAAATGTATTATTTAAAGTCTGAGGTACAAATACACAAGTATCCGGTGAATAAACTTTATTTCCCTTAACTAGTATATCTTTATCCAAACACATTTTCTCTCCATCTACTTCATAATAATTTTCCTCATACCACTTAGCAAAATTCTGAAAATTATGCCACTCCTCACAAACCGTTACATCTTTATATGCCGGGTGTTTTTGTTTATATCTCTCGCAATAACCTCTACGCAAAATACCTTTCCATGTATCATAGCATTTTGTTTGTTTCTTATTCTCAGCTATACTTTTATATTTGCCAACTCCTAAATAACCCTTGTTATAAACAATTGGCCTATTTGGATTCTTTATGTTCCCCAATTTAAATTCATAGTATCTTGTTTTTATCTTCGTCTTATGTACATCCTCAAACTCTACTGTTATATCATCGTTATTTATATATTCTACTATCGTCATTTTCTCACCTTTTTTCGAGTAAGAAACATCCCCTATCCTATTTATTAGTTTTCCCAATATAACCACCTCTACTCTACAAGATTTACTCTATCAAAGTTTTCGACTATATAATCATATCTAGGTTTTACATCTTTACCCATATGTAGATGTAATGTCTTCAATACTTCCTCATAATTATCCGCTCTCACTTGAATTTTATTTCTGTAATTATCTTGTAAACACATTTGCATTCCCTCTTTCGTGCATTCCGCCAACCCTTTAACGTAGTTAACTTTGTATCTTTTACCTTGCAGACTTTTTAAAATAGATTCTAATTCATCTTCATCTACTGCGTAATGCATTTTATCATCTTTTATCTCTTGAATCTCGTATAGGGGTGTTTTTATAATATGTACTATTCCTTTTTGTACTACTTCGGGTACAACTGTATTAAACATTGTTAAAAGCAAAGGGGCTATGCTCCCCATACCATCAATATCTGCATCTGTAACTATATATATTTCATCATATCTAGCACTATCAATATTAAACTGTATTATATCTTTATTTTTCTTTTTTGCATTTTTAGTTTCACTTATTTCTACACCATACGCTCTAAGTATATTTAATATAATTTCATCATTTAAAATTTTATCTACTCCTGATTTCAACGCATTGGTCATTTTACCTCTTATACACATTATTGCAACATTATCTGGTCTAGCAAATAGTAAGCTGGACAATGCTGATTTCCCTTCACATATGGCAAATGCCTTTTTACCGTCTTTATTTTTACACTCATATAATCCTTGTATCTTGTTTAATACATCTATCTTCTTGGTTAATTTTTCCTTTAAATTTTGTCTTGCTTGTATATTTACATCGTTAGCCCTCTTACATATCAGGATTTGATCTACCATACGCTTAAAAGCTTTCTGATTCTCTAATTTATATACCTCTAATTGTTCCTGGATATATTCTTTTCCTATTTGCTTATAATATTCTTTCTTTGTACTAAATTTAACCTGTGATTCAAATTCAACTAAGTTATTAAATAATCTACATACAAAAGATATTGCATTTTCTATATCTTGAGATGATAACCCCTTTTCCTTCTTTTTATAAAGATTATTTTCTTTACAATATCTATTTACATATATTTTAAATCCATCTATTACCCCATCATATATCGTTCCATGTTCTTTTAAATAGTTTCCATTAAGCATTGTTTCTTGCATTGGAAGTTCACTTGAGCAAGCACCGAATACAACTTGTATATCTGCTATTTCTTTTGCCGTATCTTTTATTCCTTTACGTTCGACCTCTATATCTCTTTCGAATCTTTTTTGTGAACACGTATATGATTCTCCTATTATATCTGTACTGTATTTATCAAAGTATTCAGATATATCGTGATTAAAAGAAACTGTATTATTTTTATATGTAAAATTAAAAGTTATATTTTCAGATATCATAGATACTCTTCTTATTATATCTTCTACTTCTTTCTCATTGAATATAACCTCTGTATAAACAGTATCATCTAATTTAAATGTAATCTCTGTGCCATGTTTATCTGTATCTCCTAAACATGTTAAAGGAGTTGTTATTTCTCCTCCATTCTCATATACTATTTCATATGACTTACCGATAGATTTCATATGTGATAAACATTTAAAATAAACGCTTGAAAATTGAAGAATAGTATTCCCTACACCATTAACTCCTGAGTTAGTGCTTTCTGATACATCGTATTTCCCACTTGCAAACAATGTTTCAAATAATAATTTTGTATTCTCATATGTGCTTATTGGAATCCCTCTGCCCGTATCTCTTACTGTCATAGTTCTATTATCATCACTCAATACAACTTCAATTTCACCTTTATCAAAATTATTTAATATTTCGTCACAGGAATTATTCAGAGACACTCCCTGAATCCATGATAGAAGTTATCATATGATCCATAAAATACTGGTAATTTTTCTCTCGCTTTTTCTCTTTCTGATAATGCTCTTATATTATCTTGTTTAAGTTCTTTATTATTTTTCATATTTAATTCCCTCCATTTTTATTATATCCTCTAAAGAATGTTTTTTAGTTTTAGTCCTTAATGTACTATAATTTATTTTTAGACATTCAGACCATTCTACTAAAGTTTTTACTTCACCATTATATTCTATATATCTATTTATAGTTTTGTTTCTGCCTTGCTCTATATCTGTAGCCCATCTACAATTATTAGGTTCATAATTTCCGTTAACATCTATTCTATCAATGGATAATTTGTCATTATACCCATTAGTCATAGCCCAATTATAGAATTTTATAAAATCATCCTTCCACTCATCACAAACAGTAATACCTCTGCCGCCATAGTTTTGAAAATTTTTCGATTTTTTATAATAGCATCTTTGTTTCATAGCAGTCCATATATTATGTATTCTGGTTCTAGTTAATCCATGTGTTAAATTCGCTTTATTTTCGTATTTTAAGCATCCACATGATTTTGTTTTGCCACTTAAAAGATCACTTCTTCTTACATCGCATTTATTCCCACATTCGCACATACAAAGATAGTGCCTATAATGAGAGCTGTCCCTAATTTCAGACAATACCGTTAGCCTTCCAAATGTATTACCATTTAAATCCAACTCTTTTTCTTTGCATATTTTACACTTACTTGACTTTTGAATGTTATGATAAAATGAACTAAATTTATTACCACAACCACATTCCCATATGTACTTCTTTCTTTTATTTTTATAATAATATTCCATATCTATAGCTTTAATCGTTATGTTCCCAAGTACCTCTCCGATATGTTTATCATTATATAGTTTATCCTTCCAATTGCAATCAACACATCTTGTAGATTTTCCTGCTATAAGACTTGTCTGATCTACATCGTATTCATGTCCACAATCACATTTGCATCTCCAGTAAGTATGGTTATTCTTTCGTTCTTTTAGTCTGTATAATACTGTCCAACTTCCAAATTTGTTGTTTTCCAAATTATATTTGCCTTTATTTTTCTCCAAATAAAATCCTCCTTTTATCTATTAAATTGTTTAATTAAAATTGCCTTATATGGCATTCCCCGTTTAAATATGTACTCGGTTACTCATTAACCTTAACTAAATAATATCATACCTTATCATACCTTGTCAACCAACTTTTTCTAAAAAAACAAAAAATAAACCCATGTTATCCAAACCGGGTTTATTTCTATTACAAACATTCTATATAAAATTATATTAGTCATATGTAAGATTTTATTTAGCGTACATTCCAAAAGATGTTTGTAATGCTGTCACTACTTCCATCATTGTATAATCATCAACTTTTCCTTTATAATCTCTTAATCGTTTCTTATCTATTGTTCTAACTTGCTCTAGCAAAATAACGGAATCATCTTTTAAGAAATCAAATTTTTTCTTGGATAAAGGTATATGAGTAGGTAATTTCGCCTTTTTAACCTGTGATGTTATTGCCGCAACTATCGTAGTTGGACTAAATTTGTTACCATGATTGTTCTGAATTATTAGAACCGGTCTTATACCGCCCTGTTCTGAATGTAAAACGGGGCTAAGATCTGCATAGTAAACTTCCCCTTGTAATATTTCTCCATTCATAAATTAAATTCTCCTATTCTGTAAATTTTTTATGATAATACTATATTCCAAATTTGTGAGAATGTTACATAGATTATAGGGATATTTTAAATTTACCCTATAATCTCTATTTCATCAACGTCATCATGATATATTAAACGGTTATGAAAATCGTCATATTCAGGTCTTGTACTTAATTTATGATATATATCTTTGAGCATTCGCACTCCCTTACGATACTCATTCTCATCGTCAAAGTTTACAACCTCTATATTTACCATAATATGACCATGATATGATGCTAATTGATTCGGAAGCACTCTATGCTCAACTAAAAGCAATTCTAATTCTCCCACTTTAGAATCGTAAATGCATTCCGTAGTATCTAAACATTCACACATAAAGTAGCACACTCCTTACTTTTATAATTTAATTTGTTTACTACTTATTCAAAGTATAATATGATTAAGCGTTCGATGTCAATTGAATAATAAAAAATACTGTATAGAAATTTTCCAAGTAATCCCAGGGTTTCGAACATATGTACTATCATAAATACCTTATATTCATATATTACCCTAATACTAAAATTTCTATACAGTATTTGTAATAAAAATAAAATTATTTTATATGTAGAAAATTGTAAACTTTTAGAAAATTACATTAAAAATTATTACTCCATGCAATCTAAGTATATATTATATAAACATAATTTTCCAATATCTTTATTAATTATAAGTAAATTTTGTGAAGGTCTTGATACCAATCCTAAATTTTTAGCATAAGAATCTGTTCCAGAAAGTGAACCATTTATTATTAACTCACAGTTCCCTATGGTATCCATATAGCTATGGTGCAAATGTCCAATGCAGACATAGTTAGGAACTTCGCCTATCATAGAAGTTATACGTTGAACTATATTGTTTTTATTTCCGAATTTATCTCCGTGACACGCTGCTATTTTCCATCCTAGGCATTCAAAATATATAAGTTCTTTATCATATTTATTTTCTTTAAATATGACATTTTTCATATTTCTACATCTTGATTTTAATATGTATTTTATAAAGTATTCGAAATTTTCTCCATCTAAACTATCTGATTTATTAGGAGTTATTCTTCCATGATTGCCGACCGAATAATATATATCTATACTAAATAATTTTGTTTCCGCTAATGAATATATAAATTCGGCAAGTATTTCCGCTGCATGAACTGTTTGATCTGCCACATCTTCTTGGTTTTCTATCCTTGTAGTTGTATGTAAAAGCCCATTAATTATATCCCCTATACATAATATGTTTAATTTTTTTATATTATTTTGTTTTGCATATGTAATAGTTTTCTCTTTTAAATAATTTAATCTTTGTAGCAGTATATCCATATCAAATTTATTCCAATGATTATTTGTTTCTAGCCCTATATGTAAATCGGATAATGTTAATATCCCTTCGTTATCTTCGATATTATTTAATTCTACACTTTCCGTTATCAATGGCAATTGTTTATTAAGTTGATTTGCTATATCTTGTGCATATTCTAATATCTTTTCCCTTCTGGCATCTTCTCTACACATTCTATTTATATAGGTTCTTAAATCTTGATTTTTAGTTCGCTCTTTTTTTAGTTCCGTTATTTTCTCATTTAATTCTATTAATTGTTCATCCGTAGCATTTTCTATACCTTGTTCATGTAAATAATCATTATATAATTTTATACCATATGAAATTTTCCTAAGATGATCATTTGAATAATTTAAACCTAAATAATCATTTACTTCTTTCCATGACATATCACTTTCTTTGTTTAATTTATTTAAAACTAAATCTATTATCTCTTTTTTATTATTCATCCGCACGTCTCCCTTATATTTATAAATATCCGATATTTAATTATGTTTTCCGTTCGATTAAAATAGGCATTTTATTGGAATTTTGCACTCTGAGAACTGGTATTTCCAATATCTCCAGAGTGATGTTTTATATTAAATTGTATCTATCATATGTACTATCCTTTATATTTTACGTCCTAAGACCATATTTTCATAATTATTAATATTACTATTATTAGACTAAATATTTGCATTGCTGCAAGCCCTACAAACGTCCGTATCAAGTTTTCATTTGTCATACTTTATATATCTTCCTTTTCTTCTGATATAGTTGAAATTTTAATCACATCAGGAATCATTAAAACTTCATGTCCATCAAAAACCTCTTCGAATTTCTTTTGTAGAATATTCATATAATCCATATTTATTTTACAAAAACCTCCTTCATCTGAAGGATATCTGATTACTATAATGTCGTTCTTATTCAATTTTAAATTCTCATATGTACAATCTGTTGTTTCTATATTATTATTTATTTCTATTTCTAAATTATCTTCAATCAATCCTAATTCTCTATCTATCCACTCCTGCGAATCCTCTACAAAAGCACAAGCACCTTCAGCAATTTGATTCAAGAATAATTCTTTGCCTTGTATTGGCAGTGTTTCTATATAAGCATCTATATTTTCTTCGTATTCATAATTTTCTATGTAGTATATTATCTTAGGTTTTTCATTAAACCATTTTTCTAATTCATTGTGTTTCTCTATACTTCCTACGCATTCATTACATAATTGTAACATGGTATTATGGCTATCATATAAACTTCCATAACTTCTGCCAACTAATTTATAAGTATTTATAGCCTTTTTCTTTTGCAGACACTTAAAACACAAATCTTTTTCATATTTAACATATTTAATTTTACTCATAATCAAATTATCCCCTTTTAGAATATTTTCTTTTCTCTATTTTTTCTAATATTTCCTCACCTGTAACATAAGTAAAATATCCTAATGCCCCGATGAGAACTGCGACTTGAACTATTCTAAGTCCTATTTCACCAAGTATTAATCCAGGTAATAAAATTACTAACAACCCTATAAGTATAATTGGCAACCCTACTAAAAATTTCTTCATAATATCCTCCTTATTCCCATCATAAATTTCTTAATATATCAAAATCCATTAACTCTTTATGTTCAAAGTAATCATCGTTTATAAAATTAACTTTCAATTCTCTTTCAAATTGTTCGGTATGTGGTATATTTGTAATTCCGCTAAATTGGAGATGGTCATTCTTTGTGTTACATATAAAATATGCGTTTTTACACTGTCTTGTAAGTACATCTCCATGTATTACTATTCCATTCATACCTCTTATCATCATATTTAATAATAGAAAAGGGATTGTTCTATCTGATAACTCTTCTACTACTGCAAAATGATATTGCGGTTTATAATCAAAAGGAGAATATGTTCTTCTAAAATTATCCCAGTGCTTAATTAATAACCCGCCAGTTCCACAACAACATTCATAGTAATTCCCATCATTTTCAGAACCCATTGCTAATTTACTTAATAAATCAGCAACACATTCTGGAGTAAAATCTTGTTTCTTTGTTTTTCTATCAGCATGTTCATCTTCAAAGTATTTGTGAAACCAATCAAATCCTACGTCGTAATTATGTTCTTCTAATAGTTTCATAAATAATTCTTCTCTTTTTTCTTTATCATATAGCACCTTCATAATCTTATCAGGTGCTTTATAGCTATCATCTACACCAAATATTTTATTAAAATCCATCATTAAATCCTCCTTATTATATTAATAATATCTCAATAAAAGTTAAATTTTATCTACATTTTTAATCCTGTCCATCGCAATATTATAATAATTCTTATCTAGTTCAAAACCTATATAATTTCTATTTGTGTTCATCGCTGCTACTGCAGTTGTTCCTGATCCAATACAATTATCTAAAACAGTCATACCTTCGTCTGTATATGATTTTATTAACCACTCACATATATCTGTTGATTTTTCTGTCGGATGTATCATTTTTGATGGATGAGGCTTGCTAAATTCAAGGATGGACGTTGGGTGCTTCATATCACCTAATTCCTTAGAATTGTCTACAAAGTCAAAACTTCCATAATTGTTATTTTCATTATCTTTTACCTTCCCTTTTGAATGATTTGGTTTACCTTTTACTTTTTGAGGATTGTATTTTGGGGCTTTCTTATAAAATATACATATATCCTCATGCTGTCTCAACGGCATTCTATTTGCATTTAAAAATCCGCTAGATAAAACCTTATTCCACACCAGATTATATTTCCACATAGACTTGTTACTTAACATTAACTCCGCAGTAAACATTCCATTTGCAAATAATGCTATAACTCCATTATCTTTTATAATTCTTTTATACTCTTTCCATAGTTTATCAAATGGAATAACGCTATCCCATTTGTTTTTTGTTTGCCCGTAAGGTAAATCGCATAATATCATATCTACTGATTTATCCCTTAATCTCTTCATGCCTTCCAAACAATCCATATTATATATCTTATTTAATTCCATATGTACAAAACTCTCCCAATAAAATTTTAGTTTTATTTGTTTAATCTATTTTTTCTATTGTATATCCATCCAATAAATTTAAATTTCTTATAAGATTAAAATCGGCAGTATCTTCATCATAGCCCTCGATAGTTATTCTTGCAACTTCCGTTATAAATGCCATTGTTTTTATAAACATCAGATAACTATGTCCTCCACATATATGATAATATCCATCTTTATCAATAGGATAATCCTCTCCATTAAAATTAAAGTGTGAACACCCATCCCATTTAACATCTACATCAGCAAAATATTCATAGTCACAAGGCTCATCATTATACCACGAATGAGGTATAAAAACCTCTCCACTTAATCTTACTTCATTAATCTTCCTTATTCGATACTCGCAAATTATTAATTCATTACTATCCTTCAGTACATATTTCATATACTCCACTACCTCTCCCAATTAAAATAATTTATTTTCTTTTTTAATTTATTTAACTCTATTCATAAAATCTTTATCGCACCATATTGGCGAATCCGGATATCGTTTTATTATTTTCATTAATTCATTATCGTTTATCTCTTTTGTTATATTTATAAAACTTAAGTTTGCCCTCATAATCAACCTCCAATATTATCTTGTTTTTACTTCCAACTTACAAATACTTCTATTCCATAGCCAACTTGATCATGATATCTGTTTATATTTACTTTATAATCCTTTTCTATTAAAATCTTATGTATTTCATCCTTATACATTAATTCAAATAACTCTAATACTGATCTATTCTGTGTTGGAAATCTATCCTTAAATGATGTTTTTCTCTTTGAAGAATTTTTATTTATATTCTCTATAACTTTTTCACATAAATTTTCACTAAATACTCTAGTATCCTCTCTCATACCATAAAGATAACTTTTTATAGTATTATCCTTTGCCTCGCTAGCACTTTTTAATTTATCTAAATACTCCATATATAAAACCTCCCATTTTTATTTACTAAACTCTATATAATTACCATTTTCATCTTTTATTACTTCTAAACAACTTACAAATTGAGTAATCTCATCACATCTAATCTTCAATAATTCATCTATCAGTGGAAACTCCACAAATCTACATCTATCCGCATGTAAACTCACTACGCCTTTATCACCTTTTGTATCCATAGTATATATTACTCCATCTAATATATATTCTCTATCATCTACCTTATCTGATATAACAAGTTTATCTTCTGAATATCTTCCGCCATGAGCCATTATTAATGATTTTGCATTCGTTATTTCATTAAATAGTAATACATACACTTTTGTTTCACCATCTACTTTTGTTTTGATGATTTTTATTTCATTATGAGTTTCAAGTTTATTACCCAAATCTCCGTTTATTTCTTTTAAAACTATATAACCAGAATCCTTTATAGCAAAATACATATTATTACCTCCGTTATTTTATTGGTATATGAGAACTCTCAAAGTCCCCATATACCATTTTTTTATTAATTTCTTATTATGCTTAAAAAATCACCATTCTCATCTTCGTATACTCTAAATGCTGTATCAAATTGAGACACTTCTTCTGTCGAAAATTCAAATATTTTATTTTCACGATACTTCATATCAGAAAACTTAATCTTATTACATACGATTTTTACAAGTTCATCTTTCCCATTTTCAAGTTTAATTCTTAGTTTTCCTATTAATTTATACACGTTATTATTTCGATTTTTGTTAAAAGTTATCTTAAAATTACCCATCTCTTTATCGAAATCCGTTTTTGGTTTCATATTTCCACTTTGTAGTTCTAGCAATTCAAAATTTGTAACCTCATGATTTAATAATAACAATACCGCATCATTCTCTGTTTCTTCATCTTCGCTCCAGTATGTTGTTTCTACTATTTTTGCTGAGTTTAAAAAATCTATATTTAAAACTCTCTTTCCACCTTCATCAAATAACCCTACATCTATACAATCTTTTATAACAAAATTTATATTCATATTCTAATCCTCCAATTTACTCACAATATAATACTATTTGATCTTGTTTTAAACTTTCTTTTACATCTATAACTCTTTGATTCTTTGAACCTCTCAATCTTAAAGTTATATCTTTCAATCCCTCAACAAATTTTCCATCTATCAATACATCTAAATAACACAAAATCTCTTTTTGTTTATCTGATAATTCTTCTAAAACATACCCCGTCCATAAATATATATGTTTGTCTGGAAAATCATGTTTAAATCTTTTACATAAATTTATAACCCCATCAATATTAGGAGTTGCCAAAGGCTCTCCCCCTAATACAGATAAGTTTCTTTTTATTCCATTTTTATTTATATTCTCACATATGTACTGGTAAATCTTATTATTATATTCATATCCACCTTCTAAAGACCATGTTTCTTTATTGAAACACCCTTTACAATGATGCGGACAATACTGTGTAAATACCGATATATTTATTCCTTCATCAGAATTTACTATATCATTAAGTTTTATTGTATTTATTTTCAATTAATCATCTCCTATAAATGAAGGACTCTTTGTGCTATTTCTTGTGTTCTACCTTCACACCAATCATTAGATCCTATATAGCCGCATGTTCTTCTCATTATTTGCATCTTAGATGTATCTGTGTTACCACAAGAAGGGCATTTCCATGATGTCTCATTTACTATCTCTGCTTCACCTGAGTAACCGCAATCAAAGCATACATCCGCTTTTGTATTTATTTCTGCATATTGTACATTATGATATATGTAATTTATTATCTGCTCTACCGCTTTTATGTTGTTTTGCATATTTGGGACTTCTATATAAGATATACATCCTCCAGATGATATACTATGGAATTGACTTTCAAATTTCAATTTTGTAAATGCATCTATTTCTTCTGCAACATGAACATGATATGAATTAGTATAATATTTTCTGTCTGTTACATTTTTTATTTCTCCAAATTTCTGTTTATCTATTCTACAGAATCTTGAAGTTAAATTTTCTCCAGGAGTTCCATACAATCCAAACCCGTATTTTGTTTCCTCTTTCCATTCATCACACTTTGATTTTAGATATTGCATTACTTTAAGTGCAAAATCTTCGCCTTCTGGAGTTGTATGACTAACTCCTAGCATTGCCTGTGTCATTTCATATACACCAACATAACCTAGTGATACAGTTGCATATCCGTTTTCTAATAAACTATCTATCAATTCACCCTTTTTAAGTCTTGCGATTCCACCATATTGCCAGTGAATAGGTGATATATCTGACTTAGTTCCTTTTAATAACTTAATTCTTGTTAATAGTGCATCCTTGCAAAGATCTAATCTTTCATCTAATACCTTCCAAAATTTATCCATGTCTTTATTGGCAGTCAATGCAACTTGAACTAAGTTTAATGATACGACACCACAATTAAATCTTCCATACCATTTATAGTTCCCATTTTCATCTTTCCATGGAGATAAATGACTTCTACAACCCATAGGTGGGAATGTGCTTCCTTTGTAATTCTTTCTCATTATTTTGGCACTTTGATAATCCGGAACTAATCTTTTAGTATTACATACTGCTGCTAGTTTAGTAATATAATCATATTTTCCACCTTCTAAGCAGTTGTGTTCATCTAAAAGATAAACTAATTTTGGGAATTCCTCTCCTATATTATCCCCTTTATAACTCTTCATTCCTTCTATTCTTTGTTTTATCATTTCTTCACAAATTAAAGCCATTTCTTTTTCATACTTATGACCTTCTTCGATTTCTAAATATATAGTACAGAATGGAGATTGCCCATTGCTTGTATGAAGAGTAGATAATTGATATCTTATTGTTTGTATTCCAGACTTAAGTTCTTCTATCATTCTATCTTCCGCTAAATCATGTGCTAATTTACGCCCATGCCCTTTATTTATGTATTTATTGTAATATTTATCATATGTAATTCTTAAAAATGGTGCTATATGTTTTATAGTTATTGAATTTCCACCATATTGTCCACTAGCTATTTGTGCTATTATTTGTGTTACAACTGTACATGCAGTACTAAATGACTTTGGAGGTTCTACCATCTTCTCATTTATTACTGTGCCATTATTTAACATATCCTCTAGATTTATAAGCATACAGTTATGAATGGGTTGTATTGCATAGTCCATATCATGATAATGAAGAACGCCTTCGTCATGCGCCTGAGTTATGTGTGCTGGTAACAATCTTCTTCTTGCTATATCCTTAGATACTTCCCCGGCAATTAAATCTCTTTGGGTAGATGCTAGATATGAATTCTTATTAGAGTTCTCATTTAGAACATCTGTGTTTGTTAAGTCCATTATACCCATTATACTTTCATCTATGGTGTTAGTCTCTCTTTTGAACGATTGAACCGCCCTATATCCTTCATATGCTTTTGCCGTTAAATCTGCTCCGTTTTTTATTAATTTATCATACACCATATGCTCTATATTTCCCACAGATAAATCTTCTTGTGATTCTTTTGCTGTCTCTTCTATATTTTCCGCTATACTTGTTGCTAATGATTTATTAACTATTCCACTACCATACTTCATTGCTCTGAATATAGCATCCTGGATTTTACTCTTGTCAAAATTTACTTTACTTCCGTCTCTTTTTATAATTTTAGTTTTTATCATATATGTACATTTACTCCTTAAATTTATTTTTAAAATACAACATTGTCACCGAACTTATTATATTTTAATCCTTACAATCTTTACGATATACACCTTTTGCGAATCTTATATTAGTCATTATATGTACTCCTTATGTAATATTCCAAATAAAATCAGTCTTTTATTTCCATTTTTATGTATATTTATTTATTTTTTTTGCTTATATTATTTATAACTCCATATAATATCTGTATTATTCTTACCTGTTCTTACTTCTATCATTGGTAGTTCAGGAGCCTCCTCATCACCATCACTTATTAATGGAAGATCATATCTTAATGCAATTTCATATGTTTTAATTTTATTATTATTAATATCTATAATATCTATACTAAATACTCCTATTGCATAATAATACATTTCTTCATAGTTTATTATAAAACGTTTTTTACAATCCTCCACAAGTTCGTCACATTCTTTTATTTTATAAAAAAGTTCTTTGAATACTAGGTCATCTTCGTCTCTAACTTCAAATTTATTTTCCATGCAAGTTATTAGTTTTTCTATGTTGTACATAATTTATTTACCCCCAACATTGTCATTGATTTGAATTTCAACATCTATATTAACTATAGATTCAATAAGGTCTGTAATTACATCTTCAGCCCTAACCCTTAAATCTGACTCTGCTACTGCCTTATTTGCTTCTTCTTTTGCAACGACATTCAACCTATTACTAGCCTTATGTAATAAATCGGCATCATCATTTTTGAAAACATCTTTAAGTTTATTTCCTAAAGATTCCTTTTTATCAAGTATTTTTATATCAGATACCTGTTCACACTTGTATAAGTAGATATCTTCCCTGTTGATACTAACTAATATACTATCCTTTTTATTTTTTATCCCCTTAATAACTTTTGACATATCTATTGTAAATGCTACATCATAAACACTTTCTAATGTTATATTATCATCTTTGTTATATCCGAACGTATCACTAACTCTAATTTGAGTCTCACAAAATGATAATTTACTAGCATTAACCAATTCACTCTTTAAGGTGCTTACCGCCTCTAGATATATGTCATCGTTAAATTCCTCTTTCTTGAATTCCTTTACTACTATGTTGTCTTGCTTATTCATTTTTATATTTTTATATGTAAGTATTGTTCCTCCAACTGTCAATACCAATGCAAGCCCTATAACAATCGTTTTTTTATTTTTTAATTGTCTATGTACCCAAGTTGATATTTTTCTCTTTATCAACTTCCATTTCAATTTATATTAGTACCTCCTCAATATTAATTTTAACGACACTTTTACTTAAAGTCAAACACTTTTTACTAAATATGTACTTTATTTTCTAAACCCATTTTGCTCATTTGGTTTATTTTGATGAAGTTTATCTAAGTATGTAACAACATGTCGAATTATACCATCTGATATGGAATTACTTACCATATCTAAACCTTCTTCACTATTAATCAAATTATTATATTCAGGATTATCATAGAATCCACACTCAATCAATATTCCAGGTATTCCCAACTCGGTTGCCTTATCTAATAATCCTATATTATTTCTTTGATTATCTACTCCATTATTCCTAAGTGGAATTCCAGTTTCAGAAGAGTAATCTTTTATTATTTTATTTGCCAAATATGTAGTAACATTTTCCATACTATCTTGATCCACTATAGCATGTGTTCCATTTACAGATGTTTGCATATCATGACCTAATGCATCTTGATGTATGCTTATTATAAAATCAACATTATTTTGTTTACATTCCTCTGCTCTACTACTCCTACCTTTATTCATCTTATCAGGATTAGTTAAATAAACCTTCACATCAGGTCTTATACGTTCTATATTTTCTTTTATTCTATGTACTATTTCGTAATTATATTCAACTTCTCCAATGCCGTTATAATCCTTTTTATAGGAATTTTCATTAATATTATGGCCTGCATCTAAACAAAGGACTATATCTTCTTTCTTATATGTACTATCTTTATTATTTGCATATGTACTAAAACAACTTCCAACTATCGCTGCAATAACTAATGTTGATACGAATATTTTCTTTATTCTTTTTAACAACATTATAACTCAATCTCCCAATATTAAAATTTAATTATCGTCCACTGAAATCATTATCTTATATAAAATATTTATCTTATGTATTTCTCATATGTACATTTTTTCATATCTACAAACATATTATCCAATATATTATAATAAACCATTCCTATTCCCATCATATCAATATATACATCTATCATTTGTCTCCTACCTATTATCCTACCATCATTATCGAATTTATCTTTTATAACATATTCCTTTATTCTACTACATATTTCTTCTGGATATCCTCTTAAAGTTTGAATGTTACCATTTTCAAATAGTACAGTACATTCATTATGGCATCCTGGATCAAGATATATTCTCATATTTTTACACTCCTTATTTAAACGTCTTATAGACTATTATATTTATTTTTAATTTCATATGTACTGTGGGGATATAAATCCCCGTATATTATTTACATGTATGATGTTTATCTGACTGTGTAACCTTGTCAAAAGATGCACATAACATATTTAGATATTCTACTGCATGTGATAAATCTTCTACACCTTCATTATATTTATCCGCTTTGAAATTATCTATTGATTTAGTTATACTATCTTGATATTGATTCGCATAAGTTTCTATACTATTATCATACCCTGCTGCATTTAACCCTTTTACATTTAATAGTTGCAATGCTCTACCTCTTGCTCCTAATACTCTCTTATCCTTAATAAAGTCTTCTTTTTTTAGTTTAACTTCATTTACCAAAGGTTCTAAACTTTCCATAACCTCATCAATTTCATATGTGTCTTTAATTAATCCTAAGTTACATTGATCTGATTCATCAATCTTAAATTCTGTATTTGGTAAATTCATACTTTCTAATTTATCTTTTTTAGTTTCCTCTTTAGTAGAATTACATCCTGTTAGAATTGCAGTAGTTGCAATAAGTGTGATTATTAATTTACTTACTCTTTTCATATAATAAAACCCCTTTTTATTTGATTTTCTTAATTTAAGTATATGATAAGTTCATACTTTTTGCAACTACTTTTTAGATTATTTTTCCAAGATTCTTTCGACAATTTTTTTGCTTGCATATCTCAAATCGTCTAATGTATTATTTATTACTTCAAAATCAAACTCGAAATCTTCAAATCCTTGCTCTGACTTATCATTCTTAAGTTTTTCATCTAGTCCATTTTCAAAATTAGGTCTAGTTATATGTACGGTTATTATATCATTATTATCTTTGAAGTAGTCTAAACTTGATATATATCTCCAATCAGGAACGATATAGACATCTCTAATAAAGTCATTAATCATATTTTTCTTTTCCCAGAAGTAAGGATCATAATTATACCCTGTATCAGTTATATCTATTAATAGTTTTCTTCCTTTTTTATCCTTCTGTCCATCCCAATTATAAAAATTATAAGCCAAGTCTTTTACCGCTTTTGCATTATGACTAATAAGGCAACTTTTATTTATATCTTCCAATTCTTTATATATGTACGTTGCCAAAGTGTCTTTCCCATGCCTTGCTTTTGAGTTAATTAAAATTATTCGTTTTTTCATATTAATATACCTCCACTTCAACCCCTCGCGCTCTTAATTTATCAACTACTTTATCCATTTCTTTTGTTTGTTTTATTATATTATAATCTAACGCAATATTGTTTAACTTATCTCTGTAACATTGATTATTTATCATTAGTTCACATTTTTTACAATCATATGTACATTTTTCTATTTTGTGACTACCTATTTTTTCAAATAAAATACATATTTCATCTATATATTTTGGCTTAGATTCTTCATATATCTCATATTCTGCATCTGTATTAAGGTCTACACCTTGCCTTCCTTGGCTAGATATAATCTTTCCGTCTACTTTTTCTAAATATACTCCTGAAGGCATTTTAACATCTCTTATTTTTACACCTTCATCTAATAATTTTAATGCTTCAAAAATATTCATATATTACTCCTCCTATCTAAAAATTACTATATCTCTTATATCTTTATTAAAGTGTGCAGTAAGTTTTATCGCTCTCTCTACTAAATATTTATGCTCGTCTTTATAATAGCAATTTAAAACTCCATCCTCTTCTATTATCACCATATCTCTATCCTTACATATTTTATCTAACTCATCTTTCGTTGATCCATCAATGCTTTTTATTATTTTACCATCTCTAACGTAAACTCTTGCTATTTCCATAAAAAATATATTATCTTTTCTCATTATTCAATTCTCCCTCTCATATGTACTTAAGATTTGATTTATCTTATACTTTAATAATATATGAATTTATCATACCTGTCAACAACTTTTTTAATTTATTTTTAAATAAGTTTCTAACCAAAATTCACAATCAGATAATTTTACCCATTTACCATCTATTAATTTCTTCTTTGGTTTAGATACAATTTTTTCTATAATTACAGTATCGAATAATTCTAATTTATTTTCTCTAAATATAGGCTTGCTTATCTTTAACGTAGATGTTTTTCCCGTTGCAATACAGTATAGGGTTACTTTAGGACTATATTTCGTATCAACATTAGTAACTACACATATACTCATATCAACAGTATCATCCTTTAGTGTGCAATTACCCATATACTCCATATGTGCCTGTATTCTTTCACCTATAGGTATATCTTCGTCTTTTATAGACACCTCTATGTCATTCATTATTTTATGATAATCTACCTCTTTTACTTGTTTTTCGCTCGCCTTTGCAGCATGAGGTAATATATAATCTATATATTCATTATCATATTTAAATGTCTTTTTTGTTGTTATAGTATTAAACGCATCAACTACCTTTATTAATTTGCTAGTTTTCCCAAACTCTTCAAAGAACCCTATTTTTATAAGTATATCTAATTGTCTAGAGTTTATATGTCCTTTTATATCAAATAATAATTCCGAGAATGAATTATATTTATTTTCTCTAAGACTATATAAATAGTCTGCCACATCCGCATTTAAGAATTTAATAGATTCTATTCCTTTGTATATAGAGTTTGTTTCTTTGTCCATAAAATATTCTGCTTTAGAATATCTGAATTTTGGATCTTTTATATGTATTCCTATCTTACTATTATAAGCCTCTACATTTTGTATTTTATCTGGTTTATTTTTTCTAGTCCACACATTCAAAGAGGCTGTAGCAAATTCTAATTTATAATAATGACGTAAGTATCCCGCTATATATCCAGTAAATGCATATGGTACGTTATGATTCTTAGAAAATCCATAATTACTTGCCGACTTAACTGTTTCTATGAAGTCGTCTATTATATGTGCCGCCTGATCTTCATTTAAATTATATTTCTTAGGTGTATACCCTAAAAATCCCTCTCTAATTTCTTCTATATACTTTTCAGTACCTTCTTTTTTTCCTATTGCACGTCTTAAAATATCACTTCTCGCTTGAGAATATCCACAAAAGTCAACTAAGAATTGCATTATCTGCTCTTGGAGTAAACAGTATCCCAGAGTATCGCTTAACATATCATCTAAGTCTTTTATTCCACTCTCTCCACATATACCATTTGCAACTTCATTTCTTATATGTTCTCCAACAGGTCTTATTGCTCCATTTATAAGCATAAACAAATCGAATTTTCTTATATTAGGATATCTCTTTTTAATTTTTTCTATTATATGTGGCCTCATGATATCACCCAAATATGATTTAGCCATATCTGACTCAAATTGAAATATAGATGTAGTATCCTCTATTATACTATCCCATACGTCATCATCAAATATATCAACTGTATCAGGTGTAATTCTTGGTATATTTGCAAGCTTACAAGTTTCATTTATTATAGATATTGTATCTAATCCTAGTATATCTAATTTTACAAACCCCAAAGATTCAACCTCTTTCATATCTAATACAGATACAGGTCTACTATTATCCTTAAGCATACATGTTCCAATATTATTCTCCAATGGTATTGGAGATACGATAACCCCCGCTGGATGAGAACCTATACTTACTACTGTTCCATTTATTATATCTACATATTCAAACAATTCTGGATGCTGCTCTCTTGCTATATGCTCTTTATTTTCATCTGTCATTTTTACTATTTCATCTATAACTGAAGAATTGTATCTATCCGGGTATTCTTTTATGAATACTCTACCCACATCCCTAATAGAACCTTTTAATGCAATCGTATTAAATGTAATAATATCCGATATGTATAATCCTTCCATTTTGTATATATAATCTCTAACCCACTCTCTATCAATATCTGAATGATCGCCGTCTATATCGGCCATCGAAACCCTATCCGGATTCATAAAGCGATAGAAATTTAATCCATGTACTATTGCATCAACTTCAACTATGCCTAATATATATGCTATGATTGATCCATTAACCGAACCTCTTCCATATCCAAATTCAACTCCACCTTTATCTTTTGCATCTGATGATATTTTTTCTTGTAGCAACATATAATTTATAGAATCTGTTTTTATATATGTATCCAACTCTTCTCTAATTCTAGGTATATATTCGGTTTCGTAATTATCATACTTATATATACCCCTTCTTATAACGCCCTCTTGTATTTTTTGTTTAAATATCTCTAATGGATTATCATATAATTGAGGATATTTAACAGAGTTATCTATCTCATACTCTTCAACCATATTTGCTATAACATTTGTATTTTCTATTGCCTCCAACACTACATCCATAGGTAGTCCGTTATTATGTGATTTATAACATTCAACTAATTCATTATAAGTTTTAAATGTCAAATCCCACCCATCTTCATTATCAAAATGTATATTTTTGGACTGTTGTAATATATTTCTACCCTTTACATGTTTTTCATCTAGTGCATGCGTATCTGTTCCAGCACTTAGTCTTATATTGTACTTTTTACTAAGTTCATATAACTCATTATTGAATAAGTTTTGATCTATAACATTATGATGTTGTATCTCTAAAAAACATCTATCTTTATTTTCACTCATAAACAATAGAAATTTCTCTTTTAGTTCTTTGCTGCCTCTATTAATAATATTCCCTAAACACGCAGATGTAATTATTATATTATTACTTGTATTTAACAAGTCGTCAAATGTTATTCTAGGTGCATAATGAAAATTATTACTATTTCTATTATATGCATTTTTATCTGATAGTAAACTATTTAACTCTAAATACCCATCGTAGTTTTTTGCATATAAGCAGCAATGATAGTTATCTCTAATTTTTTCATTAAGTGTTTCAGTTATATAGCATTCTACCCCATGTATATACTTTATTCCTAATTTCTTGCATAAGTTTCTTTTTTTAATATGATTAAATATATTACCGTGTTCAGTAAAAGCTATAGCTTTCATACCACATTCTTTGGCTTTATATATGTACTCTTCGTATTTTGTTACACTATCTATATTTGTAGTTGCATTTGATAGCATGCTATGTAAATGTAATACTGTATAATTCTTTTCCATATTTAATCTCCCTATAATCTTAATTTACTTATCATTCATTCTATTATACTTACATAAAGTAAATATATGTTCTCCGTTATCTAGACATTTATATTTTGTTTCACTCACATACGATCTATAAGTTTCTCTTATTGATGCACCTATTATTTGAAGTCTTTTAGATGCACAATAAGGGCATTTTATTCTATCATTCTCCATGTTCTAATATCTCCTTCTCATTACAATCTTTACAATCTATAAAACTAACTAAGAAATTCCCCTCTTCATCAAATCTATGTACTATCTCAGCATTTATACTCTCGCATCTCAAGCATTTTATCTCAAATTTCATAATTATCCTCTCCTTAATAATTATTTCTTCTTCCAATGTTTGCAATGTTTCTTTGAGAATGCACAAAGATTCTTACAGTAAAACTCATTTATATTACATTCCCACTCATTTATATTCTTCACATCTGTATTTTCTATATTTTCAATTGTATTTAATATGTACTCCATGCATTCATCTTTTACTTCTTGTGTAACATCATATTTACACACATATGTACTTATCGCCACCTGATTTCTTATTTTTTCAGGCAATATATCTATATTATTTACTGCCCCACATTTTGCTAACATAGCATCTATCATTATAGATTCTATTCCTTCTTTTTTTAATAATGCCTTTAATTGAACTTTAGATTTTGAAACCCATTCCCTTGCAGATACTATCTTAGGTTTATTACTACCTATTTGGATTTGGAAATATTTCGTCATCTCCCAAGCATTTTCAACTACCTCCAAGTTATATAATTGCTCTAAGGCCATTTGATAAACACATAATTGTCTTCCGGCATCTATTATTTTTTTCTTGTCAAATTTTGAAGATGTCTTAAAATCAATAACCTTAACTTTATTATCATCTATTTTTTCTATAAGATCTATATACCCCGTCATATATTTTTTATCATCTAATTTAAATATAAACCCCATTTCTGATATACACTCATTTTCTCTTTTCTTATAGTATTTATAGAATTCGTCTATATCTTTTTTATAATTATTTTCTACGTTCTCACTCATGAATTTCACGCCAAATAATTTACTTTTCATCCATTCCTCATCAAAACATTTTCTTTCTAGAACATCCGTTTTACCTTCATAATATCTTTCTAGATCTGAATGTACCCCACTCCCTAACAATGAATAAATATTATTATCTTGTTCTTTCTTTTTTATATATGTATAGTAATATGCACGTTTACAGTTATTAAAGTTATTTAATCTTGATATAGAGTAGAATTTTACATCTTCTCCATATATTGATTTTATTTTATTTATTTCATCCGACATTGTTTCCCTTGTAATTATTTTCACTAAACCACCTCAATTAAGTATTCACTTAGTATTTTTTGTATCTCATCTATATTCATATCTAATAAAGATATTTTTTTCTCTTTTACATATTCATTATTCATATCAACTATCCAAACTTTGTTTTTTAAGAATGGATTATCTATTAATACTTTCTTTGCCTCTTTTTTACAATGTTCTAAAGTTATTCCTTCATCTAATGCTAATATTACATTTGCAAATGTACTTTTTATTAACTTCGCCTGTCTTGGTTTTATACTGTTCCCGCCCAATGCAACCACATTATTTAAATTTATATCTCTACCTTTTAATACTGATTTTTCCGATTCACATATTATTATTGTGTTAGTATTTAATATATTTTTATAATTTTGATAAAATCCATATAAGAATTTACCTTTTTCAAAGTTTAATACTGGTAAATATTTATAGTTAGTCTCTATTCCTGTTAAATCTCTTGCCATACGCCCCATTACACCAGCGAGTTTACCATCGTCTGACAACCAAGGAATCGTTATTCTATCTGTCCATATATCGTAACCTATCAAGAAATCTTCTTGTGTCTTTCCAGATATTCCATCCTCCATAAATAATTTACATGCTGCAACTCCAAATTCATCCAAATTTGCTTTGGGATATGTTCTCAATGGTTTATCTTCTAATTCTCTAATTTTTGATATATTCTTATAGAATCCTCCGAATGGAGGTTTGACTTCAACCCTTTTGTAACTTTTATCTATCCCTAACTCGTCTGCTAAATATCTAATTGCTTTACCTATGGATATATTTTTGATTTCAGATATAAGTGTTATAATATCCCCTTGCGTATCGTGTGAAAAGGAATTATAACCTAATGTGTCTATTCTAATTACATTCCCTGTTCCCGATCCTTCATCATCTCTCCCAAAACGTATCTGATTGCTATTTGGTTTTATATATGTACATCCTATTTTTCCAAGGATTTCAATTATCCTATCTTTATCATTTTTTAGACTATCTTTTATTTTTGTTATCATGAGGATAAATCCTCCTTAATTCGTTATTCCATATTTCTCAAATAAATGCTTTTGTGGAGCAAATTCTTTGAAATACTTATTTTCGGCTTTCAACCTGGCAACTATAGCATCATTCTTATCTTTATATGTGCCAAGTCTATATATTTTATTATTACATCGTATGTACGAACTCCATTTTTCACAATCTTTTCTATAACAGACGCCTGTAATTCCGCTAGTGTTACTTTTTCTTAATCCAACGTTTTTGACATTATCACTCTGTTTTACTACTCTTAAATTCTCTTTTCTATTATCATACTTAACTCTATTTATATGGTCTATTACGTAACCATCTTTTGTCTGCATTATAAGATTATGCATCTTTACCTTTTCGCCAAAACTTACAGATTCAACATATTCCTCTTTGTAGTGCCATGTATAATCTTTTATTTTATCGTAATCTTCTTTATCAAAGTAGAATGGTTGATTTTTATTAGTGTATCCGATTCCATATTCATTTGTTAGATCATATGTATTATTGTTATTTCTTCTATCTATTTCCTTAAGTATGCATCCGCAAGATATAACTGATTTAGTTTTTAATCGATGCGAACTTACAACGCTATTCTCACCACATTCACATTTACAATTCCAGTAATAATGTCCTTGATTATCTTTATGACTTAATCCAACTACTGTTAATCTATTTACTACTTTGCCTATAAAATCTTCAAATTCATTTTGAAGGCAACCACATGATTTCGAAGTTCCTTTATTTAAAGAGTTTAAATAATAACTCTTTATTTCACTACATTCACACCTACAAAGTAATTTTCTATGTTTTGTCGAACTATCATCCGCCTCTTTTATCACTGTAAGTCTTCCAAATTTTAAACCTATGTAATCCTCTATATTGAAAGGTTTAGATTTAAACCCTGTACAATCTGTACATAAAACCGAATTTCTTCTTTTGATATTATCCCAACTTCTACTCTCTATTATATTTCCACACCTACATATCCATTTATGAGGATGTCTTACGTTCAAATACATATCATCATACAGTTTTAAATTATATTCTGATAATAGCTTATTAACTTCTGTATTTGTCATGTTAGGTTTAATTTTTACATCTTTCAATTTCAAGATTATTTTCCCCCAAATCCATCATACTGTATTGAAGTGAAACCTACTTCGTAATATTGATTAAAACTCATATTCTTCTCATAAACAAGTTGAACATTACTCTCCCCAAATCTATTTTTTGCCACAAAAAGAACGATGTAATCTTTATCTTTGTCTAACTTTATTATTTCATTCTTGTTAGTAAGTTTTCCTGTATTTTCATCTCTTTTCTTTTTCCATACTTTTAAATTTTCCTTTTCCTGATCTTTAATATCTCTAAACATAAGTATCTGAGCTGCTACCTCTGCAATGGCCCTTGATTTTCCTATACTATTTATATCTAAATATTTTTTACCATAACTATTCGTTGCTAACTGTGCCGTACATAACAATGCTACGTCACACTGCTTTGCCAACAAGAATAATTCTTTACTTGTCTCCGAGAACTCAGCCCAAGATTTATCAGATGTCTCATCTGTAGGTTTTAATGTATCAACTAACATTGTATTAAATCCTATTTTGCTATATTTTTTTATTATACGTCTTATATTATCTATATTATAATCTTTCATTTCAACAAATGTTAGGTTGCCAGAATACTGTTCTAACCACTTAGAACTCTCTCTTAATGCCTCTCTATCTTTTTCACTAAAGTTACCATATAGAAACTTCTGTCTATTCATTCCATAATATTTAATTCTATTAAACATTACTGTGGCTAACAACATTTGTCTCCACTCCATCTCGTCTTGTTCATTGGCCATTATAACCATTTTCTCCCCACTTTCAATTATAGGTAATACTGCCAAAGGTAATGCGAATGAAGTTTTCCCGCCTCCAGAAAAAGCTAATAATAAATTCAATGTGCCTCTATGTAATCCGGCCAGAGTATAATTTATTATTGGAAATCCCAATTTATAACCTATTGCATTACCAAGATTCCACTCTTCTATAGCTTTATCATATCCTGTGGTTAAATCTATCTCTTTTATTCTTCCACTTACACATTTCAGCATTGTATTTGTTGCCTTATAAATTATGTAATCTTCAACTTGTATTGATGTCATTTGTGTAAGTTTATCAAATAGTTTGTCTGATTTAAGTATACCTTCCGTTTCATAATATTTTATTAAATTCCATTTTCTCCAATCGTCAACTATCATATCTGCATTTCTTATGTCTACGATGCTCATTAATTCCTTTATTGTAGAATATCCACCCATTCTCTCATATGTATCATTTAAATTTAAATCATTTACCTCATTAATAAAACTTACCTCATCTACTACTTCTATTCCTTTTTCTAAGAGTCTATTAACTATACCTACATAAAATAAAGCCTCAGGACTTAATAATTCTTTGTTTATATCATAATCTTGATATAATTCTGGTTTTTTTAATATTAATCCAGAAAGCAAACCTTCTGATCTCATAAGTCTCTCTTGTAATCTATCCATATATACCCCCTAGTCTAAAAATTGCGATATATCGTTACTTTTTCTTTTTGTCGATATAGGCATATCATTCATTATATCTATATTAATCTCGTTATTTTCAACCTTATTAAACAATCTACTTATTTCTTCTAATTCTTTCATATGTACTTTTTTAATATCTTCTATATTATTTAAAATTATTGCTAAAACATATCTAAATTTATTATATTCATTACTAAATTCTTTGTTATTCACAGCCCATCTAATATCCTCTTCTTTGGTCTTAAATGTTTTTGTTATTACTACATACTCATAATATTCTCTTACGGTTTTTAATTGTTTTATCATTCCCGGTGTTACCAAAGGTATATTTAAAATATCTTTTATAACTTCATAACACTTATCTCTTTGAATTATTTCGTCTTGTTGTTTATCATATTCTTCTTCGCTACAATAATATAAATTTACCCTTTTAGATTTCTGCTCTTTTACTATTTTATAAGCACTATCTCTTTCAATCTTACTCCCACATATTTTACATTTTACTTTCATTTTTAATCTCCCTTAAAAGTTAAGGTGGAATATTTCTACTCCACCCTCATATGTAATTATATTAATTCTAATATTGCATCTAATGCTGCCATAGGTATAACTTCTACATTTGTAAAATCTGATATTTTATATTCTGTAAGTATTTCTTGTAATTTTGCCATATCTAAATTAGCCATATTTGCCTTTATTTTATCTAGTTTTTCTTGTTTTTTCTCTGGATTATCCTCTTGTTTTTCTTTTTGTTCTATTACCTTATCTTCTAATTCTTTATTTTGTTTTTCTTTTTTACGCTCCAATTCCTCTACTGTAGATTCACCATGAAATATTTCAGATTGTTTTCTTATAGCCTCTTCTAGCTCTTTTATTATTATATCTGAGTCTAATTCACATTTAGGAACTATATGCTTAAGATGGCTTTTAACATCTATTGCATACTCTTCATCCCTAAATGTAACCATTCTTTTTTCTGACGCTATCTTCCCTATTTGTTTCATCTGTTTTGTAAATGCATCTTTTGCTGTTTTTAAATCCACCATCTCTCTTTCCATATATGCGCACATTACTACGGCAACCTTATCTTTTATGGCATTATAATATTTGTTGTTTAGGTTCGAAGTTATTTGCTCATATTCTATATCTAATATTTGATCTGATTTATTTTTAGATTTTGTATGACCTATAAACCAAGGGCATATATTATAATCTCTTAATCTGAATAATGTACTTACAACCATATCAACTACTTTATCTTCACCAGCTTGGTATCCTCCAAACGCTGATTTTATAGTGTCTGTTTTCTTATCCGGATACTTTCTATTATGTAATTCTATAACTTTTCTTTCTGCAAGTCTAAAAACTTCATCCACCGAATCTATTCCTACTATTCTTAATTCGGGATAATCTTCATCTCTATAATCGCAAATAGTTTCTATTATCTCTTCTAAATCATCCCAATCTACCGCTCTTTCATTGTATATTCCACCTATATGCTCTGGCTGTGGCTCTTGTCCTACTGTTATAAGTATATATCCTTCTGTTCCATATTTCTTCTTAGCTATTTCTGACACAGTTGTTGTCTTACCTATACCTCCAACTCCGTTTATTAAATATGAATAATTCGCTATATCTACTTTTACTTCTCTCATTTTTCCTATTCTTCTTCTAGTCATATGTAATTCCTCCTATTTGCAAGCACGACCGCTTACTCCCTTTAAAATTATTTATTTTTTTATCTTTATATGTACAGTTGAGGTTTTAGTGTGGTTATCCTCAAAACACATTCATATGTAATAAATCTTATCCGAATAACTTACTCATTAAATCTGCTTGATTATTAACTTCTTGATTTGTTTCTTCTGTTTTGTCTTCTGTTGAATTATCTTCATCTTTAACATAATCAATCATTAAGTAGTCTTCTAATTCTTTTATAGGCATAACCTCTTGTGAACCTTCTGGGTAAGCCTTTAAGTCAGGGCAAACAACTTTTAATTCCTGTATTCTATCACCGAATACCATACCTTTAGGTTTAAAGTCTTCCAACTTCTTCATATTTAACTTTATAGCCATTCTTTGACCATCAGTTAATTTACTTTCATCAAACTCTTCCATTTCTCTTCCGTTTATAACATTTATATCCATACCATTTTTATGTATATATTTTTTATTTGTTATCTTAAATGTTGATTTAACGAATTCTACTAACATTTGGTGATCTGCATTATCATCATCTGTTTTAGAATAATCAAATACTACTGTTAAAGGCATTAATTTATCTTCCTTTACCTTTGTATCTCTATTTTTAACTATATCCCATATGTACCCATTTACAAACATTTTCTTACCTTTGGTATCATCATCTATACTATCTTTATCAAAGAATAAATCTATGTTTGCTTTTAATCCATTTTCAACTTCATCCTCAACAAACTCTATGAAATTTGGTATGTATTGTAATGTAGTCTTTCCATTGTAGTAGTTAGGTTTTATTTGGCCTGAAACTCTAACTTTTTTACCTTCCATTAATTCTTTATTGTTTGCAAAGAAATCTATAACATCTTTTATATGTATGAACTCAAATCTATTTGTTGCTTGTTCTTTTATTTGTGCTGAATACTCAACTATCTTCTCTCTATCTTCTTCTGTTTTTTCTTCTTCTTTCTTCATCTCATGATTTCTCTTTTTGAATACTAACTTAGTATATTCTTTCTTCTTTTCAAAATCAGTTTCAACGTCTACAACTATTTTTAAGAAATCTGCTGCATTACTCATTACATTCTCATCTGTTGTCATTGCATTCGGTATATCTGCTAATTCTCCGTCTTTAGTATATATCTTTACCGTATCAAATTGTTTTTCATGCATAAACTCTAAATTTAAGAATTGAGTATTTTGATTATCTTTAACTCCTACATTCGCTCTTGTTTTATACCACTTACCTTCACCTAATTGAGAAGTTGTCTTTATCTCTTTTCCAAAAGTTAAGTTTCCTACAAAGTTAAATCTTCCGTTTCTCGCCATTTTGTTGTTCGCCATAAATTCATTTCTCCTTTATGTACCTCCAAGCACCGTAAGAGGTACTTGTTATCAACTCGATAACCACCCGTTCAATTATTTAATTTTTAAAAGTGCTTTTTAATTCATTCATATGTACTTTTATAAGTTTTACCTTACTCTTTTATAATATCATACTTTATCATACTTTTCAACTATTATTTTTCATTTGCTTTGACTTTTTTAAAGCATTCTTCGCTGCATATTCTTTGTTCTAAGTTTATTTCAAATAAGTCTGTCAACCTAGTACAATTATTACAAGGTTCTTTCAAGTTTGTTACTATATATCTCATTTATACCTCCCAATATGTATTTAAGTTATTAACTAACTTACAATTTAATTATATATGATAAGTTCATACTAGTCAATACTTTTTATGAGATTTTTATATTTTTAATCAACATGAAATTGACATTTTATTTACTTCTCAATTCTTTCAATCTATCTATTAATAAAATTAAATCATGCTTATGCAATTCTATACTCCTATGAGTATAATGATTATTTTTATCTTCTTCCTCTATTGTGATTACTACAAAATCTTCATCCAAGTCTTCAGCATATAAAAATGTACCCATACCATCTGATAACATAAACTTTTTCATATAATTCTCCTTAATTTTCTACTAATAAGTCACATACTGGTTTATCTAATACAGCTTGTATTTCATCTTGTAAACTATATGGCTTTAAATCACTTTTTCCAAGTCCATAAAGAGTATCTCTAAATTTTTGATCACTTATCATATCATATACAGTTAAAACTTCATCTATGAAATCCATAGTTTCTTCTAATTCGGCTCTTTTACCTATCCAGTAACCTTTGCTCCACATTCCATGTTTACTTAATTTATCTTCATTTTCATATTCTTTTATTCTAGATTCAATTCTCTTATGTCTACGATGTAATTCACTTTTTCTACTTCTTAATAAGTTTTCAACTTGATTTTCTAACATTATTAAATCTCCCTTTAAAACATTTATTTTATTAACTTTTATATTTCTACTAAATCCATAGTTTATGTTAATTACTTGCATATTTTGTCTATTTGTTCGTAAACTAATATCAATAGGTATATAAGTTTTATTAAATCAACTATCATTACAGCACCTCCTAATCATACTATGTAATATATCTACTTACATTGTATCTTAGTCCTGTAACATTCTTACTCGCTTGTACTGTAATTAATCTATACCTAATATCCTAAACCCAGTTTTAAATAAAAGTTATTTTTCATCTTAAAAATTTCTATTATATACAAATATTACTATACAACAACTTATTAATATTACACCCATAATTACTTTTGAAACTGTTCTAGTTTCTATTTGTATGTAATCAAAGTCTTTAAATTGCTTTCTGTCAAACTTCTTTTCTATCATATCAGAAATATCATCCATTACTTTTTCAAAGTTATTTAAATTATCTTGAGACATAATATACTCTCTTACATCTGTTTTTAATATTTCTACATCTGTCCAACTGAAAGCATAACACCAGGTTGGTTTATTATTCTTATCTGTTCCATATGTAACTATAAAATCATTCTTTGCACCATTTTTCCAATGATCTTGCAATGCATATCCATAATCCTCAGTTTTATCTCCAAAGTTAACAAGCATTAAATTAACCTGTTTATATGATTTAACTTTATCTTTATTATTAGGATTACTTGTATCGTTAAGTCTAGTGTTAACTTCATCTAAATATTCATTAACTTTGTCTTTATTCTTGAAATTCCCTATCGCCCTATCTACTGTTAAATTATCATTCTCTTTAACTGGATAGTCTGGCATGTTCTCAAAATCATTTAAATCTATGTCTTTATGCTTAAATATAGAATATGAAGCCTTTAATTTATTTTCATATGTATGTACTGAAGCAGTTGGTTTTCCTATAGGATAATACTTCTCCAATTCCTTATTTGAGTTAACAAAATCATCCGTAAATTCTTTTCCATCTAGCGTTTCATAAACTTCTTCCTTACCTTTATCAGTGGTTATTATATAGTTTTCTGCATCATGATGTTGCCAGTATCCAGGTATCACCCTTGTTTTAGTTACCGTTTTACCGTCCGAGGTTGTTTCTGTATATTCTTCAGTTCTAGGAGGTATCCATTCATCCCATTCCTCAATATGTTCAACCTCAGTTATCTTACCTGACCATATTTCGTAGTCTGTTGTTTGTATGCTATAATCTATACCTATTATCACACCATAAGATACGGCTATAACCAAAGCACATATACCAACTACTTTTATATCAATTTCTTTCTCAATTAAATATACTATAGAACTAAATATACCTAGCGCTACAATCCCAAATATTACATAAGACATATTTATTCACCTCTTAGGTTTATTTCATCTGATATACCTGCCTCAAATGTTTTCTCTGTTGAATCCGATGTTACTATGAACTTATCTGCATTCATTGCTTTTCTGTTTGTTATTGCTGCCATTATGAATTTTTTCTTAATATATGTATTATACTCCCTTATCTTATCCGATATCGTTGCTTGATTCTTGTCAAATGTTTTTCTATTTGCTGACAATTCTCTTTGAAGCGTTGTGTATACCGTTGAATCTAAATTTGGATTTGACTCATGAATAACCTTAAATAATAAGTTTGTATCTTGATTTCTACCTGATATTAAATCTGTATATATTCTCTCGAAATCATCTGCATACATATCAGTTACTTGCACCATTTCTTTTGCGCTTTTCACCATACTATCGTAATTTGATTTATTTGCTATGTATTGAGCCTGAATTGACTCTTCTAATTCTACTGCTACATTTCTATGACTTAATAATGTAAATCCGCTTACTAATCCTGAGATCGTTAAAGTTCCTGCTAAAACCAATCCTATTAAACATCCTTTTTTCATAATATTCCTCCTATAAAATAATACTTTTATTTACTTTTAGTTATATTAAACATTATACTCATAAACTAATAATCTTTATCCTCTCTATTTTCATATGAAATTCTCGCTATTTTAGATAAGCATTCCATGCATATAAAAATTTCACCATTGTAATCTTTATATACAGGTTTAAACCCTACGATAACTCTATCTATTTCTTCTTGATACTTCCCACACAAACTACATTTAAAAATATCATTTTTCATTTGATACCCCTTATAAAATTTTTATTTACTTACCCTAACACTTCCACCTGCATCTATATCACCAACTTGACCTCCTGCAACAACACAACTACCGCCACAGTCTATGTCTCCATTTACTTTACCTTCAACGGTGCAAGATCCTCCGCAATCTACTCCGCCTTCTACATCTCCATTAACTGTCATAGAACCTTCAGAATAAGCACCTTTGGATATATTGCCATTTATAGTAGCAGCACATTTACAATCTAATTTATTTACGTCACCTTCTATAGTTATTGCAATCACTTCTTTATTTTCTAATTCTTTATCTTCGTACCTTTTACCATTTACATATAAAATTCCATTATTTACTGATATATTTGCATTATTTGGTACTTTTATAGTTTTACCATTTATATTAACTTCTCCATTAGTCATAGATACTGAACTATTATTTCCCATTGATATGCAACTTCCAAAATTTACGTATTTACTAAACATAATTTAATCTCCTTTAATATTAATTTTTATATGTACTTACCACTTAAAAGTAAAATTTTATCCTATTCTAAATATTTATCTATATCTTTAAACATATCTTCATTCTTTGGAATTTCTTTAAACGTCGCTAAATATCTCTTATCTTCAAAATCCAATAATATTTTATTTCTATCGCAATAACTAGTACCACACCAAATATCTTGTAACATATTTAACATTCCACTTAACTTATGTACCATATTTATCTATACCTCCATGTACTCTTCTATTGATATGAATGCTTGTTCAAATCCGTTATTATTTACTTCAACTTTTAAACACTCTACTTCAAAAGTTCTTGATACACAATAATCTTCATCTCCAAAGAATACATATGTATCATATTTATTCCCTTCTTTTAAATTAGTTAAGGTTCCAGTACTGTGAATATTTTTTATATTATATATTTCATTAAAGACTCTGTCCATTTCCCACATATTTTTGTTGTTAATCCAAGTTTTATATTTCATTTTGATTTCTCCTTTTATATGATAAAATTAAGATTTTATCTTGTTTCATCTATAAGTTTATTTATTATTCTTTTATATGTTTCATTCTGCTGTGATAATATTTGTTTTACTTCATCCTTATCCCATAATGCCATTCTATTTATTAACTTCATAGTTTCTTTATTCAATTCATCTAACTTCTTATTTATAACGTGTTTTTCTAAATCGTTAATCATAAAAATACCTCCTTTTTAAAATTTTATTTAGTTTTTACTATTCCATCAAAAATTCTTTATAGTTGGGAAGTTTTATATATCCTTCTTTTAAATTCTCATCTAGTAATCCACTCATTATTTCAAAAATTTTAATGTAATTCAATGCATCTCTAATATTTCTCTTATATCCTTGAATTATTCCGACATTATAGTCTACTATGCAAAATATACTTCTTTTATTGCATTTAATCTCATATATGCGATATATACCTTTGTCTGTAGCTATACCTTTTATAAACTTGCTTTTCACTTTATGCTTTTCAAGCTTTAAATCTTCTAATCTTATATTATACTCCGTAACTCTTTGGAATTTCTTGTTTAAAAGCTCTCTATCTTTCTTATCCATTTTATACTCTCCTTTTAAAATTTTCATTTTATTTATATTATTTTCTTGTTCTTGTTTTTCCACATTTAGTGCATTTAAATCTTAAATATCCATTTCCTCGTTCAAGTAATACCCATCTATGAGAACAAAATAAACCCATACTATTCTCTCCTTCTATTTTCTTTTAAAATCTGTATTCTATCTGCTTTTAAAAATCACTTTTTACTATCCTCTCTATTTCATCCCAACTCGGAATATGATCTAATTCCTCATATATTTTCGTAACTGGAGTTCCATACTTCCACCAATAAACTATCATTGCATAACTTTTCGGATGCTCCATTACTGAAAAGCTAATCCTCTTATTATCTATATTTCTTATCCTAAAATCCCAAGTTGACAAATAAACATCTTCAATTTTATCATCTATTAAATAATGTCCTCTTCTAAATCCATGTCGCTCCATATATGGCAATTTATACTTCTTATCTTGTTCTAATTGATGTTTATATCTAAAGTTTTCTATATAGTTGTCATATATGTGCATATCTTTTGCATAAATCATTCTTTACCTCTTAAACTTTCAATATGATTAATTATAGATTCTACCAATCCTATTTCTGTCTGTTTTACTATCGCATCCTCTACATCATCTATGTAGGTTTCTTCTATTTCGCTTTTTAAACTGTATAAATAATCAAGTACTTCGTTTATCATAATTCCCTCCAGATCCCAATAAAAGAACGATTTTATTCAATTTTTATTTTATATGTACTTTACTACCAATTATTAACCCCCATCAATGCCACTATAATCCATGCTATTTGTGTAAATATTGACAATCCACCCATGCATGTTTTTATTATAGTTAAAGCACCCAATATATACATAATTATTTTCAATATTTTTAGTATATCTAATTTCATATGTACTTATTCTCCTTTATCAAATTCATATTTCATACCTGTATTTCCACAACGCTTGTTCTGACAAATACATAAACTCTGATCTTCTCTAACTTTATCTTCAAATACTTTTACATTATTTGATTTGCATTTTCTACATCTAACCATTACTTAACCCACCTAAATGTTGTTCTACCACACTTCTTACAAACATACAGACTATTCCCATAATGTAATTCTAAATCTTCTTCTGGGCATCCAAATAAATGAATCATCCAATAAACAAAACTCTTTAATTCTCTCATATGTACTCTACCTTTCAAATCTCTTTAATCTTTGAGTTTTAGACTTCCTATACTCAATAAAAATCTCCTGTTCTTTTCTTGCTTTTGCAATCCTATCTTTCTTTTGTTTCTCCATAAAAGCGTTTACAAATTCATCTTTAGAAACTACTATATTCATTTTTTATCCCCTTTTTCATATGTACTTAAGATTTAATTCATCTTATACTTATATTGTATGATAAGTTCATACCATTGTCAATCATTATTTTTAAAATTTTTATTAAATTGTTGATGCCTTTATTTTTAGTTCACACTCTTTACATTCTCTATTTAGATTCTCTAATATTTTATCGATCATGTCAGTAGTGCCCCTAAATAGTTTATGTGTTGGTTTTTCTAAATCATTCGCCACAAACACAGATATAAGCCTACATTCCTCATATTCTCTAATTTGTCCTTTAATCTGTTTTAACTTGATTTCTAATTCTTTTATATTCATTTTTAATCTCCCTCATATGTACTAATTTAGAGTTCAGAAAACTCTATACTACCACCCATTTACATGAGTAGCAGCAACAACCTTCTGAACTTGTTGATAACCCGTAGTTATTCATTCAAGAGGATTGTAAGATTTTGTATGAGTATATCTTACATTTATATTATATGATTTTACTTTCTAAATATCAACTAATTTTTAAATATTTTGCTTATTTTTTCTTTGGATATGGATTGCCGCAGCACATATCTCCTTCTGGGCATTTACCAAATTGACATGATGCACCTAGCATTCTACTTAATAATGGAGATATCTCTTCTATTAAATCAACCATTCCCCATGCTAAATCATGAATTTCGCCCTGCGCCCTACGACAACATCTATGTTTGCAGAAGTTTATAAGAGTTCTAAGGTTCATAGTGCATATTATTTTAGTCTCACAGGCATTAGGTAATACTGATCTAGCATCCTCTATTGCCATTTTAATAAATGATCTATATTTATCTTTGTATTTATCTTTCATAACATCTTCTAAAAGTTCTATAGGTGTATCTGGCGAATATATCTCTTTTTCTTCTACTAAATAATCATATATAAAAAATTCTAATAATTCTCTCGATATACGTACGTAACTCTCGAAAGCATTATTCATCGCCTTCTCAAATTTTTGTTTAATATATTTTACTCCACCTATTCTTTTAGGTACTACATACTCAAATGATTTATCTAAATTTACATAACGCTGCGATTGTTGCGAATATGATGCTATTCTATGTCTTACCAATTGATGTGTAAGCGACCTAGACACTCCTTCTATTGCAAATGTAAATGAAACATGTTCTAATGGGCTTTCATGCCCCATTGATACTAACATATTTACAAATTTTTCTATTGCCTCTGGAGTCTGTTTTTCCATTAAATCCTTTATACTAGATGGCGAATAACATAACTTTCCCGCAACTGAGATTATTAATTCTGGATTCATTGTGTGACTTAATAATTTTATATTTAATTTAGTTTCCATATGTACTTATTCCCCTTTATTATATATTATTTCTTTCTGCTATTTCTATTGTTTGTTCTATTAAACTTAATACAGTCATTTGTCCAATTCCTCCTGGAACTGGCGTAATGGAACAATTCTTCTCAACCAATCTATCATAATCTGATTTAGATACATCCCCACACATCTTACCATTTTCATCAAAGTTAATAGATATATCTATTATAGTTGTTCCAGGTTTAAAATCCTTTGATTTAAAGAAATTAGGTTTACCTATTGCAGTAACTACAATATCCGAATTCCATACCTTATTCATTAAATCGTTTGTTTTACTATGTGCTATTGTAGGCGTAGCATCATTTTGTAACATAAGCATACTCAGTGGTTTACCTACGATATTACTTCTGTTTATGATTAATACATCCTTACCTTTAACGTCTATATTATTCTCTTTTAACAGTGTCATCACACCTTTTGGCGTACATGCTATATTACCATCTTGCCCAAGTATTAATTTCCCCATATTTTCACTTGTAAAGCCATCTACATCTTTTTTAGGATCTATTAAAGATGTTAAATAATCCTCGTCTAAGTGTTTAGGTAGTGGTAATTGCAGCAATATAGCAGTAACCCATGCATTATCATTTAATACTTTTATTTTATGTGCTATTTCCGATTGAGATATATCTTCTCTTAGATGTATAATTTCTGATTCAATTCCAACTTCTTTACATTTATTTATCTTATTTGCAACATATTTACCTGATGCAAAATCATTTCCAACTCTAAGTATTACTAATTTCGGTTTTTTATTTAACTTACTAACTCTAACTTTTAACTCTTCTATTTTATCTTTTACTAATTCTTTCGCCTCTAATATCTTCCCTCTATTCATCACTGTCTCCTTATTTATATGTGCTGCTATATAATCTGTTGTTTGTATTTTCTTCATATATAATCCTTACCGTTAAAACCTATATTTTATTTACTTTTAAATCATCCTTTATTAAAAACTCCCTTATTTCATTGCAAGTTCCATAATAATCTTTCCCTGCTATCATTGCTCCATGAAGTGTATCATTTGGTCTAAAAGGTTCTTTTATTCTTGTTTTTAACTCATCTATTAATTCTATTAAATCCCAATTTTGATAATCATATCCTTCTACGTATTGACGTCTCATATTTTAACCCCTCCATATGTACATAAAATTTATTTTTTATCATATTTATCTTCAAATTCTATAACCGAAAGTAAACAAGATATTTTACCTTTGGCACTATGTAAACTTTTAATGGAATTTTCCCCTGAACACCATACGTCATTTAAATCACTCATTATCGACTGTAATATACATTTAACTGAATTTTCATTTACTCTCATTTTTTCTCCTGTTTTCACCAATAAAAAGATTATTTTATTTATTGTTATGATTTATTTATTTTGTCTTAATATAGTTCTATATTTTAAACATTTTTTAAGAAGTCTATCAAAATTTTTACCTTTTCCTATACAAGAACACCCTTCTTGTTGTTTTTTATCTATTACAAACGATAACTCCTCCTCTGCTAATAAAACACTTATCATTTTTTGACCATTTATTTCTTTTATTCTATCCATAATATTACCTCTGCTTTTTTATTTTTTCTTCTTCATATTTAAACTGTTCTAAATACTCTTTGCTTAAAGGCTTCTTCATAATTTAACTCCTTTCGATAAAAATTATATTTTATTACCTGGTAAAACTTTTAAAATCTTTACATGACTCAGAAAAATAATCCATATGAGAATTACATTTATTACACCATTCGGCCTGGTAATTATCACAAGTTCCACAGATAGCACTTTCATCATAAACCTTAGATTCTTTTATTTCTAAGATATATATTTCTCCTATTATATTGTCATTTATCCACTCATATAACTCTTCTTCTGAATTAAGTTCAACTTCAAATTCTTCTGAACCTCCCATAAACTCATATTTCCTATATTTTAATGTAAATAGTGTCTTATAATGCTTAAAATACTTTAATTCATCTTTTTTAAATCTCATATTTACCTCCTTTCTAAATAAATACTATCTTTTATGATTGTTCTAAATATTGATTATAAATCCTATTCTCACATTCTTGACATAGTCCTTGATGTAAAAGATAGTAGCGATAATCTAATTCTTCTCCGCAAATATCACAATATTTCATTTCTTTCATTTTTATATCCTCCTATTGAATGAATTCCAATTTTCATCTAATTCATACTCTGGACAAAAATTCTCATTTTCTTTTATTATATCATCGGCTCTTTGGGGTAAAGTAAAACCATGACATATTATTAATCCTGTAGATGTCATATATCTTCCATTTTTACAATTATAACATTTTTGATTATACATAACTCCTCCTATTAGTAAATGAAAGTTCTATTTTATTTAAAATACTTTTCATAATCCTTTGTTGTTGCGTCTATATTATTTATATCTAAATCATCATCCCATTCAAATTCTACAGTCTCACTATTACCAACGTGATATATGCAATCTGTACGATCTGCTAAATAGTTTATAAAACTATCGACTGTCTCAAATTGATTATTATAATCCACTATATACAACTCTATTTTATGTAATTTTTCCATATGTACCTCCGCTTAAATATATTACCTTTTATACATCCATCTTTTCTATGCTAATTATTCTATCTATATTTAACACTATCTCGCTATTGTCTTGATCTCCAGTTAACACAATGAATTTATTTCCTATATATATTTTTTTTAATAAATTCATCAACAGTTTTATAATTTCCTATATGAACTGCTGTTACACCATCCGTAAGCGCTATTTTTAATTTCATGTTACTTCCTCCTTGAATTATTTTTTAATTTTATACTTATACTTTAAATTTTCCAATATATAATCAAATATTACTTCTTCCATGTATCTTCTTCTATCGTCTTCACTCATATCTTCAAATTCATTATCATCTATTTTCATTTTAAATTTTTTGAATTCTCCAACTGAATACCCCATACAATTTATAGTGAATTCTATATTCATATTAGTCCTCCTTATAAAATCATCATTTTATCCTTATATATTCTCTGTATTATCGCATTTGTTGCACATAACGTAATATCCATTTGTAGTAAGATATTCATCTTCTCCGTCCCAACCCCAATCAAAGTCTTCTTTAACACTTACATCTCTACTTCCACAATTTAAACATTCTATTTTGAAATTCTCCAATACAATTACCTCCAACTTGAAAATACTATTTTATCTAAGTTTCTTACCACACATTGGGCAAAAATTTATCATCTTACCATACAAACTGTCATCTTCCCCACCTCTTTTATTTTCCTCCAAGTAACTACAAGTGTTTATTTTTATCATGTGATTATTTTTTATTCCGTATAACAGTGGTTTTCTTTCTGTCCATCTCCCATTACAATATTTGCAACCGTCATAGTCTAGATTTTTTAAATATATTATAAGATCTTTCATATACTTAATTCTGTCTCCAAAGTTTTCATTAAATTTCTTTATATTAACACTTTTACTCCTTTTTATATTTAATCTCCCTAATTCATCTTCCAATAAGGCTATCATAAAGTTTACCTGTTCCCTATTCATATTTCACCCCTTATTTATTCCCTATAAGTATCATATATTTCTATAATCTTAGTTATATCTTTATCCAGTTCATAATTTATATGATCTAACTCACAAGTTATATTTTCTATTACCAAACGACCCACCGCATCACTTAATCTGTCTAACTCTTCAACATTTCTAATTTCTATTATCGACAATACATGTTCCTCATCATAATAGTCTTTTACGTGTATATATAACATATTGAAATCCGATAACTCATTTTTATATTCTCTTATATCTTTGTTATAAGTTCTCTTTAATAAATACCTCATGTTATCCTCCTAATTAGAATATTAGATGCCATAATGCTCTTAATGTTCTTTTCCATTCGCCGTTTTTATTTAACTCAAATCCATCTATAAAAACTTTTCCATTTATTGTAGTGATAGAAACCCCTTTCATGCCCTTAACCCAAGGATATTCTATACCGTTTATTGCAGTAATTCTTCTATTACTATTTGTAACCACTGAAACTTCATTACTCTTTTGATCGTTCATAAAATCCTCCTAATAAAAATGTTATTTTATTGACCATCTAGATTTTGGTTTTAATGGTGGTAAATTCAAATGTCTCCACACTCTATTCGTAACTAACTGGGAAACAAATGATGGGTTAACATTATATTCCTCAGCTATATCTTTATATCTCATTTTTCCTTCTTTGCATTTATTATAAATTTCCATAACAATATCTTCATCAAGTTTACTCATATAACAACTTTCTCCGGATCTTTTCTTTAGTCTCTTTGCTTCATGTTGTTGATTTTCTTTCTTAGTTACCCATTCTAAATTATCAACTCTATTATTAGTTTTATCTCCGTCTATATGATTTACCTCTGGTTTATTCTCTGGATTAGGTATAAATACTGTGGCTACTATCCTATGAAGCCCTCTAATTATCCCAAGATTTCCACCATTTATCATTGTAGTAACATACCCACTTTTTGATGGTTTTGTACTTAAATATTCTCCTTTTTTATTTATAACCTTTCCATAATTAGAAACTTTATAGCCATTAATTTCTCTCCATTCTTCCAATTTTATTTACCTCCTTAAATTCGTACTTAAAATTCTAATTTTATTCTAATATATTTCAAATTCTTCGCCACAATCTAAGCATCTACCATATTTTTGACCACCATGATAGTATTTTTCATAGTTTAAACACTCACATCCAACTTCCTCTACACTCTCTTTAATAAAACTACCCTTTCCACCTATTACCTTTGCACAAAAAGTTTTTTCTATATTATCTGATATTTCATCTTCCACTTGATTTAAAAAACTGCTCCAACTATCAACTATAACATCTTCGTTTACTAATATTTTTGTAGTTATCTCCAATCCAACTATCTTTTTCATGCTATTTATCCTCCAATATATCTTTTATTAAATTATCACAATCTTTTATGAATTTTTCTTTTGCTTTATGAGTATATACATCCACATAATTATCAAGTCTTAGCCCATCTCTTTTTATTTTCTCTATTCTATCTATAAGTTCTCGTTTATACATATTTTCCACCTACCAACTATAATCATATTTTATTTTTGCTGCTTTAAAAACATATATTATTTTATTTTCCTCTTTTAAAATTTGCATACATTTACAATGTGTTTTATTATTTAATATTATTTCATCGCCAGGTTCATATTCGTAGTTCTTTCTCGTTCTCATATCCTCTACTTCTCCAGGTGTTATTATTCTTATATATTTTTCCATATTATTTCTCTCCATACACTTTTTACATTTTTATTTTATTTTATTTTTAAATTTCTCTCTTCCTGGTAAATATTTATTAAAACCTTTCACCTCATCAAATTCACAATTTAATACTGCAAATCCAAGCCTAACTACTTCTCCATTGTAGAATACACACTTGCTGCCACTCATAGTTATTAAAGCGTGTGGTATTTGTGATTCATAATCTGTACCCCAATAAAATTTATCTTTTATCTACATTTCTCTCAACAATTTATTTAATTCTTTTACTACCGCTCTATGTTTTTTGTTTGCATCTCTTATTGCTGCTTTTGCTTTTATAACATCTTGTTTCTTAAGGCATAAATCTAAACCATAATCCAAATTAAAAATATCTTCATCTAAACATACCGATCTAACCTTTTTACCTTTTTCAATTAATTCTATCGTTTTTCCATTTGTTCTATATGCAAACGTCCTGTTCTCATAATTAGGATCATTTAAGTGTCTTTTCCATTCGCCCCAAACCAAAGGTTTCTCTTCTACTTTTTCAAAGTATTTTTCAAACTCATCATATGACATTATTCCAGTTCCATAATTTGATGATATTGTAATAGTACCTAATTCATTCACTCCTGTTATTTCAAATATATCTCCTATTTTATCAAAACCTCCTATAGCTTTTATTAATTTTATCTTATCTCCCTTTATTAACATACCTTCTTCATCCTTTCTAATCTATTATTATATTTATCTATTGCTTCTTGTTCTTCATCTGTTAAACTTCTATTAAATTTACCTAACGCCTGAACTACCTTTCCACCTTTAACTTCAACCGTAACCAGACTTTTCTCTTTACTATCTTTTCTTCTTAAAAATAATATGTGGCACTCCCCGTCTATAACTTTTTGTATATACGATGCCACGCAGTTATTTTGTTGTACTGCTTCATCTTTTATTTCATTTGTATTTTCTGGGTACATTAATACATATTTTTTGTATGTATATTCCATAGTTTTATCTATTCTTCTTTTAAAAGCATCTTCTTTAAATTTAGTTCTTAACCTTATGTAATTCCTAGATGCTATTCTATGTGTAGTTAAAAAGTTCTTAGGATATTTTTCATATTTATCACTGATGGAACTCATCATATTAACATAGTCATGTACTTCTACTATCAATCTTTTAAACCCTTCGATGGCCTCATAAGTCATCAAATTATCTAAATATGTAAGTAATGCTTGTGGTTTATAATTATGGTTATCAACCAATCTGAAGAAGCATCTTTTATAGTTGTCTTCCCACCTTTTATCCTGATCATATGTAAGTATATCTAAAATATCTCTGCGATTTAATGTATTAAATTCTATCTCTAGTAATCTAAACATATTTGGTCTGGTCATAAACGCTTTTATCATTCTATTTTCTAGTTTTATATTCTGTTCTCTGCAAAATTTTATTAAGCCTTTAGGGATATCTTTGAACTCAGAATGTATAGGGTAATCTACCTTTGTTAATCCAGATGAAAATAATTGTTCATATTTAGAATATTCATTTATTCTTTTTAAGAAAGTTCCTATATTTTTAACCTTTTCTACTCTTCTGTTTCCATATCCATATCTTTGGTCTGTGCTTCTATTGACACAGCCATCTACAAATTCTAAAAAAAATCTATATTTTATATCCTGAAATGAATTTATTACATCTAATAGATTATATCCTCTAAGTTGTGTACATACATCTTTTACTGGCCTTCCGAGTTTTCCGATACATTCATGTGTTGCTAAATTGTATTTTACATTTTTACCATCTTCAAATTCAAATACTAAGAATTGTTTTTCTTTATATGCTTTCATATTCAATTTTAATCTCTCCCATATGTACTTATTTATTATATTATTGCATCTAGCAGTTGCTCTGAGTTCTCTTTAAAACAATTTATACCATCTGCTAACAACATTAATTCTCTACTTGCCTCAAGATCTAACTTATTTATTTTCTCAATATCTTCATCAACTAAATTTAGTTTACTCAGCTCTATGATACCTTTTGTTAGGTCGTTACAAGCATTATATATCTTGTTATATATTGGTAATATTTCGCTCATTCTAGTTTCTTCTAATCTCATTATTCAATTCTCCTTCATATGTACTTGATAACTAACTTGTTATCTTAATTTAATTATATTATATGTATATTTCAATGTCAATACTTTTATATGAACTTATCATATTTTTTATTTTTCTAAATCTTTTATTTTAGAACATATCAATTCTGCATTATGAATATCCTCTAGATATGTTTCAAAATATTCTACTATCTCACTAACATCTTTTTCTTCTTGTAATACAACTGTCATATTTATATTAAAATTCTTCATTTTCCAAATTATCTCCTTTTTATTTTATTAAAGTAACAATGAAAATCTTATTTTATTGCTTTCTTTTATATTTTCCTTTTTAATTCTTTATATGTGCATTTGGAGTAATCAAACACTTATATCCCTCCCTAGTTCTCTCAATCCTTCCCAGACTATTGAATTATATTCTTCAAAATCCTCTTTTCTCTGTTGTTCTAATTCATCCATTAAATCTTTTTCACACTTTAAACACATTCCGTCAATATTAATTAACTCCTTAATTTCTCCACAAAATATACATTTACACTTCATAACTATACCTTTCTAATTCAAAGCCTTTAAATCCTTAAAATATTCATTTGTAATATTATTTGCTAATAAATCCAAAATCTTAACAAAATCATATTCTTTAAGTTTTCGCATAGCTAAATCTTTCGGGGCAAGCCAATATTCCGAACAATAACCATTGAATTTCAATCTTAATCTTATGTCAATTGTTCCAAAATCACTATGATCAATCATTTCTAAATGTTTGTATTTATTACTAAATTCTCTTAAGGCACTTATATTATCTAATAAAAACATTTAAGCCTCCTTTTAATATTTAATTATATCACTAACCCACATTTTACCTTCTACACTATGTGTATCCCAATTAAAATCTCCAATACTCCATTTACACACAAATTCTGCTATGTTTATATCTGTTATTCTATCTTTCAATATGTATCTTTTAAAATCATCCTCATATGTACATTCTATCCATTTATTGCTGCTATTAAGCAAGTCTATCGTTTGTTCTATATCCATAGACTTATCATAACCTTCTATACAGTATAACAAATCTTTTATTTTATCTTCTACTACTGTTATTTCTTTATTAATAAACTCTTTCATAAGTGACATCATTCTTCTATCACCTCGATTTCAGCATCAGTTACACCAAGTTCATCAAGATACCGAAGACCTTGATCTAAGCAGTGTAACTGATTTATTCCATTTACAATTATATAATTGTTTTTATCTTCTAATATGTACACAATCTTACATTTCATAATGTAAATCGCCCCTTTTATTTAAATCTAGCGTTTATCCTTTTTAATTGTTCTTCTACTGTAATTCCTGTATCTTCTTCTTTTTTCATATATCTTAAGAATTCTAATACTTTATCCAAATTCACTGTTGCTAAAACTTTTTCACTACTTCCTGACTTTGATTTTACAAGTTTTCCATTTATTTTAGATGGTAAAGAAATTAACATGGCTTTATTAGTATCGTCCTCTGATTTTATTGCATAACGTTTGCCATTGTCTAATTCATAGAACTTTATTGTTTTTTCTGTTTTCATTTTTTACACTCCCTGTATATGTAAGTTTATTATAACTAAATAATATCATACTTTCTCATATATATCAAGTGTTTATCAAAATATTTTTTATCTTTTGTATATTTAATTTTAATCATATGTACTAATAATTTATTTTCTAATTTCAATTACTTTATCATTCTCTAACTTAACCAATATTCTTCTTCCTGCTAATGTTATTGCAGTCCATACATTTTTATACTGGCGCTCTAACAATCTACACATTCCCATATTTTCAATCTCGCTTGTTAAGATCCTCATATCACTCATATTCAATTCTCCCTAACATAAATTTTAAAGGTGTGAATATAAGTTTATGCCGTAGATCCACACCATAATTACCATAAGAATACTATTTTCGTTTATCTATCTTCTTAATTAATCTATCTATTCTCTTCTGACAATCGTCATTCCACCCTTCTTCTAATGCCTTTTGAGTTAATTCTAATGCTTTATCATATTCTTTTCTTTTTTCATATATTATCGCTAATTGCTTATATCCTGTATGCGAAGGTAGTTCTTTAAAATATTTACATTTTTCAAATGCTATTTTACTTTGATTAGATATATTTATTTGTTTCTCACAGTATTCTATCGCTCTATCTAGTGCATCTGTATAATTGTCTCTATTTTTATATAAAACTCTTATACAATTCAAATAAAAGAAATGCACGTCTAATATATCTTTTGTTTCTTTTATATTATCTTCTCCAAGTTGTATAATCTTTAATGCTATATTATATCTATCTACATCTTTAAACCAACCCACTAATCCACCTATAAATGCTAGTTTTGATGCGGATGTATAACTTATACTCCCCTTATCAATTATTATATCTTCTCCAGATGATGTAATTGGAGTATATGTTTCTCTAATAATTCTTCTTTCATTATCATTTAATTCCTTGAGCCACCAATCCTCAAGATTATAATACTTAATCCATCCTCCAACTTTTATTTTCTCATTCCCTTGGTAAATACCCTTTGAAAATATCTTACTCACCCCTTAAAACTATTCTTTTATTTGATTAATTTAAAGTGGTCATTTCTTTTAATTTATTTTCAACTTTTATAACCTTAACTTTTAATTTATTTATTTCATTAGCATTGCTCTCACTTAATATCTCTAATGTTTCAAATCCGTCATTCATTTTGTATTCCATTTTATTTAATCTTTTATTTATATCTTTTACTTCTGATTGAACTTCCTTTAAATCCTTTTGCATATCTAAAAGTATTTCTAATATTTTATTGTCCATATTCTAACCTCCTAAAGTTATTATCTAACTATTATAACATAACTTAATTGCTGTTGGTGTTAAAATCGTGATTTCATGTACCATTATACCTTTTCTACTATTACATCAACTCTACATCCATGTTTATTTGCAGCAATATGATTAAACAGTACTACATGATTAATCTTTATAACTTTATATTCCTTGTTTAAAACCATTATACACTCTTCAACTCTTGGTATAAAATCTGATTCATATTGAGTCAGAAAACTATCTCCTTTTGAATTACGTAAAAAAACTTTAATCACTTTCAATCTCACCTCTATTTTTAATTTATTGCCTCTTTACACTAATTATTATATGATAAGTTCATATATTTGTAAACTTATTTTTGAAGTTTTTTATATAAAGTTTTCGACAAAATATAAATAAAATCACACTTTCATGTATTAAAATAAACCTGGACTATCAATTCTTACAAATTAATGCAAGAATAATGAAGTAGATAATCCAGGTTTATTTATTATGTTATTCACAACTTGAGAGATTCTCATTATAATTTTAATATATTTCTATATTGTATGTCAATTTATATTTATTTATTAAAGAATTTTCCTGTTTCAGCACTGAAGTATATAGCCTTCTTGTTCCCACCATAACTATAAATTTGATTACAGATTAAACTTAAATATTCCTTAGATGTAGCACATTGCTTTAATTGAAAACTATTTGTTTCTAATTTACTTTCCATAATTTTTTGATCATAATCAGATCTAGTGTATAGTTTTAAGAATGCAGATATAAAATTGGATTTTTTATAATGCTTGCTAAACTCTCCAATATTGAATTTTTCTAATGCTAATAAGAATTTTACAACTTTCTCTTTTTCATCTAAAACAAAGTTTCCATTTCTGAAATTCTTTTTAAATATTGATGTTTTTTCACCTTGTAGAGTACAGAAAATTTTCATCATTTCACTCACTGCGATTCCATATACTTGACACATATTTCTAAAATCTACGTAATCTTCATTCCCCAATTCAACGTGTTGTATTAGGAAGTCTTCATTTGTCCATTTTTTACTTCCGTTCGTATTTGCTAATAAAACCTGGTTTATTCCATAATCTTCTTGCATTATATAATATATTGGCAATCCTAATTCTTTTGCAGCAGTGTATCTGTGTTGTCCATCAACGATTCCGCAAGAAGAATTGACAACTATAGGAATGACAAGTTGTTCCTTTTGCATACTTTCTTTTATTTTATCTACATTCGCCCTATCTATTTCTCTATTTCCACGTAAAAAACTGAATAAATCATAATCTTTTGTTGCTAATACATCACATATTTTCTTAGCCATAGTCTCTATTCTCCTTTATTTTTATTTTCTATATAATAATTTCGGTTACATTCCTTGCACCAAGATTGACCTTTGCTAAATTCAGTTATAGGTTTTTCTTTTCCACACTTCGGACATGTTTTTAATTCAATTATCTTTTCCGGAGATTTTCTTTTGTGCTTCTTTTGGCATTCAATACAATTACTTGCTAACCCATCAGGTTTAGTTTTATTTTTGTAAAATAGTGATTTATGTAAGATACTATCACATTTTTTGCAATATTTATGTGTTTCTGGAATTTTGCTTTCGTCCACCCATGTAGCCCCAATTTGTCGTGCTTTATTTGTTACTTGATTTCTTGTAAACCCCAATATATCTGCAAGTTCATTTATCGTGTACTCATGTGTCTTATAAACTTGCTTTAACATTGCTATTTTTTCGTCCGTCCATTTTGACAATCGTATCACTCCTCTAGTTCTTATCATTTTCAATTTTGTTTGAAATATGTATTCGAGATTTTTTATTTTCGGTCACAAAATCTTGAGTGAATAAATCTTATGGTTTGATTATACAAAATTGATTTTTAAGTGTCAATAGTTTTTATTTTGGTTTTATTTTTAAAAAAGGACAGAACAGGACAGTATATCTTTTCTTGTCTTTCCTGTATTTAAAAGAAAAGTATTTAAAAGCATTTAAAAGCATTTAGGACATATTGTGATTAGGTGATTGCAATGGATTCAGCGATTCAAATGCGACAAATCGGGAATCAAATGCGACAAATCAGGAATTATCGGAGACAAATCGGGAATTTATCGGCGACAATTTAGGAACGAAAAGAGACAAATCGGGAATAAAAAGAGACAATTTGGGAATCATTTTTATTCAAATGCGACAAATCAGGAATGTATTTATGGTATAATATTTTTAATAAATTTTATTTTTGGAGAGGGTAAAATATGAATAAAATTAAAAAAGTAGAAAATAATAAAGATGAAATTTTACTAAAACATAATAGTCTAATAACAGCAAGATATAATTTAACTGTTGAAGAAAGCAGAATTTTTATATACATGTTGTATAAAATTCAACGAAATTTATATACAGATGGAACAATATGTAGAATATCCCACGAAGAATTTAAAAAATTAGTACCCAATAAAAATAAAAATTCAATTACAGGATTGAAGAAAATTTTAAATTCACTCTTTGATAATAGAATTTATTTAAAAGATGAAAAAGACGATCCTTATGGAAAATATCATTTTCTATCTGGATTCGAAGAATATAAAGATGAAAATGGAAAGGTTTCTGGATTTATAGTTGAATGCTCAAAAAGAGTTTATAGCATACTTATGAATCATAATTACAAGGATGATGGCTATTATACTCCTATAAACTTGATTATATGGTTACAACTCAAAAATCAAAACACTCAAAGAATGTATGATTTTATGCGATTATGGACTAACTCACAATCAGTTATAACTTATGAAATAAATGAGTTAAAAGAATTAATGATGTTAGAGGATAAATATTCAAAATATAGCGATTTTAAAAAGAGAATTTTAAATCCATCTATTGAAGAACTTAATAAAACAGGCTATTTCAAGATAGATATGAAAGAGAATAAAAAGAATAAAAAAGTAAGTTCTATTGACTTTATAGTTGAAGATTTAGATAAGAGAGTTTACTTTAAAGAAAAGGCGACAGAAAAGGAAATTTTAGAGACAGTTGTTAATATAACAGGAAGTAAATGCGACAAATCAGGAATTGAAAAAGGGAATAAGTTTTATATTCCGGACAAAAAAGTGTTTACCGTTGGAACTCTAAGATCATTTAAAATTGACTTTGAAGATATTGATTTTAAAAATGAATATATGCTAGAAGCATTCAATGATTCAATAGCAATAACATTTGAAAAAGATGATGTTGAAAAGATTAAAGTTGCTAATTATAAATTATTTAAGAATACATTAATTAACAAAATTGAGGAATATAAGGAACGTGAGAGTAAGGATTTGCAACATAAAGAAGAAATGGCGAAATATTGGTAGAAATTACCTGTAGTATTTTTAATTCTCAACGTGTTATCATATGAGAGTAAATTTTATCTTACATTTTTCCAGTTAAGATAATATTTATATTCCAAATTGGTCAAGCGTGTGCATCTCCCAATGCATGCGCTGACTTATTTGAGAAGTGCATATAACTATTTAAGCATATTTAAAAGAGTAGGATAAAATGATAAATCCTACTCTTATTTTTTATACAGATTTAATTTTGTCTATAAATAAACTACCATTTTCAATTCCACAGTCAAAATAATATTTTCCAGCCATATATCTAGTTTTAAGATTGTTTTTGTCAGATATATTTATTTCTATTAAATCATCAATATTCAATTTTTTATCATATGTAAGCAATTCTTTTCCTCTTAATGTTATAGCATATTGAAACCTTTCTACTATATCATTAATTTCATAATTTAACTTTTGATCATTACTTAATATTTGTTTTATATTCATATGTACGCACCTCTAAAATTTCTCTAAATGTTATATTATTATAATGTCCAAAATATGTAAGATTATACCTTTATATTCAATATTTTATATTATTTCTTGATTTGAGAATATTATTCTTTTTTCTCTAGTATCAACTTTATGATATTTGTATTTATTCCTATTCTGTTTCAGTATTATCTTTTTCATACTATTACTAGGATAATCAAATATTATCTTATTGTTCTCCTCTATTTCCTTTTCGATTTTATCTTCTGATTGAGTTATATCAGCAACTATCAACTTTTCAGGCTTGTTACATTCAGTTTCAAATTCAATTTTTGTAGGTTTTCTATATTTATTTGCACCTAACCTATTAAAAAAACAGATAGTTTTATTTTTATAATCGTCAACGTAGTTTTCATAATCTTTTTCATATGTACTTATTATCTTCTTCTTATCTTTTTCATCAGTATAGCGAACATCTTTATGACTTAAAATTCCCATTTCATAAGCATTTAACTCAAAATTTAAATTCATATTGGCATATTTTTTAAGTTTTTGATTATTTTCTAAACTATCTAGAGTTGGTATTATTTCAGAAAAACCTTTCATTTGAACTTTTGCATATCTTCTTTCTTTTTCATTTTCTGCCAGTGCTTCATATATATTATTTTTAAATATTAATTCCTCTTCAAAACTATCATATGTATTGTTATCTGCTGCTTCTATCATATGTAAATATGTACTTCTTCTTTTTCCGTAAACTTCCATCATCGTATTATAATATTCATGTTCTCTTTTTAATTTTGATACATTTTCAAGTATTTGTTCGACTAGTTTTCTACAATCTTCACCTTTAACTTTTTCTTTTCTTTTTGTGTATGTAACAAACTCCTGATCATCAACAATCTTGATTAACTCAACCTTAAAAGCATCAACTTTTAGTTTCGATTTTAATTCTCCATATAATTCCAAACTAGATTTATACCCTTTATCTTCAGTATAAGAATTAACAACTCTTAAATCATCATATGTAACACGAACCATATAACTCTTTTCTTTATATTCTTTTTTCATTTTAAAATCTCCCCTTAACCATATGTACTTGATAACTAACTTGTTATCTTAATTAAATTATATATGAACTTATCGTATATGTCAATAAAAAAAAGAAAAAGATAGGAATTTTATTTCTCCTATCTTAATCTGGAATGTGGTATGAACATTGAACGTCAGTATCTTTAATCCATATATAGTTTTTAGTTTCTCACGGACTATAAATAAATCGTTTCCATATTCATTAACTATTATATCACATATTCTTTTAAATTCTTCATAACTTACAGGATTATCACTAATAGTCAACTCATACCCCATACCTTTTTGACTTATTAAATATATATTTACTGCCATATTACAAACCTCCTTATATTTAATTCTAAATTAAACTTTTCAGAAAATTATTTATCTATAATTTTATTTATTATTAACAATACCGATATAGCTATAATTAAGTTTGGTATTGTAATTAAATTTATGACAGGTAAACAAAAGCTATACCAATTTAAGGCCATTGTAGGATTAGCGTATATAAAAATACCCAATAACCCTATAAGGCCACATAAACCTTCTTTTGATACTTCTACACTTTTACTTTCCGTTTTAATTTTTGGTAATTTTATATTCAAATCTTGTGTTTTATACTTAGAATATTTATCTTCAACTATAATTGATTGATCTGTTATAATATCCTTTAAAACTCTTCTATCATCCATAGCAATATTTGCAGTCTTTTTCATAAAAATATTACCTCCTGATTTAAATTTTCATAATATTATTTTAGTTTTAATTTAAACTTTTCAAAGTCTTAAATACATCTATCAATATACATAAGAATAAGATTAATACACTATTCGATATTATACTTGAGATACCTAACATACTTATCATAGAACCTATTATCGTCATAAATATTGTACTTATCAATGTAAATTGATTTTGATTTAAACTTTTCACAAATTCATTTTCATAAACTATTTTCTCTGTATGTTTTACTAATCCTATATTTTTATATTTTGCATATTTATCAACGTAATTATTTTTATTTATTTTCACTAATGCTGTCATAATTCATATCTCCTTTTGAATTAAATTTTTATTAATTGTTTATACTGTAATATATGTATTTTATATATGAACTGTTCATATATTTTAAGAAAATTTTAATTATTATACTAAACATTTGAAATAATTTTAATTTTTTGATAAAGAAATAATAATCCAAAATGAATTAATATTAAAATTAAAAATAAATTTCTTAGGCCGACAGGATTTAAAATAATTTAAAAAATTTAGTATAATAATTAAAATTTTCTTTGATATATCTAAATTGTTTTTAAACTTTCCATGATATCGCAAGTATTTTAGTTTTGAAATAAACTTTTGATATACTTTTAACCTTATAGGATGGATTCTAAGAGGTTTTATAACCATATGTTATACTTTTATACCTAATAATATTTAAGAACGATTTAAACTTTTCACAAGCTTTGATTTAGATTTAATTTTTTCAATAAATTTTCAATAAAAAAGAAGTGCATTTAGCACTCCTGATTTATCATTCTTACTACGTCATCTAAATATTTATTTTGTCTTTTTATATAATCATCTTCTGGGCTACCTCCAACAGATCCAGTCCGAGATTCGTTGTCTTATATCTGCTATGACATTAGTTAATATTTGCTCTTGATTTAAAATTTTCATAAAAATACCCTCCGTTATATTAATCTTTTAAATAAATTTTCGATTATTTTGTTATAGATATTTAATTTTATTTTAAACTTTTCTCTACTTTCATATGTACAATAGCGATAAAATAAATTATCACTATAAAATATTATCATAAACATCATTTTCTTTTGTTGCGGCATGCCCTTTTACTATATAAATTTGTTGAGTTATACTTGAGTTTGCATGACCTACAATATCACAAACCTCGTCAATACTTTTCTTTCCGCTCAGTATTGCATTAGTACAAAAACTATGTCTAAGTTTATGAGCGTGAACATGCCCAATATTTAATTCCTTTTCCGCTTGTTTTAATCTATCCTGGATACCTCTTCTACCAACTTTTTTGTGTGTTAACGCTGAAATCCATAAATACAACTCATCACCTATATTTTTAATATCAATTTTAGATCTAATATCTTTTATATACTCTTGAAGTAATGCAGCAACTCCAGGAGGCATTTTTACATGCCTTGAAACTTCTCCATTATACCCTTTCCCTCTAACTGCTAATATATTAAAATCTGCACCTTTTACGTCATTAAGTCTTATTTCTGTTAATTCCTCAAGTCTTAAACCTAAAGTAATCATCATTAAAACCATAATATATTCCCTTTTTGCGTTTAAATAATCAACTTTACGGTGTGTATTAGGGTTTTCTATTTTATTTTTGAAATAATTCATAAGTTTTTTTATGTCTTCTTCTGGAAAATAGTCAACTTGTTTTTTATCAACTCTTACATTTTTGTATGCTAATAAAGGGCTAGTTTTTATATAACCTTCAGTTATTAAAAACCTTGAAAAGCACTTAACAGCACTCATCTTAGCATTTATTGTATTAGGTTTATATTTATCCCTTAATTCGTCTGTATAGTCTTTTATGAATTGCGGATCTTCTAATAAATTAAAGTTTTCAGGATCTATATTATAATCTTTAAAAAACATCTCTAAAGATTGCATATAGTCAATTATTGTTTTTTCGCTTAAATTTTGCTTTTGCATGTATTTTATTAAGTCGTTTAATAGTTTAAACATAGTTATAGCCCTCCAAATATAGTTTTTTTTAGAAGGGAATAAAAATTATAACTCCCTTCATACATTAATTATCTATTCAATTATTTTATCATATGTACAATTTTATTCTAATAAATGTTTTATATTGTCATAGTATTTCGTTATTCTACTTTGTGTTATCTTTTTATTTCTATCATATTTTTCATGATAAAAACATTCGTCAAAGTATCTAAGAACGTATATATTACCTTTTTTAAACAGTATATAATCTTCGGTTTCTTTTAAAACCTCTTTACAATCAATTTTAATAGCGTTATTGTATGTTTTTTCATTGGCCAATAATTGTAAATTCATATCTAAACTATCATTTTGAAGTGATGAAATAGTTATTTTATCTGTATATAATACATAGTATTGTAAATTGTTATTAGAGTCCTTAAAAGCTATTTTAACGGCCTCTGGTGTACTATCTGATACAATATAATAACACTTTTTAAAGTCTATTTTATTATATTGAACCTTTTCGCCTTGCAATTGTAATAATTTACTTATAATATAACCGTTAGCTGGTACACAGTTTAATAATGGTGTTTCTTTTTTACGTTTGTTTACATATCTTTTAAGTGAATTAAGTTGTTTTATAACTTCATCTTGTGTATTTAATTTATTATTCCATTTTTCTATTTGAGGATCTTGTTTTACTCCTGCTGTTATTATTGTTTCTTCACCTGGATTATTATAACAACTAACGAAATTATTCATATCTTCAAACACTTCTACATACCCAAACTTTTTAAGATGTTTAATATATGCCTTTTGATCTCTATGTCCGTAATCTTTTATTAAGTCTTTTGGATCGTTTATTTTCCAAACTTCATCGCCTATTATTTCTTTTGTTGTAACTGTAGTACCTTCTATAACTTTAAAGTCTTTATTTCCTGGAGTTGTGTCTTTAAAATATTTTATAGTGTTTTTTGGTTCTTCTGTATTGTTTATAGTTACATTTTCAATTAAACCCATTTCGTCGCCTTCTTCTATCCAGTCAAGAAGGAATAAAAATAAATTTTCTTTTGGTGCTCTTTTATCATATTTTATATTGTTTTCATCGAATAATATAAATAATTCTTCTTTACTATAATCTTTACAAAGTTTACCGTTTATAGGTCTTTCTATTATAGAATAATAATCTTCAGTATTAAATATTTCTCTTAATTTATCATTATAATTCATGCTTTCATCTTCCATACTCTTATTATTTAATTCTTCCGTTGTTGCTACTTCTGTATCTTCTTTGGGAAGTAAACTATTTGCAAAATTTAAAGTATCTTCTGATTGTTTAGCATACCAACATTTATTATATTTTGACCATCTAAACCCGTTTGCTTTTAAATTGTTTCTAACTTCTTCACTCGGTTTATTAGAAAAATATATTTCTACCCCGTTTTTATCTTCATTTAATTCAACTTTAACATCTTCTAATATTTCAATCTCTTTTGATTCTTTTTGATCTTCATTTAATTCAATATATAAATTGAAAGAACTATTTGAATGTATATGACAATAAAATTTTAATTTGTTATCTACTATACGAACGGAACAAAATCCTACGCTTGATTTTCTAACGTCTTCGCATGATTCTGTAAAATCTCCTTTTAATCCTTTACTCTCAGACACTCCAAACATATCATCATAAGAATAAGAATCCATATAATCGAATAATTGTTCTTGTGCCATTTTTACTAAAACGTCTCTTCTTAAAGTAACACTTTTACCATTGTTCTTTTCTACTCTTTTAACTAAATTCTCTATTCTCTTATTCATAACTTAAAATCTCCTTTTTATTTATAATATTTTTATTTCTAGTTTTGATCTAAGGACTAGTTTTAACCTTTTTCATATGTACTGTTTAATCTTTATATTTTAATTATATGCGTTATAGTCTAAAATGTCAACGCTTTTTATGAATTTATCATATATTTTTTTAGAAACTATATTCATTATATACATTTAATACCTTATCAAGTGCTTGTTTTAGATCTCCATTATCTAAATCGTCTCTATAATAGTGTTTAATACCTTCTGCGATATATTCGTTTATATCTTCATAATAGTAATCGCTGCCAAAATAGAATTCCTTATCATTAAAAGACTTTTGTATTTGATCTTCTTCATGTAAAGCCCAAACCTTAACAAGTGCGTGGCCTATTTCATGTAATAATGCATGTTCTACTTGATCGTATTCAACAACTATTTTATTTTTATTTTCGTTATTATATGTAATAAATTCACCTGCTACGTCTATCTTTTTACCAAATACAACGCTATCTTCTATCTTATTAACTGCACTTATTTCTAAGTTATAGTTATACTTAAGATCTGATAATACATTTTCAGGAAGTTTATTTAATTCCTTTTTCATATTCTCAAATGCCTTTATTTTATCTATGTCAGAGTTATTTATTTTACCTATTGAATTGTCTATTTTTAAATATGTACTATTTATTAATTTGAATTCTTTTACATCGTAGAATATATTTAAATATTCGCTTGATCCATCATTAAAAGTTATTTGTATATCTCCGTCATCTGCCAACTGATAGCATTCAATTTGTTTTTCTGGTTTAATATCCTCTTTATTATCAAGACTAAAAACGTTTAAATTTGTATTTGTTACTAATATAGTAACCATTAAAACTAATGCTAAATTTTCTATTATTTTTCTCATATGTACTAATCCCCTTTGTTTTTTTATTATTTATACTTTAATTATATGCGCTATTGTATTATTTGTCAATAAAAACATTAAAAATAATGAAAAAATTTTTTAAAATAGGTTGTTAAGTATGATAAATTCATATACAATTAAAGTATAAATAATAAATATTAATTATACATATAAAGGAGAATTTAAAAATGAAAAGAGAAATATTAAGAGGTCAAATATACTACGCAGATCTAGGAGCGGCATTCAACAGCGAACAAAGTGGAGTTCGCCCAGTTCTTATAATACAAAATAACGTTGGTAATAAATACAGTCCAACAACAATTATTGCTGCTATTACATCATCTCAAAGTAAAGCAAAATTACCTACTCATATTGAATTAAAAGCAAGTGACGTTGAAGGTCTTAATAAAGATTCTATTGTTTTATGTGAGCAAATAAGAACTATTGATAAAAAGCGTTTAAAAGAGTTCAGAGGTCAATTAGATGATTATACAATGATGGAAGTTTCGGCAGCAATCCAAACTTCTTTTGGTATGTTCTAAGGATATCTTTACGTCTTATATTATGATATCCTTAGATTTACACTTGTGTTGTTCTATATTTAGTTTTAATTACATATGTACCTATTTACTTAACCCTTTTAGTTTACCGTCATGAATTATAAAACTTATATTCATATTTTCAAATATGCTTTTTGCATCCTCTAAAGTTATATTTTTTATATCTTTAATAAACATTAACATGTACCTCCAGGAAAATTTTATATATTTAGTTGTGTTTAATATGTACTTAATAGTATTGCGGGATACTATTTATTTACTTAAATACTTTGTCTATTCTAACGCCTAAGATGTCACATAGTTTTTTAAGTTTTGTTGCTGCAGGATCTACTTTATAATTTACCCATCTACTATAAGTAGACTTGTTTATATCTAGTTTTTCACATATCTGAATCACTGTAAATCCTTGTTTTTCTCTAAGTGATTCTATTAATTCAAAATTAATCATTTAAACCCTCCTAAGAATAATTGCATATTTGCAACCTTGATATTAGTTATTTAACATTAACTATTTATACTATAAGTATAGCATCTTAATTGCATATTTGCAACTAATTTTAGTAAATTTTATAATAAATATTTTTATATGTACTGGTAATAGCGCTTAAAGGCCGCTATCAAACCTGATAAAATCTACAATTTATTGGGTTTATATAACCCATTTATAGTCATTAGTAGTTAATCACTATTGGATGTAAATCTACACCCTTTATTCCATTTGCAAAAGCATTTGGAAATACTTTCTTTATTATTTGATAAGATCCATTTGCATCAGCATTAATACTAATCCCTTTATTTGATATAAACAACCCTCTATATTTACGTCTTGATTTATTATAGTTTTCCTTTATAGGTAATTCGTTATCTATAAAACTTGTTCCTGAAGTGTAGCTTTCTTCTGTTGTTATCAACTTAATACCATTTTCTTTGCATTTATATTCTAACTTCTTTATAAAGTTATCATATGGTATTTGAATAAAATTTTGAGTATTACTACCTATTCTACACTCTTGTTTCCATTCTTTGTTAATTCCTATAACTATCGTATTAATATTCATCCTTATACAATAATCAATTACTATTCTGCTAGCGCAGTGCATAAAATATTCTAACTTGTTATATCTCTTCATATTAATTCTATCTAATCTTTTAGTCCAATCTAAATTATTATTAGTCTTTGCCAATCCTCTGTATTTAGATAACTGCTTATTATAGTATTGATTTATAGACTTTAACCCTTTGCCATTAATAACAATAGGCTTATATCCTATGTTATTTGTCATAGTTACAAAGTTATTTATTCCTAAATCAATTCCCATAATCCTATTATTAAATTCTCTTTCTTTGACATCTTTAGTTTGATAAACTATTTCAAGTATATAGCAGCCACCTTTAGGTATGATTCTAGTTTGCATATGTTTACCTTTTATTTTTGTTCTAATCAAATAATTATATGGCTTAAAAGGTTTGAATGCAAAATATAGATATCCTTCTTTAATTTGTGACTGCATATTAGTTAATATACACATATATCGCCCGTTTTTCTCTTTGTATCCTGGCAATTTTGGCTTACCTAAGTATTTGCTTGGCGTTTTATAATAGTCTTTAATTGATATTAAAAATGATTTCCAGGCCTTATCCAGCATCTTTAATGTATGTTGTCCTGAGTTAGATCCTATTTCTTTGAATACCTCTGTGGTTTTTAGTCGCCTTGTTAGCTCGCTATACTTCTCTACTTTCTTTGTATAAATAAAAACTTGTCTTAATTCATAATTTGCATAATTGTATAAATTCTTAGATTTAAAACAATATTCATCGCATATATTCCACATTTTATGATTTCTATTTATTATATGTCTTTCTACTCTATCTATGGATATTCCCTCCTTTGCATTAATATTTGAGAATTCAAAGTTAACCAAATGAAATTATACTTTTATTGTACTTTGTTATAAAGATCCATTAATTTATCAATTATATTTACAAGTTTATCTTTATGAATAGAGCCCTTTTTCTCTTCTATTTCCCTTTGAGTCTCTAATGAGTATACTATCATTCCTATTTCTGATTTACTTAATTTAACATCTATTGTATTTTTCATATCCTCTACACCATCCTTTTATAATATTTTTATATCCTAATAAAAGTTGAATTTTATTACCTTTAATACTGTTATAATAGGCGTTTTCGGTACGCCTCAACCGTTTATATTCATTTCTATTTATCATATGTACAATTTATTTTATCTTCTTTTACTTATTAAGCAATCTTTATGGCCAACTAGATCATTGCATTCATACCTAGTATAACTATATTCGTTATTTATAGGATTCAAGTACTTCTTTTCCTCTATTTGATGATGTATTTCAGAAACTTCTTTTCCGCAAACCTCACATACTCCATATTTTCTAGAACTTTCATTCCAATTTGTTATTGTATATCTATATTCATTTCTCATATTTACACCCTCCAATTTTTATTATTTAATTATTTCATCATATGTACATTTAAAACTATCTTAATCCAAATATCTTTTCGTTGTTCGCTGCTATTTCTGTTAATGCTAAGTTTATTCTGTTTATTACCTTGTTTCTATCCTTTAGTTGTGAAAAGTCAAGTTTATCATTTTCAGTTATTATATTATAACCATTGCTATAATCTGTATATAATTTTAATTGCTTAGGTTGATTATTTAATAACCATCTCTTAAATTGACATCTTATATATGCAAGATCCGTTCTATCATTTAAGTTTATTTGCTTGTCGTTACCTTTGTTGAATTCTCTGTAATCTTTTCTAGTATCTATTTTTAAGAAATCCTTTAATATATTTTCTGCTTTCATGTCTACATCCTCCTAAATTTTATTTGATATCTGCGGGTTGTTATCTTAATTTAATTATATGATAAGTTCATACTACTGTCAATAACTTTTATAAATTATTTTTAATTATATTCGTTATTGTGCGTTGTGTTCTTATCTTTTAATCTTTATATTTTAAGTATATGATAAGTTCATATAAAATGCAACCATTATTTTAAAATTTATTAAATTATTTTTATTTTATATATTAGGATTTATTAACTAAAAAGTATATGTATAATAGTATTTCCAATAGATTTAATAAAAATGATATAAAATTACTTACATTATATTGTAATATATGATTTTATATGATATAATTAAGTTAATGAATAGTTAATACTATTCAAGTACATATTGAAGGAGATAATTAAATATGAAAAAGAGTGAGTTAAGAATGTATTTAAGAAGTAAATTACATTTATATTGGAGACCAGTAGTGATTAAAGATTGCTGCGAACACTGCGGATCTAAAGAGAATTTAGAATTACATCATAAATCAGATAGGTTTAAAGATATAATATCTAATGTTTTAAACGAGTTCGGATACGATGACGATACAAAATTAAAAGATATTCATAATATTGAGTTGATAGTAGATGTTATTTTGGGAAGACATCTTTACATTAAGCATATTACACTATGTTCGGATTGTCATATTAAGGAGCATCAGAGGTTAAGTAATAAACATAATAGGAGACTATTTGAAGATGTAGAGTTCCCAAAGGAATTTTTAGATATACCATTAACTACAAGAGAAAAAGATTTAATAGTTAAATATTATGATTTATATAATGAAAAAGGTAGACAGTATAAATGGAGAGGGATAAAAGCATTTTTAATCAATAGTAATACATATCAGGTGATCTCAAAGTCAATAAGAATTCCAGGAAATACACATCCAATAAAATGCGATATAGTAAGTAGATTTAATAAAAATTTAAAAGGAGGTAAATAATTATGAATAAAGAAATAATGATAGTAGATGCTATATGTGGCGCAGGGAAAACAACTTTTGCTATACAGAAAATGAAAGAGGATGATAAACTATATATTTATGTAACTCCTTATTTATCGGAAATAGAAAGAATAATAACGGCAACTGACGGTGATTTTAAGCAACCAAATAATAAAAATGAAAAGGGTAGTAAGTTGGAGTCTTTAAAATGGTTAGTAACAAGAGGGGAAAATATAGTTTGCACACATGAACTATTTAAATTATGTGACTTAGAAATGTTAAATTTAATTAAAGATATGGGATATAACTTAATATTAGATGAGGTATTAAATGTAATTAACCCCGTAAAGATATCTAAGAAGGATATACACATGTTAGAAGTATCTAAAACAATACATATTGATAAAGAAAAAGGAATAATAAAGTGGTTAGACGATGAATACAAAGGTAAATTTGAAGAACTAAAACATCTATCAAAGAATGATAACTTATTTTTATTTAGAGATACTTTTGTATTTTGGACGCTGCATCATAAAGCGTTTGAATGTTTTAAGGATGTTTATATCTTAACTTATTTATTTGATGGATCAATTCAACGTTACTATTATGATTTACATGGATTTAAATATAAAAAGTATTCAGTAATAAAAGATAACGATAGATATAGATTAATTGATTATGATAGTAAATTAGATAATAGAGAACGTTTAAAAGAGTTAATTAATATCTATGAAGATAAAGGAAGATCTAAATTAAATAGTAATTATTGTAAAAAACCAACAGACAATATGTTTTCGTCTACATGGTTGAGTAAGTGTGATAATAAAACATTAGAAGTTATAAATCAAAACTTATTTAACTTTTTTAAAACAACAAATACTCCTGTTTCTAAATTATACTGGACTACAATAAAAGATTTCAAAACTAAATTTATCAATAAGAAAACAAAGAATAAGAATTTTATAAGTGTAAATGTTAGAGCAACCAATGACTACATGAATTGTACGTCCTGTGCGTTTATATATAATAGATACATGAATCCTATTGAACGTGCATTCTTTGAGTATCATAATGTTGAAGTTGACGAAGATACTTTAGCATGTGGTGATTTAATTCAATATATCTTTAGATCGTGTATAAGGATAGGTAAACCAATTAATGTTTATATACCATCTCAGAGAATGAGAAAACTTTTATATAAATATCTTAATTATGAAATATAAAAAAATAATATTAAATTAAAACGAAATTAAAATGTTTAATATATAAAGTTCAAAATTAGGAACTTTGTTATTTTCAAATATAGTATTTCCAACACTTTCAGACACTAATCCTTATAAGTAAAAAGTAATACATATAGAAGAGTAAGTATAGACTTACCTTTATTATTTTATAATTACATACCATTATATAAATAAATTTAAATCATATTCAAAGTAATACTAATATATAATAGTTAACCATTGTACATATAACATATAACTTAATACATACCTTCTAGAGTAGACGATAAAACGTGTCTACTCTTATTCGTTCATAACTAAAGTTATTCACTCATATAACAATCTTATTTATGGTAATGATTACCTTAGAGGATGTCTAGTATATAGATGTCCTTTTATTATGTGTAGTATTAGTTAGTGTATGTATAGTATGTATACTTAGTTAATCATTGTATAGTGTATAGTATGTTATAGTATAAGTGTATTGTATTAATAGTAAGTATTATGTATGTGTGATGTAGTAGTTGTTAGTGTGATAGAGTTGTAAGACATAAGGAAGAGTTAAGAAGGATAGAGGACTCACAGGGTTAGTTGATTGTTGGTTAGTAGTTATATTCTATTATAGATAGTATTAGTTGCTGCTATTATATTATTATAAGTTGTATTATTGGATAGTATCATTATATCTTTATCGTTGTTATCATTCCCTTATTATCGTTAAAATATTTTATTATTATATTGTTGTTACTATTGTTAGTTATGTCATTTGTCATTGTTAAGTGTTCACCATATATAAGAGAAGGTTAACCTAATAATTTTAATATTAGAGGGTATAAATTTTCTATTAATATACTTTTAAATTATCTCATTTTGAGACTATATAGAGCCAATAAAAACCACCCTAAAGAATAGCGTACACAATTAAAGTTATATACGTTATACCCCTACTTTCATAAAAAAGAGGCGTTTTTGAGTAGCTGAGGTGGGTTAGTAGTTTACAACATACACCATGAAAATTTTACCGTATAACCGTTGGTATAACTTAATCCTAGAAATATTCATTTTAATAATCACACTTAAAATAAGTATAAAATCACCCTTAAATTAACCAACTTATATTAAAATGAAATTAAAATTATTTATCATTAAAATTAAAATGTTTTATCTAATTATTAAAACGAAATTAAAATGTAAAAATAGAGGTTTAAGCTAAAATGCTTATTTTTATACGGTAAATGGGTACGGAAACACCGTATAAAATCCCCATATATCGCAATTTTAGAGGGTATAAAAATGGGCATAAAAAAGAGAGTTACTAAGAAAAATCCTTAAATAACTCCCATATATCGCAACTTTACCGTATAGGCCTACCGTATGCAATTTTTATAAAATAAAATCCCCATATATCGCAATTTTAAAATAACTCCGTATCGCACTTACACGGTGAAATTTGGTTCAATCGCAATATTTCTTCCTGTTTTTCAGGTGATAATTCTATGAAACCATTAGTTTGATCTAAGAAATCTTTTATAAAATTCATTAAATTACTCATGCATAATTTAATTCTAATATATTCCGTATTCTTGAGATAGAATTTTACTTTCCTGTCTGTACATATAATAATTGTTGGTAAGATATATCCTCGTTGTTCTAATGCATAATATTTATCGCAGTTGAAATATTTATTATTTTCTAACTCTAACAAATATTCATATTCGACATCTTGATACTTGATTAAGATATATACATCTGGCTTAACTCTAAAATCATCAACTTCAATTAAATACTTACAGTTAAACTCTAATATCTCAAAATTAAATATCTTAGATTGCTCAAGTAATTTTATATAGAATTCATTTATTAATATTTCGTGAATAATATTTTTAGGTTTTCTATTTAAATAATAATAGTTTTCGTTTTTCAATAAATCTGTATGTCTATTATTTACGAATATATTTTCCATTGGATCATATCTAACCTTTTTTAAATTAGGTATACATTCTATAAGTTTATTTAATCTTTGATGTTGTATAGTAGTAGACATATTAAATATTCTTTGAATTTGTGAACTTGTAATTAATGAGTGGTTGTCTAAAAAGGATAATATGTTCTTATCTCTATCTGTCAATCTAACTCTCATACTGAATACCCCCATATTTTATAGTATGTTATATGTATATGTTCATTGCTTTAAAAATGTTAATATTTTCTATGTGTAAAGAAAGATGGTATAAAATTTCCATATTTTAGGACAGGCATTTTAGATTTAAATAAATAGCGGGATAGTTTTGGAAAACCACCAAAAGAGAGGTGGACAAGTAATAAGGAATATAGGTATACCAATGGTTGTAAGGGTATTTACCTCCTATATCCTATTTAGGACTTTTGTTTAGGAGTTTTTATTTATTTTCTATTCACAATACACACTTAATCTACATATACTGTACTATAACTGCAGATAAAAAGGAGAAGATCAAATGAATAGTAAAGCATATATAAAAGATGTATATAAATTAATTCAATCAGATTCAGAAGAAATATGTAAAGGTAGAAAATTTAAAATTCATAAACTTACTCTAAAAGATAAGCTTAAATCTAAAAGAGAAGTTGAAATATTGTTATCTGATGGAATTAATTATTACAATTCAGTAGAAAATGTAAATCTTAAGAATTGTAAAATGGTAATAAAGTTAGATGGTGAAGTTAAGTATGAAAGTGATAAAGGTGTTTTTAAGAATACTAAAATATCATATAAGTCAGCAGGTAAATTCAGTTTTAAAGAATTTATAAAACTTAATACACCAGATCCAATAGAGGTAAACCTAAAAAGTATAGATTTTAGTAGAGATTATCATAGAAATCAATATCATACTTTTAGAAAACTTATTGCATGTCAAATAAAATTAGATAATGCATTAAGAAATTTTATAGAATCAAATACTTTTAGAATTAATAAAGAGATAAGTTAGATATTCGTTTAATATAGTTTGTAATTATGCAATCTTTTATAGGTAATTCATCTTATAATCCCCATTGGTGTGCGATAAAAGATCGACTTTACATTATAAAGATTGTATAGTGACATTTTATATTAAATGAATATACGGACTTATTCAAATATTAATCCTAAAAGTAAAGATTTAATAGAAATTATAATACCCAGGATTAACTTAAGTTAAATTGATTTATTTAACTTAATGATATTATTACCCAATACTCTAATTATATACTGTAAAGATTAACCATTTATCAATGGAGCGTTATGAGTTAATATAGGGACTTTATAAAGGCGAGAAGTTGATAAATAATCCTATATCTAAATACACTTAATAAAAAATAGTAAGTATATTTACTTGCAGTAAGCGTAAAATATACTATTTATGCTTAGAATTGCAAAAGATACATGTTATAACATAAATACACAATCAATATATCAAAATAAATAACAAAGGAGAATATTCACTATGAACATATTAGATTTACTAAAGCTATTAACTCAACCAATAGAAAATAGTAAGGCGTTTTTTGTTATATCGCCCATGTTAGTTTTTATATCAGTATCATTGCTTTATAAGGGCTACAGACTTGTCAAAACTAAATAATTATATTAAAACCGTATAATATCAAGATTTGTTAAGTGTGTAGCGGGGCGCATTTAAAAATCAAGATAATATACGGTTACTTAGCGTTAAATTAATTTTATAAAATCATTAACTATATTCCAAAGGCCATACATGATCATAATTAAAAGTAAAAATAGAACAAACATAAACATATTATCTATGGCACTCCATTTGTATGCAATAACCTCTCTATCAAGATTTGGGGCTGTTGCAGGATCTATAACGGGTCTTATATTTTTCCACACCTTCCAATCTTCAAGATGCTGATTGGGTATAAAGTAAAGTCTACTACCTTTGTGTACTTGATTGAATTCTGGTTGGAAATATTGAATTAATTGTTTCTCTATATAATTAATATCTACGTCTTCATCTATCTCTTTAAAATCTATTCTAGCAACATTATCAAGACATATCTGTGGTAAATGTCCATTTTTACCAAAATGACTACTCATACGGTTGCTAATTGAATTTGTTTGTCCAATATATAAAATTTTCCCAACATCATCTATAAATCTATATACGTAATTCATATAAATATCATCTCCAAATAAAATAAAGTGCAACCATAGTATTTACAGTTACACTTTGAGTTATTCATTATTTATTAAACTCGCAATATTTATTTAAATAATCTTCCATATCTTTATCGGAAAGATAAAATCCTTTAAATTCAACTTTACCATTTTCACACTCATCATTAAATAATATACCATGTCCTTTACCATTTAATTTAGATAAGCAAGTGTCATCGCATATTATTTTAGAATTAGATCCATTTACAGCCTTAAATCCTATTACATTAGTTAAACTTGCTTTAAAATCAGGAGACATTAACTTAGCAGATGGTCTTTGTATATTACATAAAACAGTTATTCCAGCACTTCTACACAAGAACCCTAACTCTGCTAAATCTTTTTGAAGATTTCCATTACTAATTAGTCTAACTGCATCATCTATTGCTAAAACTATTCTATTCAACTGTTTATCTTTAGATACTCTTTTATTATAATCTGAAAGATTTTTTGCATTAACCTTTTCAAACAAATCACTTCTTCTGTCACATTCTTGTATTAACTCTTTTATGAAATCCCATGCCTCATCTTTATCTTTTGTATACTTAACAACACTTTTACATTTCTTATACATTCCAAATTCAGTTCTTTTTAAATCTATTAGGTAAAATTTAATATCCTTACGTCTACAAAGAAGTTGAGTAAGGATTAGATTTGTACAAACCGATTTCCCAGACCCAGTACATCCTGCTATTAATAGATTCGGATTTGTATCTAGATTCAAATAAACTGTTTCTCCCCTTTTATCTAAACCTATTTCTATAATCAATTCATCTAAGAACTTATTAATATCTAATGAATATGGTGCATTTTCTGGAAGTTCCTTTGTAAGAACATCTATATATAAATATCCATCTTTAATTTTAAAAGATATATCATCGTGGCCTATAAATTCCTTTATGGCAACATCTATATTTTTTAGGTGATATGTTGATAATCCTATAGTTGATTTGAATTTATAGATATACCCATATTTTGTTTCCTTTATATCTATTAATTCTGGATACTCTCCACCTCTACTTTTAATATCTGAATACTCCCAAAAGTCCATCCAATCCTTCTGTTGTTGTGATAAAGTAGATATGTTCAAATATAATTTATTATCTTTTATATTTATTTTCATATTATCAACTTCTAACATTTCTTTTATACGATCAGAAATCTTCTCTATATCCGATTTATATATTCCAAATGGTAATTCAAACATTATAGTTCTTTTCAGACCATCTAGTATGTCATATGCAAACTTAGGACATGTGTCGTTGCATGTAATTTTATTATTTGACCAAAATAATTCCCATATTTCACAATTATATTTATAATTCTCTTTTTGAATTCTTTTATCTTTAGTGAGAACTCTATATATACCGTATATACCACCTGCTGCACCTACTCCGCATAAAGCTACTGGAGCACCTATAGATAGTATAGGTAATGCTATTGAAGATACAACACTAGGATATGCTGCACCTAATGCTAAACCTGAGCCTAAAATCCCTAATCCTATATCTATATTATTTATTTCACCCATATAACTACCCCCATTTTCATTTATAATATAGTGTATGAAAAATATTAAGAAAAGTTCATATATTTTTATATTTTTTATTGACACCACTATACTTAATATATATAATTAAAGTGTAAGGTAAATTCTTACAAAGTACATATGAAGAGGAGAATTGAATATGAAAATAAAGAGTAGAGATGTTAAGTTATTTCTAACAGGGGGAATAATATCTTGGGCAATCACAAGTGGTCTTGTGGTGTTTCCATTAGATCAAGAAAACAGAGATTTGAAATTGAAAAATGAACAACGTACTCAAATTAATAATGATTTAATGAGCAAAAACAAGGAACTTATTGGTAAAAATAGTAAAAAATCTAAGAAATTAATAGAAAAAGATAAAAAAATTGAGCAATTAGAAGAAAAAATAAAGGATTTTGAGTTTAAATCGGTAAATTTTAATCCAAATGATATAACTCAACCCACCAATATCAAAGCGAAACAATTAGAAATATTATTTAAGAGCAACAGTACATATGAGAATTTGATAGGATTAGAAAAGGCTTTTGTGGATGCAGAAGAAAAGTATGGAGTAAATGCGATATTTTTATTAAGTTTGGTATCGCAAGAGTCTAATTATGCGAAAAGCAGTAGGGCAATTAACAACAATAACCTAACGGGTTACGCTGTATATTCTAATGACAGTGAGGGTAGATCATTTAATAGTAAGTATGATTCTATACTATCTACCGCAAGGTTACTAAGGGAAGATTATTTAAATGAGAATGGAAAATATTTTAAAGGGTTAGATATTTATAGTGTGAATAGCAGTTACTGTGTTACTGAGGATAAATACTCATGGTCTAGGAATATAATAAGTATAGCAAGTACATATATTGAAAAACTTAATGCGATTAATAGCCAATTTAACGCATAATGTTTAATTATAGGATAAATAAGTTTAGTACATAATTAAAACCTCTTAGAATGGCTATAAATAGATAATTTAATACATTGGAAGGATGATTAAATGGATAAACTCACGCAACATAAAGTAGGAGTTGTATATGATGAATACGGAGAAATACTAAAAACTATAATAATTAAAGATGATGAAGATATTGAAATTATTAATAAAAAACGGAGATTACAAGAGTCTCAACTAAACTATATTAATAATAAAAACGAACTACATAAACAAAGTTGTTTATTAGGAGGTTATGTACATATGGCATACGTAAAAAATGAATTACTATTCAATAATATAGGTATAGATAGGGCTAATATAAGCAGATTAATATACCTATCTACTTATATAGATTATAATAATAGACAAGAAAATCTACTTATTAAATATACCCAGAACAACAAGGTGAAGCCATTATCAAAATATGAGATTAAGAAACTATTGAAGTTGAATGATACCGCATTTAAATCATTTATGGCGGATGTGATAAAACACAATCTTATAATTGAAGAAGACGGGTTTTTCTATATAAGTAATGATTATTTTTCAAAAGGGTTGATAGATAAATCTAAACTTAACAATAAAGAGTACACCAGGATTTTCATAGATACTACAAGAATGTTATTTGAGAATTGCACAAGTAGGCAACATAAACAACTTAGTTATATATATCAACTAATTCCATTTATGAATTTTGAGTTAAATGTAATATGTAGCAACCCACATGAAACTGATTTTTATGAATTAGATAAATTAAGTCTTATTCAGATATGTAAATTATTAGGAACTAGCACGGTCAAATCATCTATGAATAAACTTGAAAATAATTTATTGAAATTTCATATAAAAATTGATGGTAAAAAATATTATTTATTCAAAAGAGTTATCGTAAAGGGTGGAAATGGAAAATTTGATTATTTTATTATTAATCCTTATGTTATATGGGGTGGAAAAGATACAGATAAGGTAAAAGATACACTACAGACTTTATTATTTAAATAGTAAGTTCTATTTCTGCGACCAAAAACACCGTAGTAAGTTCTATTTCTGCGACCACTGGTTTTTACGGATAAACGTTGAAATATCAACGATTTTTATTAAAAAAAAGATGTTCAACTCTTATATATTATATAAACTTAAATTGTCACACTAAGTAAATAAAATACATATAAAGAAAAAATAATTCTCTGGGCAAAACACGTTCTATCGTTTTGAACAGATGAGACACAACTTGTTTGTGGCGAACATATTAAGTTATACGTTACATATACACTTCACGAAAACAAGTTTCGCTCGTGTTCTGATCAAATTAAAAATCAAATTTGCTCAGAGAAAATTTAAAATATCTATTGACAAGTATGATAAGTTCATATACAATTAAATTAAGATAACAAGTTAGTTATCAAGTACATATGAAGGAGAATTGAATATGGTTTTTATAATATTAATATTGATGATTGCATATTCTATAAATAGAGGTGTAAATTCAAAATCTGAATCGGGATTAAATATGTGGTCAAAAGTATTTTACATAATTATCACTATGTATATAATATATTCGCTATATACAATTATTAATATATTGTTATTATAGGCTGTAAGAGCCACGGTGAGAAGATTTAATACGTAGTAGGATTAATTATATTAATAATGATTTAAAATTGAATATAATGGGTTTAAATGGTTTAGAATAATTATATTAGGAGGATAATAGAGTGAATTTTAATAAGGTGAGATTAGAAATATTAGAAAGGTTAAACGAAAGATACGAGGACGGAGTATATCATTTAAACATAGAAGATATAGAAGATTGTGTTGGAGATATAATGAGTACATATGGGATTGAATTAGAAGATATTGAAAATATGATAGTTTATGAAGAAAATTATCATGCTAAACTAGATGCATTAAATCATGATGGGACGCATCTAGAGGAAGAGAATTAATAAAAAGAATGGGAGAGTCAGAATGAGTGGATTGAATGTATTAAATAATGAAGTAGCGATGATAAGCTTAGAGGTTGTAGATCTTATAAATAAGTTTAGGGTAGAAGAAGGAAATAGAAAAGAATTACTACATAAAAACTTTATGGCTAGCATAAAAAGTGAGATTGAGGCACTTAAAAAAGCTGGTATTAGAGCCGGGCTAAATTTTCAGCCGGGAAAATGGTTTAAAAGGAGATAAGTTGATTATGAACGAATTAAAAATATGTAGCAAGTGTGGGAAAACTAAAGATATAGAATGCTTCGAACTACATTCTGTTAATAAAGAAACTGGTAAAATTAATTTAAGAGGACAATGCAAAGAATGTAGAAAAAATATAAGAGATAATAAGAAGGATTTAAGAATTGATTATGACAAGGCTAAATATAAAGAGAATAGGGATAAAATATTAGAAAGAAAGAAAGAGTATTACAGGGAAAACAGAGAAAAGATATTAGAATATAAATCTAGATATTATATTGAAAATATAGATAAAATTAAAGAATATTCAAAGTTATATCGATCTAATTGTGGAGAAGTAAGAAGGGTGGCGGAATATAAAAGAAGAAGTTTGATTAAAGGGTATAAATACACAAATGAAGAATGGGAAAAATGTCTTGAATTTTTTAATAATAGATGTGCATATACTGGGGTTGAATTAACTAAGGAGAATACACATAGAGATCATATTATCCCTCTGTCAAAGGGTGGATTGAACGTGATAAGAAATATAGTGCCAGCTTTGAGTAGTGCAAATATATCTAAAAGAGATAAAGATATGGAAACATGGTTTAGAAGTAAGGACTTCTTCGACGAAGGTAGGTTAAATAGAATAATTGAATGGATGAAATTTAATGATGTTCACGCTTTAATAGATAGTATAGAAACTTTAGAGGATATATTTGATATATAGGGGGAAATTAAATATGACGTTTACAAATAATAATTTTAGAGGAAGAATAGATGGTAAAGATTTATATTATTATACAAATAATTTAGATTACAAAATACAGGATACAGAAAATAGAATAAAATATATAGAAGATAGATTAGGATCGAAATTAATAGGATATAAAAAATTAGATAGGCATAATTGTACATATGATATGAAGGTTCAAGCAAATGATAAATATTGGGAAGAAATCTTTATACAAACATCGGATATTGCTTTAGATAAAGATGGTTTATATCAGGTCGAAGATGAAGGGAAAATTAAATTAGTAAGTTATAGCGAGTACATATCATGGTGTGAATTAAACAATAAAGATGCATTAGAGTACGCTGATATAAATAATCCATTTAAAGCCATCCCTTACGAAAATATTCATGAAGAGGATGAAATATACGATGATGTAAAGATAGAACGTGGAGAGTGGAAATATACAGGTCAGAACACATCTAAAATTAAATTGGTTCTTAATAAGTCGGATGATTTATATTCAACATCAAATATAGCAAAAGGATTAGAAAAATTAGGTAGTTATATATTGAATGCGCCAGTACATATTAAAGACGGTAAAGAGATTCCAAAAAAAGAAAATTTAAAATATAAGATATATAATAGTAGAGAATTGTTTAATAGGGCATGCCAAGAATATAATACAATAAACAGATTCTTGAGAGCAAATGGAATTACAGATAAATCAGAAGATTTAGAAGGTGAAGCAATACCGATGTTTCAACCTCATAAGCAAAACTTTAATAAGGTTAAAACTGTAAGATATATGGGATATGGAGATATTAAAAAATATCCTATGCTTAAATCATATGTTGAGTTACACGATAAACTAAAATATGAATTAAAAAAACCAAATAGTAAATTAGATAAGAAGAAACTTCCGTATATAATGAAAGGATTAAAGGATGATTTAGATTTAGTTAAACAATCATCACTAAAACCTATAATATTTAAAGCACCATTAACTCCAACTCCAAAATCTATATATGAAGACATAGTAATCCCTTATAAAAAGGAATTATATGGAATGCTGCAATCAAAAGTTGAAGATTTAAGAGATTTAGATATGATGTGTTGCCATATAGATTTAATGAATATAATGAAAAAATGCAAATTCACAGAAAGACAAAAAGAAATACTTGATTTATGGTCAAGAGATTATTCTACAACAGAAATAGGTGAGATATTAGATGTAAGTAGACAAGAAATAGAAAGGTCTATGAGTGTAATTATAAATATGATAATAAGAAAATATAAAGATCAATATGAGGATTGGATAGGATTTAATTATAAAAAATCAGAATGGAAACAATGCAGTAAATGCAATGAGGTTAAATTAATAAAGAGATTTAATAAAAATGGAAAATATATAATGTCTCTATGCAAAGATTGTGATTTGAATAGAAAGAAATAATATTGTGGAAAAATAGTTGCGATATATCGCAGTTATAGGGTATATATATTGTAAGGGGTATTAAATAATGCCCATATATCGAAGTTTTAGTACATATGATTAGAAACTCTACTCAAACGAGAGGGTATTTAATAAAATTATCAGGTAAACCTTATATAAAGCGTAGCTAACTTTATATTAAGTTCTGATTATACCTATGATGTAATAGGCTTTGCTTGCGAGTGTATTACGGAGGTATTTTTTCAAGGTTTATGAGTTAGCCTTGTGCAAGCTATATCTTTAAGATAATAAAACTCACCTATAATGTAATTCAAAGTTTAATAACTGATGGATTAAGTGTGGTATTCGGAATGTTCATGTATGATATTTTGAATATAACCTTTACCCTTTGAGGGTTATCAAAGTACAATGGTAGAAGACTTTTAGTTTTTTGCCGTGACTACCGAAATGGTGTTTAAAATAGGGAGTGAAATCCCAGTAAAGATAAATAGAGAGTGAAATCTCATGGGATCGCATTGTGTCGGTCGAACAGTTTTATCTCTTCTGTAAAAAGAGAAGTTATATATCCTACCTATATTCTAGATGATAGGTAAATAAGGAGTATAGCCCAAATACCTAATTATCCATTGTATATTAGGAGGCTTCCTACTCCTGAACTACAACATTAAAACATAATTCTTAATACTAGAATTTCATTTTAATCCTCCCCAATGATTTGACGCAACTCGTTAAGAGTTGTGTTTTAATGTTGTAATAAACATTATACTCATAATCTCCCTTGAAAGCCCTGATGTTCGTTGTCAGGGTTATTTTCTTTTTTGAGGGATAAAGATACAAAAGGATGTGATAGAGTTGAAATCAACGGACTTTGTATCAGAGTTATTTAAAAAATTAAAAGATAATGATATTAAACTATCGAGAGATGAGTTGAATATTGTAATTACAGAATTTGTATCTCTGATACATGATGTAGTTCTGTATGAAGAAGAGGAAGTAAAAATTAATAACTTTGCAGTATTCTTTTTAGGAAAGAAAGCACCTAGGAAATTACCTAATGGTGAAGATGTTCCTCCTGGAGAGATAATGCGAGTTAGATTAAGCGAAAAGTTCAAGAATAAACAAGATTAAATTTGACGGTAGTTTTCGGTTAATATAGATTTTTTATTCCTCCTTTACTATAAAAACTGAACTACTCGTCATCTTATAAAGGAGATGATATTATGGAATATCAATGTTCATGTTGTGGTGGCATCTCCAAAACTAAATTTTACAAGTCATACTCAGTTTTAAATAAATACAGGATGGTGCAAGCCATTTGTAAGGATTGCTTAATAGAAATCTATAAAGATTTAGTTAATGAGTATAAAAGCGAAGATAAGGCTTTATATAGGTTATGCATGCTTTTAGATGTCTATTATGATGAAAAGATGGTTGTTACTTGTAAAGAAAAATCAAAGGAGAGCGGAAAAGACTTACCATTGGAATATATGCCTAAGCTAAGTCTAAAACAATATGCAAATAAAAGTTTTATTGATTCTAATAAAATGGAATTAAATGAAAAGAAAATAGTTGGGAATGAAGATGTAAAAAAAGAGGAAAAGTCAACTAAGAAGAATAAGAAATCTGTTGTTACTCCGGAAATGATACAAAGATGGGGTGATAACTTAGAGGAAAATGATTATCTATTCTTAGAAGAAAGATTTAAAATGATGTGCGATACATATGACAATAAGAATATAGCGAATATATGGCAATATCAAGAAATAGCATTAAATTACTTACAGATTCAGAAGTTAAGAGCGTTAGATGACGAAAAATCAACTGCTACTGCAATAAAACTAATGGATAGTACAAGTAAAATGATGAATGACTGTAAAATGAAATCTACTCAATTGGACGGTTCTGGAGATTTAGATGTTAATCTACCTGGAATATGGGCAAAAAGAATTCAAAATGAAGATCCCATTCCTCAAGCAGAAGGGGTGTTTGCCGATGTAGATAGAATACAGGAATTGTTTGATAATCAATTTGTAAAGCCAATGAGACGTGTTTTAGGAGTAGGTGATTAATATGATTACTAAAACTAAAGAACGTGAAAGTAAGTATATAAGACCTATTGAGCGAATGGAAGAAGGGATGAAGATATGGCTTTCTTATTGGAGGGCTAATCCTCACCGTATGGCTATGGACTATTTAGCATGTCCATTAAAACCATTCCAATGCATATTATTGTATTTGATGGAAAAATATGATTTCTTCATGTTTGTAGCTAGTAGAGGTCTAGGTAAGTCATATTTAGTTGCGGTTTATTGTTGTGTAAAATGCATACTTTTCCCAGGAATTAAAATAATAGTGGCGGCAAAAGATAAAGGGTAATATAATAAAGGTAGAAGGGTGGTGTTATAATATGTTATTAGATAAATCGTTAAATATAAAATGGAATAATGCAACAAAGGATTATTACATATCAAAAGGTTATAATTATACAAAAAAGAATGATATATTTACGATAGATATCGAAGATATGATTACAACATCAACTATAAGAGTGAACGTTAAATGTGATTATTGTGGTGATATTCATAAAAAAGAATATAGAGGATATATAAAAGGTAGGGAATATATAGATAAAGATTGTTGTAGTAATACAATATGTAGAAATAGAAAACTACAAGATGTTAACTTAAAATTATATGGTGTAAAAAATGCAGGACAAAGGGATGATGTAAAGGCGAAATTAAGTAAAATAAAAAGAATGCCTTTTAATCAGGTTAAATCTATGTTTGATAAAAAAGAATTAGATTTAATAAGCAGAGAAAGTGATTATATAAATGGAAAAAGCAAATTGAAATTTATATGTAATTACCATAAAGAAAAGGGTATTCAGACTACAACATTAGATAGTCTTAGAAGTAGCAAACACTGTTGTAATTTTGGGGCAATAGAACATGTTTCCAATATTAGAAGATTTGATATAGAGAAAGTTAAATCTTTATTTGTAGAAAAGGGATATATTCCTAAGTTTGATACATATGAAAATAATCAAATACCTATACCTTTTATGTGCGAAAAACATATGAATGCAGGTATTCAATATGTGAGTTATGCTAACCTGCAACAAGGTCAAAGAGGTTGTAAGGTTTGTTCAATAGAATCGGTAAAAGATAAGCATAGAGAAGATAAAAATATTGTTTATGCCCTATTTCATGAGAAAGGTCTAAGTGTGTTAGATGGCGAAGAATATCTTAACAAAGATACTCACATGAAATTTACATGTAACAAACATCCAAATATAATTCAGAGTACGACATATGCAGGGTTGAAGCGAACTGATAATCCTTGTTATGCATGTAGAAATGAATTAAGTTACTCTAAATTAAATAAGAGATTAAGAAGTAGTATCGGTAAATGGAGAAGAAAGACTGAGATTAAATGTAAATCAAAATGCGTATTAACTTCAAGTGAAGTATATGATATTCATCATTTGCATCAATACAATGCTATAGTTGTAGAGGCGGTAACATCTTTAAAATTAGACGTTAATAATATAAATGGTGTGGATTTTGAAAACTTAAAAAATAAAGTCATAGAACTTCATGAGACATATGGTGAAGGTGTTTGTATTCATCCCGAACTACATCAATTACTACACATGAAATTTGGAAAAGATACCACAATAGAAGATTATTATAAATTTAAAGAAAACTACCTTAACGGAGTTTACGATAATGAAATAAAAATAAGTAAACTTACGCCCCGTACATGAAGAAATTCATGTAGGACACAACCTTAAAACCAGTAATTCCTAAAGCTCAACAACTACAATAAGAGATAAAATCATAAACTCTTATGAACGTGAGGAAACTCAGAAACAATGGTTGAGATGGCATATGGTGAGAACCTAAGTGTCGTAAACAATGGATGTTTGGTCGCCAAGCCTAGAAATAGGAAGGTCAAACGACTAGTCGAAAAAGACGTACACTTAAGCGAGTGGAAACGGGTTGCCCTTAGCACGTAATGGTGAAGGTGAAGAAATAGTCTACTCTCATGTGAAAGCATGAGGCTCAAAGTTGAGCATTGCAAGTGTAGCGACTTGTAATAAATATTTATGGCAAGCAAAGTTGATGATAACACAGAAGATAGAAAAAGAGTTAATGAACTACGAAGGTTCTATGTTGCGATTTGAATTGAAGCCCGGTAGAGAAGGTATACAGACCGGAGCAAATGATGCGAAGGTAATATTCAAAAACGGAAGTACAATAGAATGTACAACAAGCGGTGAAAGTGCCAGAGGTTATAGAGGTAATATACTTATAGTCGATGAATTTAGACTTGTACCGAAAGATGTTTTAGATAAAATACTAAGACCTTTCTTAACTGTAGTTTATAACCCACCTTTTTATAAAAAAGATAAATATAAGGATTATCCGAAGTTTGAAAACAAGGAAATATATATGTCTTCCGCATGGTTAAAAGCGCACGATTCATATATAAAGTTTAAATCATATATAAACTCTATGCTAAAAGGTGAAAATTACGCTTGTGTAGATTTACCTTATACAGTTGCTAGAGATGAAGGCTTTTTAACACAAGCCAGAATAGATGCCATAAGGAACGAGGATGATATGTCTGAAATGTCCTGGCAAATGGAAATGCAAGGTATGTGGTTTGGAGAATCTGAATCGGCATTTTATAAATTAGGAGAGATTGAACCTAATAGAAATATAAAAAAAGCGTGGATTCCTCCTACAAAAGAATTGTACATATTAGAAAAGGATAAACGTAAAAAATCATATCATTTACCTAAGCAAGAGGGTGAGAAAAGGTTAATCGGAGTAGATATAGCCTTGATGCAAGGTAGTACAAACGATAACACTATATTCACTATGATGAGATTAATACCTAATGGTGAAAATTATGATCGTTATATAGTTAATATAGAATCTTATGAAGGAGTTCATTCAGAATCTCAAGCGATAAGAATCAAACAATTATTTGATGATTTTCAAGCAGATTATATCGTATGTGATACCGCAGGTAATGGACTTGGAGTATATGATGCAATGGCAAAAGTTCAATACGACTCAGATAGAGATATTGAATATCCACCATTTATAGCATTCAATGATGAGAGGATGTCATCTAGAAGTTTAAATAAAAATGGAATACCTTGTGTGTATTCAATGAAAGTAACTCAAGCGGAAACGAACCATCAAATATGTACATGGTTGAAGGATGATTTGCAAAATAATAGATTGAAATTATTAATAAATGATATAGAAGCAAAGTCTTATCTTAGTGATAATCATAGTTTCGATATAAAAACAGTAGAAGAACAAGTAAGCATGTTAAAACCATATTTGCAAACTTCCGCATTAGTTAATGAAATGGTTAACCTTGAATGGAAAACAATAGGTATTTATATAAAGGTTTTCGAGATAGGAAGAAATAGAAAAGACCGATATTCATCATTAGCATATTGTAATTATTATGCGAGAATATTAGAGAAGCAATTAAAAAAACCAAAGAAAAAAGGTGGCTTTGTGGCGCTTTGGTAATATATAAAAAACTCCAGAAAGGAGGAGTTAAATGAGTGAACAGGAAACAAATCTTGAACAAAAGAAGTTTCAACAACATAAAAGATTTGCCAGTGACAGTGTAAGTGGAAATGTCAATACTTATTATAAGAGTAAATCACATGATTTAGATAGGATAAGTAAGGCTTTAGAAGATCCAGTTAAAAATCAAAAAACACTACAAGAAGTTTCAGAATACATATATCATGTGGGCGGTGTATATCAAAGAATAATAATGGATACTGCATTTATGCCTGAATATGATTCTATGCTTACTCCTAAGGGTGTAAATAAAGTTAAACCTGAGACAAGAAAGAGAACTTATCTTGAAGCAGCAATGATTATAGATAAGATAAATCCGAAACATACTCTTAAGAGATTTGGGTTGAAACTTCTTAGATTTGGTGAATTGTACATATATGAAATAGAAGATGAAGATACGATAGTATATAAAGAAATGCCAGTTGATATATGTAAAATAACATCTATCGAAAATGGTTTATGTAAGTATGCTATTAACTTAGATAGTTTAAAAAATAAAAATCTATTGGCGACCATGCCAAAAGAGATAAAAAAGATATATGAAAAATATCAAAATAAGACTATTAGAGAAGATAAGCTTATAGATAAAAAATGGTATGAATTAGATAAAAATGCTTTTGCTTTTAATTTTATAGATCCATTTTTACCTAAAGGGTATCCACCATTAAGTTACTTATTTAAAGGCGTATCGGCATTAGATAGAATGACAAATAAATTACTATCTGATGAAGAAATTGAAATGCTTAAGATAATTCATAATAAAATACCTTTGGATGATGATGGTGAATTTTTAATAGATCCTGAAATAGTGTCTAAATATCATTATTCAACGAAAGAAAATTTACCAGAGAATGTAACTATAACAACTAATCCATTTGAGATGAAAATGCATTCTTTCCAGGGTAATAATAAACAAACGAATTATAGACAAGAGGCGTTAGATAATGTATATCAAACCGCAGGTTTTTCAAAAGAAAAATTTAGTGGAGAGAGAAATTCTAATCAAGCGATAAAAGTTAGTACAATGGCAGACGAAATGGTTGCACTTCAATTAGTTAGAATATTTGAACCTTATTTAAATTACAAGTTAAGACAAAATAAAAAAGCATCTAATTGGAGAGTAAAGATACTAGACAATACATATTACAATAAGTCAGATTATTTTAGAGACTGTAAAGAGGCGGCAAGTAGTGGTAGTTCAAGATTTAAATTTATGGCTAGTTGTGGCTTGTCACCATATGAGGCGGTTATGCTAAGACAAGTCGAAGAAGAAATCGGGATAGATGAATTAATGACACCATTATTGAACGGGCAAAACAGTAGTGCTAAATTAATTGAAGATAAAAAGAACGGTAGACCTAGTGCTGAAGAAAGCGGGGATGTACCGGAAAGTGAGGAGTAAATGTTAGTTTATACTTTTGATAAGGATAAAAGAGATGAACTAATTAACCTTGACTGCAAATTAAAACAAGAATTAACTCATAAAGGAAGAGTTGCTTATGTTTTCGAACTGGATGGTACAATCTTTTCGAAATACTATAAAGACAACTCTATTTTTATGTTTAATAAAATGAAATTTGCATAGGGAGGTGAATTAGTGAATAGAAAAATTAAATTTGAAACTTCTATTGATATTACCGAAGAGGTTATAAACAATAACGCACATCGTGCTAGATTAAAGGTTTTACATAGTGGACTAAATCAAAATGGCAGCGATGTAACAGTTGAAGCAATAGAAGAATCTATACCAACATTAGCAAATAAACCAATATTGGCTTATATAGAAAGAGATGAAAATGGGGATGCAACAGGATTCGGAGGTCATAATTCGCATTTAGAAATAAAAGAAAAAGATGGAGAATTATATGTTACTGAATTCTTTGATGAAATACCTATAGGTGTTATACCTGAAAGTCATAATGCTAAAGTTGAAGAAATTGATGGTAAAAAATATTTAACATGTGATTGTTTAATCTGGAAAGGTTATAGCAATGAGGCGTATGACATGTTAGTTGAAAATGAAAAGAATGATGTTTCATGTGAAATGGAAGTTAAGGCGTTAGAATTTGATGATGATGGAGTTATGCAAATAAAGAAATTCAACTTCTTAGGAGTGACTGTCATAGGTGTTCCACCTGGAATGATAGGTGCTGAAATAGATATGAATGCAGAATTCTTTAGTCAATTAAGAGAAAAATTTACAAAAGACATTAATGATATTAATACATATTTAAAACAAGAGAATAGTGGAAAGGAGGATAATGAGTTGGAAGATAACAAGAAAGAATTTGAACAAGTTAAAGATGACAATGTAGAAAACACTGATGAAAAGAAGGTTGAATTTGGATTATCAATAGATAATTTAAGACAATCTATAAACTCTCAATTACAAGAAATGACTACCACTCGTACTGATTACTGGGGTGATGAATATGAGTGTAGAATGTATTGGTTAGAGACTATTCTAATAGATGAAAAAGTAGTAATACTAGAAGACTATAATGACTGGAATAAGCATTATGGAGTTAATTATACTATGGACGGAGACAATGTAATATTAGACTTCGATTCTAAGAAAGAGTACATACAAGAGTGGAGAGAGAAGACTTCTACAGATGAAGTAATAACATTTGAAAGAGAAGATGTTGTAAAAGATATAGTTATGAAGAAGTTTGAAAATAAAGATCAAGAAATAGCTGATTTAAAAGATTCATTAACTAAATTAGAAACATTCAAAGCAGAATATGATGCGAAAGTTGAGTTAGAAAAAGTTACTAATCAAGTAAATGAGGTTGTTGAAAAGTTTGACTTTGAGGAAGATGAAATATCTGAATTAAAAGAAAAGGCTATAAATAAAGAATTTACAATAGAAACTTTTGAATTACACTTAGAGGCATTATACGGAAGAAAAGTAAGAGAACAAAAGAATGAAAAGAAGAGTTTCAGCAAAGAACCTGAAAAATTAACAGTTAGTGATCCTGTAGTTGAAAAAGAAGATGAAAGAAAATTGTATTTCGAAGAATTAAAGAAAAAATATTTATAATAATCGGAGGTAAGTACATATGGCAGATAAATACATATTAAATGAAGATAAAGCGAAGGGTTCTTGTGTGTCTTTTAAAGCACATAAGGCATTACAAAGAGGTGCGTTATTAGAAATAGACGGAATGGCAGATTCAGTTTTAGGAAAAGGGGATTTAGAATTATACAAAGTTAAAGATGCAACTGCTGAAACAAAGAGAGGTAATTTATTAGTTAACGTAGCAGTTCCAAAGATGTATGATGATAAATTAACTGAGAGAGATTTCGAAGTGGCAAATGGCGAAGTAGGAAGAGGTAGAAATCCTGAACCACATTGCGTTCACACTATAGCAAAAGAATTAATAAATGGAGAACCACAAGCAGGATGGAAGTTAAAATTAGGCGATGGTAAATTTGATGAGGATTCTGTTGGAACAAATGCTATAGCAATAGTTGAAGAAGTTCTAAATTGGAAAGGCCAAGATTCTGTAAGAATAAGATACATATAATTCAAAAATAAAAAATGAGCGGAAAATATTTATAATAATCGGAGGTATAAAGTACATATGTCAAATAAATTTGAAATAAGAGATATAGCAAGAGAATTATACAGAGGAAATATAGAGAAATTCTCTGGTGGAGCGATAAATGAAAAAGAAGGAACTGATATGGTAACTAATGCTATATTAGACGTTTGTGGATGCAAAGAAAAGTTTAATATGAATAAATTTATGGATAACAAATATAAAGTATTCCAAATATTAGAAGAAGTGTTAACTGAGCCTGTTCAAGATGGTATAGTTCCTCAATATCAAGAGTGGATGGATATACAAAATGTAGGATATAATGAAACTTATAGTTTCAAAACTTTGGATAATGACTTATTTAGAGTTGGTGTTGTTGCAGACGGAACACATGACTTCCATAGACAAAGATTAATGAATGGTAAACTAAGCATGTCTAGTTTCTCACTAGGAATCGCTATATATGAAGAATTCCATAACTTAAGAACTGGAAAAGTTAATTTCGCACAAATGATAGATAGAGTTAAGGAGTCTTTTGATGCTGAAATAATGAGAATGGTAGTAGACATGATTGCCAAATCTTATGATGGACTAGATACAAAATTCAAAGTTAAAGGTTCTTATGATGAAACTAAATTATTAGAAATAGTAGATAGAGTTGAGGCAAAATCTAGAAAGAAAGCAGTTATATACGGAACTAGAACAGCATTAAGCAACCTAAAAGGATTGTCAGAAGCAGATAAAGAAGATATAAGAAATCATGGATGCCTTAGAATGTGGAATGGTATAACTTGTATAGAAATACCACAAGCATTAAATTCTAAAGATGATTTCATAGTTGATAACAAAACTTTATTCGTTATACCGGATGGAACAAAGATAGTTAAATTACTTATGGAAGGTGAACCTGAGGTAAGAGAAACTACTTCTGAAGAACAAAGAGATGATCAACAAATAGAGTTTGCATTCATGCAAAGAATACAAATAGGTATAGCAAAATCTAATATATACGGAATGTTTGTTATACACCCATAATTAAAATAAGTACATATGACATGAAGGAGGTTAAGTCCCTCCTTCTGATTTACAATTTGAAATAAAGGAGAGAATGATAGATGGCGAAAGCAAAAGCAAGTGAAAAAAAAGAAAGAAAAATGACTAAGAGTGAGTTAAAAGCATTATTAAAAAATGCAGAGATAGATATAGTATCTAATGATACAGCACAACTAATATACAAGTGTCCTATAACTCATCAAGAAATATATCTAGATGAATACGGAGATACTGAATCTGTAGGTATGGATGTACTACAAAGTATGAAATCTAAAGCAAAAGATTTCTTTAGAAAATATTGGATAATAATTGAAGATGTTTATATACCTAATTCAGAGGCCGATGTATCTGTTGAAGATGTGTATAATTTCCTTGGATTATCTAATGTATATGAAGAAATATCTGATTTTGAGGGTGGATATTTTGACAACCTTTTATTAAAAGAAAAGAATGATAAATTTGCAGATAGAGTTGAGGATATGGATAAGAAAATGTTAGCACAGTTAATAACTAGATCTGTCACTTTATATCAAGAAGGAAAATTTGATAATTCTAGAAAGCAAACTATATTAGAAGGTTTGGCAGATAATGAGTTCTTATATAAAGAAAATGATATGAAACCTAAAAAGAAAAAGAAGTAGGTGATTAAATGACACCAATTTCGGAAATATATGATTCATTTTTAATGTTATTAGAAGACAGAAGTTTATCTAAATTGGCAAAAGATGATTTTGACTTTTTATTATTAACTTGGTTGAAAAATGCTATACCTAGATTTAATAATTGTAGAAAATCACTTCAAATAAAAGATGTATTTTATCAGGATGAAAATCAAAAAGTTATTGATTCTGAGTTAGATTATGAAGAAATATCTATATTAGCACATGCAATGTTATTAATATGGACAAAGAAGAGGTTGCATAGAGAGCAATTGACTGAACAACAATTTGGTACAAAAGATTTCTCTAAGTTATCAAACTCAAACGTATTGCTAAGATTAAAAGATACATATGAGGTAGACCTGAGAGAGTTTAATTCTATGAAAAGAAGATATGGTATGAAATTTATAGGGGAACTTAATTAATATGAGTTACTATGATAGATTCAAAAGAATGAATGGATTGTATGGTGATTCTGTAGCAGAGGAAAGTACAAATAAAGGTAGAATTGACTTTAAAGATATGCTAGAGAATGACCTATCTCCAACTGTACATAGAGTTGAATTAAGTGTTAACCTAGAAGATAATGTTGATTCGCCAAAGGAAGTAAAAGTAGATGTAGGAAACGTAGGTAATAATGATCAAAGGGAATTCGATGAAAAATACATTAAGTTTGCATATGATGAGAAAGTTACTATAGGTTCTCAAGTTAAATGGAAAGATAAGCATTGGCTAATAGTACATGAAGAAGAAATGTCTTACGATATATATCAAAACTTTACGATGAAATGGTGTAATAATATATTAAGATACAAACTAAATGGTGTAATCCATGAGATCCCCACAGTAGTTTCAAACTTAACTTTATATTCTGATGGTATGTCAGATATGGTTTATATTTCTACTCAAGATGGAAAAAGAAATTTACTTATGCCAGAAAATAATCTAACTAAGAATATAGATATTAACACAAGGATAATGTTAACAAACGAAACAGTATATAAGGTTACACATGTGAATAATTTTACTCAAAAAGGTGTGAGAGAATTAGCTTTAGTACAGGTAGAACTACATAGCTTGGATGATAAAGAGAATAATATAGCATACAATGAAGAATCTGAAGTGATTGAAAAGCCAATAAATACTTATATTGAAGGAGAAAATGTGATTTACATTGGTTCTTTTAATGAATATGAAGTTTTAAATGGTGAAAGTACATATGATTGGAATATTGAGGAAAATCCAGGATATTTAAAATTAATTAAGAGCGGAAATAAATGCAGCATTGAATGCGAAGGTAATAGTGATTATATAGGAGATAGCTTTAAGTTGGTATTACTAGAAAATGATTTAATGATAGATGAGAAAATAATTAAGGTGAGGGGGTTCTGTTAAAATATGAATGATAGAGTTACTAGTGTAAGTAATAAGATTATATCAGAGATAGCAGCGAAGTTATTTGAATGTGATGATATAATGAAATTTTTATATTACACAGATAAGAAATACGAAAATCAGAGTATTTTTGATGAACCAAAAGTATCACCTGCTAAAATAATTAATAAGTATATATTTATAAATCGAAGAATTCCTACACCGCTAACAAATACAGGTGCTTTTATGGCTATAAGATTTTATGACTATGGAGGGAAATCTGTAGGTAAGAACATAAAAAAAATGTTAATAGATATAGATATAATTGTTCATGAAGATTGTATGGTAACTATACATGGAACAAGAGATACATTTTTGATAGATGCTGTTCAAAATGCTTTAGATTGTTCATTACCATCTTCCGTAGGTAAATGTGAAGTTAAGAGAACTTATGACATACTAGGATTAAATGTTAAGTATAGTGGATTTACAGTTAGGATAGAAGTAGATGCATTTAATAAAAAATAAGAGAAATTTAATGTTTGGCCTATCTATCAAATTAGATCATTATCTAGGTACTATTCACCAACCAACCCTAAAAGATATCATTGAATACGATGTAAAAGAAGAAGATATATGGTTTCCTTTTGCGATTGATAAAAACTTATGTTTGGATAAGTGTAGTATATTTGAAACTTTATTAATTTTACATATTTCAAAACAAGATAAACAAATTATGGATAGTTTAAAAAAATCACTTATGATTCTATATAAAACAGAGGATGTCGAGTTGAATATAAATACTCAAACTATTGTTATAGATAAAAAATATACATTAAATGCTGATAATTTTGACTATTTATGTAAGAACGTTGCAGATATATTTATGCTTAATTTATTTCAAATACAGAAGAAGTACGATGAAGTAAGAGCGGAAAATTCTCGTCCTAAGACAGAGGCGGAGAAACAATTAGAAATGCTTAGAAGAAGAAGTATGCAACGTAGAAAAAATAAACAAAGTGAATTTGATTTGATAGATATGTCAAACTACCTTATACACAGTTCGGAAAAATATACATATGAAAATGTTTTAAATATGACGGTTTGGCAAATCAAAAATAGTTTTAACTTATATAACAAAAAAGAGAATTTTGACATGGAAAAAAGATATCGAACTAGCGGAAATTTCGATATGGGAAAAGAAAAGATGAAACACTGGTTCTTTAAGGATCAGTAAAATATATTTTGGAGGTATCGTACATATGAGCAAGATAAAAAATTTCGCAATAAAAGAAGGGATGAACTTTAAGTTAACAGATAATGCAACAAAAGCAGAGTATTTTACTGTAGACTACATAAACAGTGCAAGTTTATCTTTAGAAGGGGATACTACATATGCTAAAAAAAGAGGAACTAATGCTATAGCATTCCCAAACGCCAAAACTGGAACATTCACAATAGAAGCAGACGTTTCTAATGAGAAAATGTTGGCATTACAATTAGACGGTGTATTATCACAAACTACAGCAGCAGATGACACTATAACAGTTAAGGCAATAGGTAAATCAAAGAGTTTTAAATTAGAAGGTACATTTAATGTTACTTTCGATGATGGAACTGGTACAGGATTAAGAAAGATAGTTATGGGGAATGTTTCACCACAAACAAATGCAGAAATAACATTCTCAGACGAAGAAATAACAGTGTTCAAGATGGTATTTGACGTTCTTGTAGATAGCAAAGGAGATTTAGTTGTTATCGGGCCTGAGGGTTTGGGAGCAGAGTAAAAAGAGAAAGTCAAGAAAGGTGAGTAGAGATTAATTTCTCTACTCATTTATTTTTTTAATTTTAAAAACATTTTAATATCGTTTTAATCTTAAAAAAATAAATGAGTAAATTTTAAAAATATTATTGACGGGTATGAAAAGATATGATATTATTTAAATATAGTCAGAGATGACTAAAGTACATATTAAAGGAGAAAAATAAATATGAAAATGGAGTTATATGAGAATAACGTATATGCCTACATTCCTTTTGTTGATGAGAACGGGGAAGATATGTATATACAAATCTTGAATCCTAGTGGAGAACAAAAATCGGAATTTGTTAAGATAATCGTAGATGGATTACAAGATAAAGATAAGAGGTATTCAAAAGAAGAAGTATTGGAGTATATGATTAGTAATTTTACAAATTTAGAATTAGAAATACCTTTAAAAGAGTTAGATTTTACTAAGTTAAGTTTTGAATTTAAGATGGTATTAAAACATTTAGAAGTATTACTACAACAAATACAACAAGAATTATTTATGAATATGAGATTGGAAACTATGAGACAGTTGACAAAAGAATACGAAGAATTAGCAATAGAAGAAAGTAAAGAATTGGCAACATTAAGATATAACAAGAAGAATCCGAAGAAAAAGAATAAGAGTAAAAAGAAGAAGTAAATAAAACTTGGATTTTATGTGGATTTTAAGGTGTTAAAAATTGCGATATATCGAGGTTTTATAAAATTAGTACATATTTAAAAACGAGGAGAAATTCATGGAATTTAATAGTATCGAAGAAATGGTGTCATACGTCAAAAGACAAATTGCTAGCACGAATGATGACTTAGGCGAGGAAATGGTTAGAATTGCAAAAGAAGAGACTAAAAAACAACAAGAGTCCTATACACCTACGCAATATGAAAGAACGGGTGCTTTAGTTAATTGTATAGGTATTACCAATGTATCTCCAGAAAGCGTTGAAATTTCATGGCAAGATAATGGTGGATGGACATCTGTAAAAGGTTCTCCATTTTACGCCCCTGCTGGACTGGAAAACGGAACTACATGGGGAAGGTCTGGTACAGATTTCGTAGATCAATCATTTAATGAAATAGAAGATAAAATTCCTTTAAGTTTCAAGCGTCATATTAAATCTAAGGGAGTCCCTATAGAATAAGAGGAAGTTGGTGATAAATTGTCCAATATATTCAAAATTAAAAACATAGTTGATATAGATAGTAAAAAAGCAACACAAGACTTAAATGAATGGCGAAAAAGACAACAAAAAGAAAAAATTAAGATGGATTTGGATATTGATAATTTTGGCAAGATAGAAAAGACATTAAAGAGATTACAGAGTTTATCGAATAAGATGAATTCGGATATATCAAGGCAAAATCTAAAATTAGAACAAGATAGAATGAAACAACAGACGAAGTTGGCTCAACGTGAGATGGAACTTCGAATGAAAAATGAGTTAGAATTAGCAAAAAGAAAAACCAAAGACCTTACGGAAATAGAGAAAGCTAATATAAAAGAAATGTCTAAAATGGAGCAATCCATATATAAGGCAGATAAAAAACAGGCAACAGATTTAGCAAAACATAAACAAAAATTAGAACAGGATTTAGTTAAATATAGAGAGAATTTATCTAAATTAGATACAAGTAGATTGCAGCAAGATAATAATTCTAAGTTAATGAATGAATATAAAGATGTTGCAAACACGATAGATAAACTTCAAAATCAGATGAATAAAGGTATTGGAGAGGATTCTATTGTAAGAACTACTAAAAAGGTAGAAGATTTAAAACGTACATATGAGCAACTTGCTAGACAGATAGATGAGGTTAATCGTAAATCATTTGATGATAAGCGTGAAAATAAAAACTTGGCAAATATGAATAAGGATTTAATCAAGTTAGAGTCATCTGCCGATAAAGCAATTGCAAAACTTAATAGTTTAGATTTAAAAAATATAAATACATCCCAAATTAAAGAAATAGAAAACTCACTTAGAAGACTAAAAGAGGTATCAAGTAAAGATTTAAATCTAGATTTAGATATACATATTGGAGATGCTATTAATCAAGTTAGAGAATTAGATAGAGCATTAACTAACTTAAGTAGCGTAGATAAATTAGTTGGTGACTTTCAAAAAATAGAACATTCTATAAGAGATGCATTTGGCGATGGAGTAGTAAATCAATTAAAGAATGATTTAAGACAATTAGAAGGTATGGCAACGAACCTAGATGGATCATTCGATAGAGCATTTAATTCTATGAGTAGTGGAATGAGAGAAGTTTCTGCTGGTATAAGTAGAATGAATAATGATATGGATCAAATAGGTGTATCAGTTGGTAAATTTGATAATATATTCCAATTTGCTATAGGTGATATGGCAGGAGATTTATTATATGATTCATTATACGGTGCGGTAAGTGCTATAGGCGATTTAGATAAAGCCATAACTAATGTTAAGAAGGTAGCCGATAGTTCTGACATTAACAGCGCTATGAAATTAGATGAGTTAAAAAATAGTGCTACCGAAGTTGCAAGAGGTGTAGGTATGTCTGTTGCAGAAGTTATGGAGGCAACCGCATCATCCATACAGGCAGGAGTGGCAAATAGTCTAGAAGGTTCACTAAAGGTAGCAGAACAAACAATGAAATTAGCAAATGTCGGCGAGATGACACAAGGTGATGCATCTGCTGCTGTAAATAGTATGATTAATGGATTTAAATTGAACCCATTAAAAGAAGTTCAAGTTCAAATGGGCGGAACAATTCGTAAAACTAACGAATTAGAACTGGCTATGGATATGCTTAATCATGTAGGAAATAATTATGCGGTTAGCACAAATGATATATCGGAAGCGTTAAAACGTGGAGGTAGTGTATTATCAACATATGGTGTAACTTTAGGTGATACTGTTGGACTAATGACTGCTGCAAATGAAATAATGCAAGATCCTTCTAAGGTGGGAAATGCAATGAAAACCATCGGAATGAGACTTTCCGGGGTTAATATTAGCCCCTATATTAAGTGATTAATATAGAAAATCTCTTTAATTGTCGGGAAAACCCTTAGAGTTTCAACTACTAAACTATAATAGAAATATTATAGTGGCAATGGGTAACTCCAAAAGGTATAGTAAAAATGTTGAAAATTGGGCAACCCGCAGGTAAGATTCTAAGTTATATTATAATTTTAAAATTAATATTGTTAAGTATGATAAAATATGATATCATGAAAGTGAGGTGAATGTACATATGGATAGAAAAGATATAATAGAACAACGATACAAAACAGAAGTGGAAAAAGACGGAGAATATGAATATATAAGAAGTTATCGTAAACATGATGTGCTACCTAATGGTAGAGTAGTGGGTGATAGCCCTTATATACAAATTAAGCATAAATATTGCGGAAGTGTATATGAGGTTAAAACTAGTAATTTTATAAATCAAAATCAAAGATGTGGGAAGTGTTGTGGTTCTTATGAAAACTCATTTGCTCATCATATTGAACAAGAACTAGGTGAATCACTTGAGAAATACTGGGATTTTGAAAAGAACACTGTCAATCCATATTATATAAAAAGAAATTATACTAAAACTAAAGTATGGATTAAATGTCAAGAGAAGGATTATCATGGTTCATATAAAATGTTATGTCCAAATTTTATAAAAGGTGTAAGATGTGGTTTTTGCGACAGAAGAAGTGGAAAAGTTCATCCCAAAGATTCATTCGGCTATCTTCATCCTGATAAAGCAAAATGTTGGCATGAGGATAATGATAAATCGCCTTATGAAGTTGCACCTGGCAGCAATAAAAAATACAAATTTGAATGCGAAATCTGTAATCATGTGTGGAGCGCATCGGTGGATAAGATTACGTCTGATAGATGGTGTCCACAGTGTAAATCGAGTAAAGGCGAGAAGAAGATTAAGGAATATTTAGATAAGAATGACATTACGTATATTCATGATGAGCCTTACTTCGATGATTTATTATCAGATTTAGGCAATCCACTTAGACCTGATTTTATATTACCAGAACATAAGATTTGGATAGAATACGATGGAGAATTTCATTTTAAGGATTTTTATAAAGATGGTAGTTATGAAATCTTGAAAGAGCATGATAAAAGAAAGAACGAATATGCTAAGAAACATGGTTGGAAAATGATTAGAATTCCATATAATAAATTTGATGATATAGAAAATATATTATATAAAGAATTAAAATTATAATATAATATGAATAAACTTCAACGACTAGACCGAGAGGTCGTACACTATAAGCGATTGATAGTGGAAAAAGGAGACATCTTTTTTAAAGATGATGATATAGTCTACTCTCATGTGAAAACATGAGCAGTCATAAAATGACGGTATATGTGTAGCGAACATATATGAATATTTAGGAACCTATAAAATGAAGGATGGAGAGACGGTATTAAATGATACCGGTAAGGCGTTAAAAGATCTTGCAGGAATAGATGTATTTGAAGATGAGCAACAAACTCAAGTTAAAGATATGGTTACTATATTAGATGAACTTAACGAAAAGTACGATGGTTTATCTGAAAAAGATCAATTGGCGTTAGGTGAAAAGATATCAGGAAAAAATAATGCAGCTACATTCCAGGCTTTAATGGCCAACTGGGATAAGTTTAAACAAATACAGGAAGAGTTTAAAAATGGCGATCATTTTGGAAGTATGGCGAAAGAAAACGAACAATACGTAGATAGCATCGCCGGAAAACTCTCAGAGCTAGGTACTATTTGGACTGATGTTTTTTCAGATATATTCACTCAAGATTTTATAAAAGGCGGATTAGATGGACTTATTGCTATAAGTGAAGTAATAAGAGATTTAGTATCTGTAACATCTGAATTAGGTATAACATTCCCTGTATTATTTGGTGCATTTGGTGGACTAAGCAACGCATTTAAAGGTATGGGTAAAGACTCCAAAGGATTTAAGCAAGTTCAAAAAGGTTTGTCTAAAATGGGGATAGATGCAAGCGATGCTGCTATTATGATGGGTAATTTAGATTCATCTAATAAAAAAGTATCGAAATCTATGGCTCAAGTTAACACTAGCACAAAAGGTACTTCAAAAATAATGGGTACTATAAGAAATGGTGTTGATAAAGTTGGAACTAGCGTATTAAATGCAGGTACGCATATTAAGAACTTTGCATTAGGGTTTGGTAAAATGGCACTTGTAACAGGTGTTATACAAGGTGTCGCAAAGGCATTTGACTATGCGACCAGTGCCGTAAAAGATCAAAATAAAGAAATTAGAAATAATATAGAAGATTTACAGTCATCTGTTAAGGCAGAAGAGGATAAACTAAAGTACATAGATGAAAATGGTAAGAGATATCAAGAGTTAATAAAGAAACAAGAACAATATTCTAAATCAGGAAAAGAATTAACTCAAGAACAAGTTGCAGAAATGCAAGAACTTCAAGATATTACAAATACACTAGCTGAAATGTTTCCTGATCTCGTGATCGGTTATTCAAGTGATGGTTCTCCTATAATAGCTATGGGGAATGACATGGAGTATCTTAAACAAAAAACTCAAGATACTATAAATCTTCAGGAGAAACTGATAGAAAACCAAAGAAATAATCTCGCCAAGAATGCAACAAAGATGATTCAAGAAGGAGAATTATTTGGCAAGGATGGTTTCGGGAAGAAAAATGACATAGTTTACAATACTGAAAACTATAAGAAATCTATTGAAAGTTGGAAATCAGGGCTTTTAGGCGGGTATAAAACTATATCTCAATATGAGGACAATTTCTTAAATGCAAGTGGTAAAAAGAAAATGAAACACTTAGAGCAATATAAGAAAATGACTCAAGCACAACAAAAAGATATAGATAAATATTATACTAAAGCATTAGAATCGGTTAATGAGTATTATGAACTGTCTACTCAAATACAACAAGCAGCATTTGACCAAATTTCAAATATGGATGTATATAAGGGATTAAAGGGTGACAAGTTAAATACTGCAAATCAATTCATATCATCTATTGACTGGGGTGAGTTAGATACTGCAGGTCAACAAAAATGGATTGGTGCAACGGAAAAGATTTTAGGTTTGATTGATTCGGGTGATCCTAGAGTTCAAAAATGGTCAGAAAGTTGGAGTAAGGCCAATAATGAATTCAAAAACACTGGTGATTATGAAAAATATACTAAAAATTTAAATGGATTAGCAAAAGAATTATCATCTTTGACAGGCGTAGATTTTTCAACGATAATGCAAGGATTAACTCAAGTATATGCGCCATTGAGTCAAAGCGAACAAGAATTGCAGAATTTCTTAAGTACATATAATAAAACTAGAGATGATTTGCTTAACGGAGATCCTATAGCACAAGCGTTAGCAAGACAGTTTGAAGGTTTGGATAATTTATGGAATGATTTATTAACAAATGATAATGCATATACAGTAGATGGGAAACTTACATATAATATGATGGTTGAAATAGGTAATCGAAAAGATATACCTAAAGAGATATCAGATTTAGCCAAATCATTTGCAAGTGATAATAAAATAACTGAACAGGAAACAAAAATAATAACAGATTTAGTATTTACCTTAAAAGAGGGGAATACTGATGAGGCAAGAAAAAAACTAGAGGAGATTAATAAAGAGTTAGCAAAACATGGCAGAGAGCCTATACCTATGGAAGTATTAACAGATGTTAAAGGCGGAGAAAAGGTAGAGGAGTTAAATAAGAAATTAGAAGGACTACCAAAAGATACGAAAACACTGGTTGAAAGTGAAGTTATAGGTGAAGAAGATATAGAAACTTTAAAACAACTTTTAAATGACTCTTCTTTATCGGATAATAAAGTTATAAGTATCTTAATGGAAAATCAGGATGCAATAACTAAAGCAGGCGGTTTAAAGCAATGGTTAGATAGTATACCTCAAGAGACATGGACTAAATTAGGTGTTAAAGAGGAGAATGTTGAACAAGCCAAACAAGGATTAGAAGAGGTGTCTCAAAAGCAAGATGAAGTAGATAGTAAAGAAAGTACGATAAAGGTAAATGGTGAAGAGACTCAAGGTGCTATAGAGGATATTAATAGTTTAATAGAGTATTCAACACAACTTAAAGATGGTACATATAAAATTGATTTTGAAACAAATGTAGGAGATACTATAACTCAATTAGGAAGTGTTGCAGATAAGGTAAATGAAATATCTAGTGCATTCGGAAGTATACCTAATAAGACAATAAATATAGAGACGGCACAAGCAAGTAAAAATATAACAGGGCTTAAAAATAATATTCAACAATTTAACTCATTGTCAGGTGGCGTAAAAACAGTAAAATTCAATACTGATACTGCGACTGCATCAAAGAATGTTACAGGTCTTAGAAGTAATGTGAGTTCATATATAAGTGCCTACTGTGGTAAGTCTTACTCTACTAGATTCAATACTGAAACAGCGCAAGCTAGTAAGAATGTATCTGGTCTTAGAGGTAATGTAGCAAGCTATGTATCGGCTTACGGAGGTAAATCCTATACTACTACATTTAATGTAGTTACTAAATATACCACACAAGGAAGTCCTACTCCTGCAAGTAGTGGTGCTAAACCTAAAGGTAGAAGTATAAGTACATTAGAAAATACACCTACACCAATGAGTACGGATGTGAATACACAACCTTTAACTAGAGATGTAGCTACAACTCCGCAACCACTAGGAGATACCCCTGTAATACAGCCGAGAGCAAACGTAGATACAAGTCATAGTATCATAAGTGGTTCTATAAAATATGACGTAGACATGTTAAGAGAAATGACTAATCAGATTAAACAACTTGAACATGAATTTAATAAATTAGATAAAGCAATAGATAAGGCCGTAGGTAATGAAAAAATCCGACTTTTAGAGAAGCAAAATGAGTTATTAGAAAGACAGAAAGCATCACAAAAAGAATTATTGTCTTATCTTTATAAGCAGCAAACCTATTATAGAGATTATTTAACTAATCATGGTTTCTTTACCGATTCATCGGGTAATTTAACTAACTATGAAGAGAAATTAAATGCATTAGAAAACCATGTGGATAGTTTAAAGAAAAAAGCAGAGGATGCACAGAAGGCTAGTAGCGATTATAAAGGTGAGAATGAATCCTATAAAAATCAACTTGAAGAAAATAGCAAAGCAGCACAAGATGCTTACGATAAAGAAAGAGAGAAACTTTCTGAAATAAAAGACTATCTAAGTGCCTATATGGATGCTACATTTGACAAAATTCCAGATGCTATTGAAAAATGGGAAGATTTAAATTCTAAAATAGAAGATAATATAGACACCATGACGAAGATGAAATACGATAGAATGTTAAGGCCTTACATAGATAAAGCAAATGAATTAGAGCATGCTTTAGATAGAGTTAATGACCAAATGGATCTTTTAGATGCTAAATATGAACATGCCACAGGTGAAGAACAGTTAGAATACTATAATAAGAAAATACAGTATCTAGAACGAGAAAGAGAAGTTTTAAAACAGTTAAGTAATCAATATCGTGCGCAACAAGTTGAAATGATGGCTCATTTAAAGCAATTCGGAGTTGAATTTGATGACTCTAGTTTAATATCTAATTATTCAAAAGTCTTAGATAAATTCAGTGAACACAAAGATTATGAGAAGATTAAAGAATATATGGATGATTATATAGATTTAGTAAGGGATAAACTTCCTGATGCATGGAAAGATTGGTTAGAGGCAGAGAATAAAATAAAAGATGCTAAAAAAGAGCAACTTAAAGTAACAAAGGATATGGAAGAAAAAATAACAGACATCATAAAAAAAGAAGTAGATAAGAGAATTGATTTAATTGAAAAAGAGGCGGATGAAAGAATAAAAGCATTAAAAAAAGAACAGGATGCTTATAATGATGCCAGAAAAGAAGCCGATTATCAAAATGATTATAACGATCAATTAAAAAAAATTCAAGATTTACAAAAGGAATATGATAGATTATCAGGAGACAACTCATTAGGTAGTAAAAAGAGGCTTGAGGAATTAAAGAAGGAGATAGAAGAAGAACAGAAAAGACTTGAAGAATTGGTACAGAATAAGATTGATGATGATGTAAATGATATGTTTGACAAGGAACAAGATAGGATTGAAGAAGATAAAGATAATGCTATAAAAGACTTAGAAGATAAATATTCTGATGAGAATATCCAAAACATCGTTAAGGAAATGCTTAATACTGGAGTCTATACTGATATAGATGGTAAATTACGCTCATTGCAAGAAGTCATGCTTGAATATATTGATAAGTATCAAGATGGACTTAGTGCAACAGGGGCTTTAATAAAAGATGAGTGGATTGGCAACCTGGAGATTGCATTAGAAACTATGAAAAATATATCAGATATAAATGCAAGTTTAAATTTAAATAAATTCGCAAATGGAAGAATGTCCTCCCCTGGATCTAGTCGCAGTAGTAATCCTGTAAACTTTAACGCTCCATTGATAAATATTGAAGGTAATGTAGATGAGTCTGTGATGAATGAGTTGAAAGGTTTAGAGAAAAGAATAACAAATATAGTGGTAAAAGAGATAATGAACAAAGTTGACGGAAGATAAAAAGTTTTAAAAAAAATAGTTGACATATATGAAAAGTTCATATACAATAAAGGTATAAGGTTGAGATAAAAACTTTGACCTTATACCTTACATATGAAAGGAGGATCAGATGAAATTTAATAGTGATAAGTTTGAATTTAATAAAATACACTCTAGCATAAAACAAGTATCTTTGCTTTGGGGAGATGATAACTTTATTGAATACGGATTAAATTTTAATCAACCTATGGAATACGATGGGTTATCATGGAAAGTAAAGGATAACGATCAACCTGAAACCATTAAACTAAATATAATATATGAGGTTGATAATATTGCAAAGGTATGGACGAAAGAAAAGATAAAAGATATAGAAAATTGGTTAAAAACAGACGATTTTGCCCCATTTGTAAGTGATGATGATAAAACTATTACATATTATTTTAAAACAGTAAATATAGTTAGAAAATTTGATGAGAATATGACTGGTTGGTTAGAGGTGGAGTTTCAACCGTTATCAAATAGTGGATATATCAATCAAAATATAACATTGAGAAATCCTACAAGATTCTTAAAAATGAAAAATATACCAGCTATGTCAATAGTAAATGAAAGTGATTCGAGTAAGCCTTATTATCCAATAATTAAGATAACCAGATTAAATGGAGAATTACAGATAGTGAATCAAACAAATAAAAATACCTTTACTATAAATGGTATAGGAAATATAAAAATAGATAATAAAATGGGGACTATATTTGATGATGAGGGAAATAATTTAATAATGAATAGTAATAGAAAGTGGTTGTATTTTAATAAGGGTACAAATCAAATTCAAGTGATAGGAAACTGTGAAAATATATCATTTATATCTCAATATGAGGTGGGAATATAATGACTGTACATATAAAAGAAATAGTAAATGATTACAATTTGACTTTAAATAAGATAAATGGTAATTTATTAGGCAAGATCAATAACAAATACCTTAAAGAGATTAATAAATCTATAATGGATATAGATAAAATAAGTTTATCTATTCCAAAGTACATATTTAGCGAAGAAAGTTTCAAAAGAGTAATTAATCCCATATATGGTGACTTTAAGCATGAACGACTTATACATCTTAACAATAAAGAAACTTATATTGTAAAAAATATAGACATAACCGATCAATATAAAAATATAACGGCAGAATCAAGGGAAGTAAGATTGAAAAAGATAGATCTCAAATTTGAAGATATAGGATTTAGACTTACATCAAAAGACGAAGAGAATGATGTATACTGTTTAGGTGATTATATGTATGAGGAGACGGGTTGGAAGTTTGGACATATAGATAATAAAGTTAAATTCCAAGATGATGGCGTTACTGAAAAAATGAGATGGCAAGAGTCAGTGGAAGGTTATTGGTATGAATATTTAACTCAAACAATAGCAGAACAGTTTGAATGTGTAGTTATGTTTGATAGTTATAATAAACTAGTAAATTTGTATGATATTGATGGATTTGGTGGGGAAGTAAAATTATACCTAACGAATGACAACTATATCAAATCGTTAGAAAAACAAACATCTTCTGCAGATATAGTAACTAGACTTAGATTAGAGGGTAATTCAGGATTAACTATAATAGAAGGAAATCCTAGTGGTGTTGATTATATAGAAAATTATTCTTACTTTATAGAAAACGAAGAAATGAGCGCAGAATTAATTCAAGCATTAAGTACATATGATATGATGGTAAAAAAGAGAGCAGTAGATTGGAATAACTTAATAAACTATAAAAATGAAAGACAAAAAGTGTTTAATGATAAAAAGATGGAGAGATTTCAATTGATATCGGATATAAAAGCAACAGAAAGTATGAAAAATGTTGAATCATCAAGGAAAGATCCAAATGCTGAATTATTAGCAAGATATATTGCTGAGTTAACCAAATATAGAGATAAGGAAGTTTTGCTAGATCGAGAAATAAAAGAAATAGAAGACGATATAGAAAGAACTCAATCAACTATCAATGAAATTACAATTTTATGTCAAAAACCTACTGCAACAGATGATAATGGGCAGTTAATCTTCAATGAAGGATTATTAAATGAATTAAAAGATTATATATACGTAGATACATTTAGTGATGATGCTTATTTAAAAATAGAAGATTTATTGAGTGTAGGAAAAAGAAAATTAGAATTAACATGTAAACCAACATCAACATGGAACGTGGATGTAGTAGATTTTACAGATAGAATAATAGACAATAATTTTCATCAACATTTTAAAGGTACATTGAATCTAGGCGATATAATAATTCTATATGATGAGGATAAAGACAAAGAGGAGTTTGTTTATTTTACATCTTTTTCTAAAAGACCTAATGAAAAAGAATTAGATATAACTCTAAGCAATAAGAAAGTTGAAAGAGATGATATAGTAGGAATGTCAGCAGTATTAACAGAATCAAAAAAAATGGCAAGATTATTAAAATCTAAAAGATATTTACTAATGAATCAAGAAAAAAATAGAATAAATCTTGAGTATCATAGAGGAGGGATTTAATGGCATTAAATCATAACAATCCTAGTTTCTACTATATATCATGGAAGGATTTGTTAATTACATATGAAGGAACACAATATAAAATACAAAATAGCTATACGAATTTAAAGTATGTATACTGGGATGTTACAAGCCCTTATGAATTACAATGTTTTAATAGAACCCAAAATACTAAACCTGGATTTTATCAATTATTTATAAATGACAGAGGTCAGGCAACGGAGCGTTCTCATGAAGATTTGGTTATGTCATGGGACGGGAATAACACTGATTTAATAATGAGTCAGATTTATGGTATACATCAAGATAATAAAGAAACTGGTAAAAAGTTCGTAGCGATAGAAACTAATATTGACGGTATTAAAAATATAGTAGGGGAAGTTCAACAAAGTTCAAAAGATCTAAATGAAAAAGTAACCAAAATTGAACAAACATCAAATGAGATAGGATTATCCGTAAGAGATTTAAGACAAGAATTTACTGACAATAAAGAAGTAAATGAATTAAGAGAAAATCTCAATATGAGTATTATTGATTTCAATTCATCGTTGGGGTTATTTAAGTCCGAGATATACACTTATTATAAGGATAATAAGATAGACGAGGAAGAGAAAATAAAAATCAATACCCAATTAGATATTTTAGATAGTAAAAAAGCATCTGTTATAAGATATACAGATATCGTAATAAATATAATGCAAAGCAAAGATCAAACTACGGAAGTTAATAGATTAAACAGTGCAAAGACTAAATTTTTAAATAGTGTTAAAAATTTACGTACATATATAACAACTGCTGTAAGTGATAGTACAGTTGTACCTTCTGAAATAACTGGCATAGTTGATTTATTTGCAAAGTGTAGCATTGCGATAAAAGAGTTGAAAAATACTTGTGACGATTGTATTTTTTTAGGTGCAGGAGGAAAGATAACAGATGAATTAGCGAATATAATCATGAAGTCAAACGAAATCTCACTATCTGTTTCTAAAACTGAAGAAGATATAAAAAGTAACTTAAGCATAGAAAAGAATTTGCTACAAGGTAATGTTACAGATTTAAGAAACGCAACAGAGAAAATTATTAAAGTGTTAAATATCTTATTTTCTGACGGAGAAGTTAATGCTGAAGAATCTAAAATAATAGATGAAAATATACTATTAATAAATAGAGAAAAATCAGATATAGATTCTAGTTATTCAGGAATGTATGAAAATGTTAATATATCGGAGCAAATGAAGAACACACTATTTAACAGTTATAATTCTTTTAATAGCAAGTACAATGCTATGATATCAAAAATAAATTCTGTAATAGAGGATGTCTTTGTAAATGACTCAGAAAAGGCTCAAACAATGACTACTATAGATGAAATGCTATCAGAATTAACTAAATATCATCCCATTGCATGTCAGGCTATGGATGATATAAGGGACAATAAATACAAAGCAGAAATAAAAGCAGCAAAAGATGCACTTCAAAAGGAGATAGTTCAAGTAGATGAAAAAGTTAATGAGTTAGGTGGAATTGTAGATGGATCTTTTGAGGACAATATATTAGATAAAACAGAAAGACAAAATATAAAAAATGATTTGATTGTTTTAAATAGAGAAAAGGTTGATATAGATAATCAGTATAATACATATTATAAAAATATAAATCTTGATGGTCAATTAAAAATTGATTTTAAAAACTCATATGATGACTATATTTTAAAATACAATAAATTAATTGAGAAGATGACTGGAATATTAAATAAACAAACTCTTATAGATAATCTTGATAGAGAAAATTTACAAAATGCGAATACGCAGCTAAGTACCGCTATAGGTGAATTTGTAAAAAAAGTAAATGAAGCAATTGAATATGTTAATAAAAAAGAAATAAATAAAGCAAAAGAAGATTTAAATAGTCAAATTGGAGATGTAGAAAAGGGATTAAGTGATTTAGGAAATACACTAAATACAACATTTAAGGATGGGATAATCTCAGAGGCCGAAGCAAAAATGATAGAATCGGATTTAAGTCGTATAAATAGAGAAAAATCGGATATAGACACCTTATACGAGCAATTATATAACAATCCAAATTTAATATAGGGGGTGTGCAGATATTGATAGAAAGTGAAATATCTAAAGATAAACCGTATTTATTAAATGATGATTTTACAATAAATCCAACTACATATGAAATAACCGATGAAGATTTGGTTGTTAGATATACTTCTACGAAAGAAGTTACTAGGGCTTTAGCTATGGTAAAAGAATGGAAATACGCTATGGACTACACTTCTAATACTATAACATTTGCTAACTCTGATTTTGAGGTGGGAAGCAATAATATATCAGTTATAGATGTTAATTACAGCGATGGTACATACGGGAGATTTACTGGAGGAGTTACAGTTATAAAAAATGAAACACCCCCTCCGGTAATTGATAATCCACCTATAATTGAAAATGTTGGTAATTTAAGTGGAAATATCAATAGCTCTATAACTATAACATACAACGCTTCAGATGATAATGGTATAGTTAAACATGAATTTTATGACGGTAATAGTTGGATAACAAAAAATCCTAGTAAAAGCGGGGATGATTATACATTTACACATGCATTTAAAAATACTGATCAAAAACAGTGTAGGGTTAGGGTTACAGATAATAATAATCAATCGACACCTTCTAATATTTTTACAATAAACGTAAATAATACACCGGCTGCTAATAATCCCCCAGTTATAAGCAACGTGGTTGTAACAGGTATAGACTTTAATGGAAATTATACTTTAAACTGGACTTCGATGGATGGAGATAGAGATAGGCTTTCACATAGATTAAAAATTAATTCTAATAATTATATTACGATATCACCTGTTAAAGTTGGAAATACATATAAATATAAAGGTAGTAATTTGGCACTAGGAAGTCATACTTGTTATATTGAGGTATCTGACGGAAATCAAAGTGTTGTGTCAAAAGCATTTAATATAATAATTCCTCAAAAACCTGCTAGTTTAAAGGAAGAATTAAAACAAGCAAAAGATAATTATGATTTAAAACATGCGGACTTAGTAGGGATAATAACGGATATAATATCGGATGGAAGATTTGACGGAGATACAGAGAAGGTGTTACTTGAGGCAGCAATCTTGAATTATAATGATGCGTACACCAAATATCATGAAGTTGCAAATAGATCTATGGATTCAATTAATGATAAAAAAGTTAGTGATGCAAAATCGGCTTTTAGCAAGGAAGTAGAGGATCTAAACAATGCACTAGGAAGTCTTGAAGGAACAATGAATGATGTATTTAAACAAGGTGTATTATCTGATGCAGAAAAAATATCAATAAAACAAGGATTAAAAAATATAGAAAACGAAAAATCAGATGTAGATGCAAAATATATAAGTCTTTATGAAAACCCTGATTTAATCGGCGAAGCAAAGGTTAATTTAAAAAAAAGTTATGATGCGTACATATTGAAATACAACAATTTAGTAACGACTGTAAATGATATAGTAAATAAAGATGGGATAATTGACAGCGTAGATAAAGATAAATGGAATAATGCATTGGGCGAATATAGAATTGCTAGTGCCGATTTTAATAAAAAAGGCAACGATGCTATAAATTCAATATCTAAAAAACAATCTAAGGATGCAGAAGAAAACGCAAAGACATTTACAAAGGGTGAAATAAAGATTTTGAATGATAGTATAGCATCAAAAGTATCTCAAACTGTTTATGACAATAATAATAAAGTTATAGAAGGTAAATTTTCAGAAGTAAGGCAAGATGTAAATAAAGTGAACATAACTGTATCTGAAATAGAGAAAGATTATGTGGGGACATCGCAACTAGAACAAACGGTAGATGGTTGGGAATTTAAATTAAGTCAAACTGGAAGACCTCAATTAATAGAAAACGGAGCATTAACGGAGGGGATTAGATTCTGGTATGGATATCAATCTCAAACTATGATTGAATTAATTGGGAATTTAAAATACATAAGAATGTCACCTCGTTATGAAAGTGGAGTTCAAGCCTTCGGAATTAGAATGCCTCAAATGGGGGTAATCCAAGGTAAGACTTATACAGTAGGATGTTGGGTTAGTGGTAATATTGATATGTTTAATTATAACTGGTTGATGCAAATTAAAAATGGATTGCCTAGTGGTATTCAACGAATAGATAATGTAAGTTTTGGAAATGTGGTAAGTCAGGCAAGAAGAGTCTCTATAACTTTTACAGCACAAATTACTGGAATGGTTGAAATAATGTTAGGTTATGAAGGCGTCATGAGTAGCGACTTGTATTTTAGAATAGCAGAGGCATGTTGTTATGAAGGTGAAGTTCTATATCCGTATAAAGAATCTGAGAATACTGTTTATGCCGGAAATGCATACGTAGATCGTACGGGTATGGGTATAAAACATAATAACGGATCTTTAAGTAGATTAACAAATGAAGAGTTTGAATTTACAAATACAGCACAGCAAAAGAAAATGGCAATAAAGAAAGGTTCTTTATATGCATATGACGTTAATAATGGTGATTTATTGGGAATGTTCGCATCCAATAAGGTTACATCTAGATACAGAGGTGTTACGACTGGATTAACTGGTGCATCTCATTATTATGCAATTGGAGCAACAACAGAATTAACAGATGATGATCAGTTAAATATGGTTCCATATATACTAATTGCACAAGAAGATTTGCATGATTTTTTAGGTATATCTAGGGTGTCAGCAGGTGTTAATTTCTTAAATACTCAATGTATATTTCATAAATCTCCATTATTTAAATCCTCGCCTAGATTTGAAGGTGGACTAACTATTTTAGATAATAGCGGACTACCTAAGAATATATATTATGCAAATAATTCACTATATATAGAAAGTAATTTAACCCTTCCTACAGGAGGATCATTTCATGGTGGAGGTCTTTATGGATGGGATGTTACATCAATAGGGTACAAAATAGGTGGTGCCAATGTAGATGTTATAAAACTTTATGCTGGAATACAACAGATAGATTTTTTAAGACCTCTAAATATGAATAATTTTGCTATATATAATACCAACTTAGCGTTCGCCTCAAAATCTATGCCTATGGTATTAAATAATAAATCTTATGCAAAATACAATGAAGATAAAAAAACTGTGGAAATTGACCCATCAAAAGGTATTATTGATTTGGCTGAAGAGAATGAGGATTTAAAAAAGAAACAAGACGTACAAGAAAAAGAGATAGTAACTAGTATGCTGGCAAATGTGACTTTATATGAAAGTATGCTTGAATTCACACCTCAAACACTTAACTTAAGAAATGCATCAGAGAATCCTATGGTAGATGTTTATGTATCTCTTATAAGGAAACAAGTTAAAACACTAGAAGATATTCCAGATATACTAAAAGAACAAGTGGAATTAAAATTAAACACAACTCCTGAGTAAGAGAAAAAACTGCTCATATAAATAAAATAAGGCGGTGATTTACCTGGGAGTTTTAGATAAGGATTATAAAATAACAGTAGATATTAAAAGTGGGAATATAAATGGGGATTCAATAGTCTTTGCCTCAAAAGATCAAAATATATCTAATATCAATGTTTATTTTGTTAAAGGTGGTAATTCGGTAGATATAACAGGGTTTACATTTATAGCAAATATAAGAAAACCTGATACATTAATAACACCTTATGAATTGACAGTGGTTAATGCAGAAGAGGGATTAGGGTTAATGGATTTGCCTCTGTCATTGACATTTGATATCGGAACATACAACTTTGAGATAGAAATGAAAAAAAATAATGAAATATCACATACAAATTCTTATTCATACATAGTCAGAGATACATTGTGTGGCGATTTAGACGATACGATAATAGAAGATGAAGAGTATAATCTTCTTTTAAAATTAACGGATGATGTAAATGAACTTGAACAGGATATTAAATCTAGTGAAAAACAAAGGGTTATTGACGAAAATCAAAGAAAAACTTCAGAAAAAGTGCGCATTGCAAACGAAGAGGAAAGACAAAGAAATACGATAGAGCGATTAAAAAGAGTGGATGCCGCTATAGCGGCAGGTACGAATGATTTAGAGGTAAAGGAAGCCAGAGAAGACTTAAAAGGGAAAACTCACGAATCTTTAAAGCTAAGGATAGAAAGTGACTTTGAGGGACTTAAAGAAAATCAAGATATGGCTTATAGCACTGATAAAGGTTATCTAGTTTGTAAAGAAACTAAAAACGGCACTGTAAAAGATTTAAAGATAATTGGTAAGAGTCTAGTCAATCTGTGGGATATTAACAGTGTAGACGATACCCCTATTAATGTAAGTATTGATAGTGGATATGTAAAAACTATTGCCAATGGAACATTTATAACCCCTAGTGCCAAACGTGTAAATATGATAAAACCTTCAACGGATTATACAGTAATATTTGAAATTTCTAAAAATACATGCAATGGAAATGTCTCGTTAAATATTGATTATAATAATGAATCATGTTTTGATGAAAGTAAAATTATAGGAAGTAATACAGTAGGAATGTTCGTGTATAGAATGAGAAGTAAAAGGGACTTAAGCAATTGTAAGTTTTCAGTAAGAACGCAAGTTCAATCTGGTTGTACTAGTGGTGAATTTATTTATAGGTGCGTTGTGTTAGAAGGGGACTACACTCAAAATCCACCTTCTTACTTTGAAGGAATCGCAAGCGTTGGTAATGGAACTGATGAGATAGAAGTTTCGTCTATGAATAGTAAAATAAATAGTGATAATTTTGTTAATGAATATTATATATCGTCTACTAATGCTTGGGAAACAGGGTCTACCGCTAATTTAGGACATAAGATATTAGAACGTGTTGGAGGAAATTTAAGAATTAAGATTATTTCTGAAAATATAAGAGGTATCAGAGTTCATTGGTTTGACAAGGATAAGAGATTTATAAATTCGACTGTTAAAGATGGAAATGTTAATAATATAGAAATTGTATCACCTCAAAATGCTAAGTATGTGTCATATCACTGCCCATGTGATAATTATGAAATTGCTAAATGTAATATGTATATAAATTCTATTGTGCAAAACAAGTTGGAAGATAAGAAAACAATTTTATTTAAAGATACAGACGGAACTTGGAAGCCTATAAAAGAACTTAGAGGACTTGACACAGTTTGCGATACTATAGAATTTCATAGTGATGGTAAGTATTATTATCACCAAAGGATGGCAACTAGAACGTTTAAAGGCTCGCCAGATGAAGGATGGCAAAGATATGCAAGTCTTGATACAAGTAACACTCAAAGGTATGGTATATCTGTTACTGACGGTCTCCTAAGTAGTCCTGGTATGTGTGATAAGATGGAGTATGTAATAAACGGGGGGCAGGATAATGCTACATGCATATATATTCATAATAGTGATGGTAGAATTGATGTGCGTAAGCAAAAAACTGATGACCGATGGAGTGATTTACAAACATTCAAGACATGGTTACAAAGTAACAACGTAACTGTAATATATCAATTAGCAGAAGAAAAAGTATTTGAAGTTAATCCTTTATTCTTGGAAGCTTTTGAGGGTGAAACTATGGTGTCAATCAATAGTGGAGTAATAAATGCACCTATGGAGTTTAAATCAACTTCTTCATTACCTAATTTAGTCAAATTAAATGAAAATAGAATATCTAAATTAGAAAATGATTTTTATCAATATACAGTAGTTCAAAATAGATTAACCCTTACGAGTAGATACAATGCAGATAGAGTTGATTTTAAAGTAGATAACACTATAGGAAATCCTTTAAGAAGTGCAAAGGTATTAGACCATGATTTATTTAATTTAATGAAGGCTAATATAGAAGTAGGGAAGGAAAACTATAACAGAGTAGAAATGGAAGAAAGAATAGACTTCTATGTTAATGAAGGAATTATAGATTGGGATATGTGGGATGAATTATTTGAGACGATGGAACTTCAACACAACCCTCCAGTAGATTTAACGCCAATTGAACCAATAACAGTGGAAGTAAATGAAGAAGAAACCCCTAAGAAAACAAGAAGAGGTAGAAAGAAAAAGTAGTAGAGGAAATATAATCTCGTACATATGAAACCATCACAGAGGGTTAGTACTCTGTTAAATATAAATAATAGGTGGTAGGCGGTCGTGCCTACCGTATAAGGAGATTTTAATTATGGAAAGAATGAACAATGTAAGAACAGTATTTACGTGTACTAGTGCAACAGCAAAAGATTTAGAGTTAATAATAAACAACACTCTAGATGATTATGGCGTAGATAGAATGATAGCGAATATAGAAGGGTTTAGAAAAAGAAAGAGAATAAGTGATTCTGAGGCCACATATTTATTAAATTTAGTTGATAAAAAGATGGCTGAAAGTGTTGAAAATGCAATAGAAAGAATAAAAGAATAATACATATGAACTCCTGGGTATGAGTTGAAAACTGCCCGTAAATATTGATATCGGAGGATGTAATTATGTTCGACAAAAATAACTTGCAAGTTTTATCAGATGTAAATCCTCAAGACCTAGAAAATGCCATAAATAAAATAAAACCTGATAATGGATTAAAAGGATTAAGTAAATATTTTTCTACATATGAAGATGTATATAATGTTAATGCAATAATTATGACCGCAATAGCATGTTTAGAAAGTACATATGGAACATCTAAATTAGCAAAAGAAAAATGCAATCTATTTGGTCTTGATGCTAAGGATAGTTTAGTAGGTACAGATAAATATGGAAGCGGTTATAAAACTAAGGCAGATTCAATTAAACATGCTTTTCATAGAATAGGAAAACAATATATAGAATTAGATCCGAGTTGTAAATGGAGATATGTAGGATCAAAGGATATTTATAATGTTGGCAAAAAGTGGTGTAGTAAATCCGATTGGGCAGATAAAGTGGTTAGTGTGGCGACAAGAATTACAGATAATATAAATAAAAAAGGAGTTGTTGATATGAAGAAGGTCTATATAGATGCTGGACATGGTGGAAATGATAGTGGTGCAGTGGGTATAAATAATGCATTTGAAAAAAATATAACATTGAGTGTAGCAAAAAAAGTAGAAGTATTATTAAAAAAGCAAAATATAGAAGTTAGAATGTCAAGAAGTTCAGATATAACTAGAAGTTTAAGTTTTAGAAGTCAAGATGCGAATGCTTGGAAGGCGAATTGTTTCATCTCTATACACTGTAATAGTGCAGCAAGTATGGCAAGTGGGTTAGAAACATTTTGTTATAAATTTAAATATAGACAATTGGCCGACAACATACATAATCAATTATTAGCAGACAAGTTATATACTAAAAACAGAGGTGTAAAAGAAGGGAATCATCATGTTACTAGAGAGACAAATATGTCTGCATGTTTAATTGAACTAGGTTTCATTAATCATCCTGATGATTTAAAACTTATGCTTAATAAACAAGATGAATTTGCAATATCTATCGCAAAGGGTATTTGTAAACATTTAGGCGTTAAATATGTAGATAATAAGCCGCAAGTTACAGAAGGTGTGAATACGGTATATTATATCAGAACAGGTGGATTCGGTTCAAAAGAGGTAGCAAAACAAAAATTAGATTATTTAAAAGGTTTAACAAATTGGCATCTAGAATTAGAAGAATTTAAACCTGGAACTGGAGATTATTGTATTAAAACAGGCGGATTTACAGGAAGAGAAAAAGTAGAAAGAAAAATGAATGCATTAAAAGAATTAACTGGATGGTGGATGGAATATAAGGCAAACTAAATCTTTTAATAGGACTAAAGGAGGAAACTTTAATCCTAGGAGGCAAATTTTAAAAAGATGAATGAGCAAGATAAATTAATGATGAAGGTAATGGAAGAACTTAGTTATATAAAAGGAATCCTAACATCTGATTTAAATACTGTGAAAGAAGATGTAAAAATTATGAAGAATAGTATGAATGACGTTTATCAGTTAAAGCACGAAGTCAATAATTTAAAAGCGGAAGTTCAACAAATGAAGGATCAACGTTTATGGATGGTAAGAATAGCAAGTGGAGCAGTAATAACAATGGCTATAACAGCATTTGTATGGTTACTTACAGGTCAAAAATTTTAATAAAAATATAATTGGAGGTATTATTTATGAATAAAGAGAAAATAAAAAGCTTATTAGTTCAAGTAGTAGAATGTTTAAATGAAGATAATAATTTAGAAGAAACTGTACATATGGAAGAATACTATAAAGAAAGTGAATATGAAGAAGTATGTGAATGTTCGGCAGAAGAGGAAAATGTAATACTAAAATCAAAAATAGAACAATTAGAAGTAGAAAATAATGAATTAAAAAATAAAGAAAAGGAGTATCAGTTTCGCATCGAAAAGTTGCAACAAAAACTTTTACGACTTATTGAAGAGTAGGTGGAGTGATATGAATATGAATTCAAAATTAAAAAATCCCTATTTTTGGTTAGGAGTTATATCAATAATATTTGCTACCGCTAATATAAGAATAGAAGATTTAACATCATGGGGTTTATTATTTGATGCAATAAAAAGCATAGGTAGTAATCCGGCAGTATTGTTCTATATAACTGGAGCATTAATAGGTGTATGGAATGATAACTCAAAACCTGGGATTGATGGATTTAAAAATAAATAAATTGGAGGTTTTTATGAAGAAGAGAATACCTGTTGGCGGGAAATTAACTGAAGTTGCTGGTGATACAGAATTAATAACAAATGAGAACTGTGGTGTATCAGATTGGAACTCATTGAATTTGGTTGGTTTTTATATAAGAAATGAAGATACAAAAGATATATATGTAAAAATTAATGGAAGTGGAGAATTATTATTAAAACAAGGAGAAATGTTTAATTTAAGAGATATGACATATGTTGAAAGTTGCATAGTTGTAACTCCTAGTACAGTAAGATGGGGCGGATTATTATAAGAAGGGGGGCAGTTAATATATGCTAGAAATACCTAATAACAGTGGTGAAAACATTCAATGTGATGTAAATAAGAACTATGTAGATAATGAACTTAAAAAGAAAGTTAACATTATTGAAGGAAAAGACTTATCTACAAATGATTACACTAATGAAGATAAAGAAAAGTTAATGTCTTTAAGTAATTATACTCATCCGAAAACACATAATGCAAGTATTATAAATCAAGATGTAACACATAGATTTGTAACAGATGAAGAAAAGGCTATATGGAATGCGAAAAGTGATGGGGATCATAATCATAACGAATTGTATTATAATAAAGATGAGGTTAACGACAAAATAGCAGAGGCTCAGCTTGGTGGAGGCGAGAAGGTTGATTTATCTTGGGGAGTGATAACTGATAAGCCCAGTACGTTCCCGCCAGCAATACACACTCATGCCGAATATGCAAACAAGGAGCATACACATACTGGCTATGCAACTAATAATCATAATCATGACTCTAATTATGCTGACAAGGTTCACACGCATGACAATTATGCACTAAGTAGCCACAGTCATGACGAAACTTATTCAAGTAAATTACATAACCATGATGATAAGTATGTAAGTAAGGATGCAAAAGGTACTATATCTGATTTTAACACAGCCACAACTCCTGGAAGATATATAGTTGCGGGTGATTACGGTATACCTAATGCACCTACAAGTGGCGGTATTTGGGGTACACTATTTGTAACTGAAAGAAATAGTGAAGCGTTGCAGATATTTATAAATGCGGAAGGTAGTTCTTGTGCTATGCGACATTATAGTAATAGTCTAGGACGTTGGTATCCCTGGGTTACACTTGCCAAGGAAAATCATAACCATAATACTGAGTATGCAAGTATAAATCACGCGCATGATTCTATATATGCTAAGAAAACTGAATTAAACAATGTTAATGCATCACAAATAAATGGTAGGTCAGTTTGGACTGGAACTCAATTACAATATGATAGTATAGGTTTGAAGGACGATAACACTTTATACTTCATAGTGGAGGGATAATTATGTTTAATAAGGTTTATTTGGGAAATAAGTTTGTATCTAAGATTTATTTAGGAGGTTTCCCGATAAAATATAATCAAGATGATTCCACAGCTATAAAAGAAGCCTTCGTTTTTGCAGGTGGATTAGATGGACTATTTAAGCGTTTCTCTGTTGAATTGGTTGAGCAAAAATCAATTGGAAGTTTTGATGGAGATTTAACATCTTCGACCGCCGATGATAGATTTGTATATGTAGGAACTTATACAGGGATGCTTTACAAGATAGATATAATCACGTTTGAAATTATTTCATCTTTTAAACCACGCAGTGGAGAACTTCGAGAGATGGTTGTATCAAACAAAGGTGACATGTACACTATACTTCCAGGTGAATACGTTATAAAAATAGATAAAGATACAATGTCTAGTATAAAAAGGTATAGTGGTGGGGGAGAGGCTATATGCTGTGATGATAAAGGATCTGTATATGTCGCTAAGTCAAGATTTTTAGATAAAATGGATGTTGATTTACAGTTAATCAAGCAGATGTCTACCAAAGGAAGTTCTAAGAGAAAGTCGTTAGCTGTTGATAATAAAGGATATGGCTATTTATATGATGGATTAAAGGGATTAGTTAAGTTTAACACCTCTACTATGACAGAAGTTGCAAGACTTGAGTTAGAAAACTATGATGTCCCTATATTGTATTTAGATGGATTTGTTTATGCGTGTGATGGAAATAAACTGTTAAAGGTTAATGAGAATACAATGACTGTTGCAAGTGCAACTTCAACAACTTACGGAGTTATTACAAGTATAACAAAAGATAAGAAAGGCATGCTATACTTAGGTACAGCCGATGGAAGTATATTGAAATACAATCCTAACGCCATGACAGAGGTAAGTGTAACGAAACCTTACTCAAGCAAAGTACAAACTATTTGTTCAATATAAAAGGGGGTAATTTAATGAAATATTATTTTTACAATGAATTAGGAGAGGTCACTACAATTTATTTTGTAGAACCTCCTAATGATATGATGGATAAGAAATATATACAAAGTGACAAAATATTTGAGGATAGAGAAGGTTTTTATCAAGAGTTTAAGGTAAACTTAGAAGCTTTGGAATTGATTTGCGAGTATAAGCCCATTCCTCTTAGTATGGAAGATAAGGTTGAGCAACTAAAGAAAGAAAATAGCAATCAAGATGCTTTAATTGATACTTGTTTGCTTGCTACTGATGAAATGTTTATGATGTTAGAACCTTTACTTCCTCAAGTAATGGCTTTAAAAGGAGGTGAAAGTAAAATGGTAGATATGTATGTAGCAATGGTTATAAGAGGGCTTAAAACAATAGATGAAGTTCCTGCTAGATATAGACAACAAGTAAAAAATATATTAGATAAATTAGAAAAGTAAATAAAATGATAGTTTTATGTACATATGATACTCGTGAGTAGAGAGTATAATCTACTCAAAATGAAAAATATATTAAAATAATCGGAGGTATAATTTATGAAACAAAGAGATTCTGTTGTTGGAGTAGAAAAAACTGTATCGGAGAATACTGAGTTAATAACTGGTGAAATATGCGGAATAGAAGATTATAGTTATATAGATCTTACATATTTCTATATTAAAAATGAAGATAACAAAAATATAACTATGTGTATAAATGAGAACGGAAAGTTGTTATTGAAACCAGGGGAAATGCTTGATTTACCGGATCATATAAAAGTTTATAGTTGTAAGGTACTTACTGATAGTGCAACAGTTAGATTCGGTGGAATATTATAAGGAGGTAGTAAAATATGGGAATATTAAAATTGCCAGAACAACCAAACAGTACATATGCAACAAAAGAAGAACTTAAAAAGAAAGTAGATAAGGCTAGCGGTAAGGGCTTATCTACCAATGATTTTACAAATGAGTACAAAGAGAAACTTGATGGATTGAAAAATGCAGACGTTGATAAATCTTATGTTGATACTAAATTAGGAGAAAAGGCTGCAAAAACACATACACATGATGATTTAACAGGCCTTATAAATGAGTTAACAGAAAGGGTTGCTGCATTAGAAGGTGCAAGACCTTAATGAATTGTATATCTAGAGGTTATTTTTACAACCTCTAGATAATCTCTAAATTGTTGTGGGAGGAAATATAACAATAGAGGAGATATAATAAAAATGGCCAAAGAAAGAAGTAAAAGAATAATAATGCAAGGAGAGCCGAATCCTAAAAATATTAAGTTATGGGAAGCATATAAGAGGGCTAAAATGGTTGCGGGACGCAGTGAAAAGACACTAAAAGGTTATGAAAGTGATATAATGCAATTTTTCAGATTCTTAAATAGCGAATGCTATGACACTTTAGTTGAGGATATGACAGAGGAAGAAGTTGAGAGTTATATAGGTTATTGTATGGAGCAAGGTAATAATGAGAAGAGAATAAGGCGTAGAATAAGTAGTTTATCAAGTTTCTTTATATACTTAAAGAGAAAAAGAAAAATAGATGATAACTGGTGTGAATATATCGAAAGGCCAGGTACAGGTGAAGAGGTGCAAACTAGAACTTTCTTAACAGAAGATCAATTAGCAGAATTAAGACAAAAACTAAAAGAGCAAGATGATTTACAATTAAGAGTATATATAGAACTAGGACTTGCAACGATGGCTAGAAGTAATGAGATAGCACAATTTTCATGGGATAATACGGACTTAGAGACGAGATGGATTACAGATATAAAGGCGAAAGGTAATAAAATAAGAAAGTTTAGAATAAGCGAAGAAGTGAGAGATTTACTTATAGAGTGGAAAACTTATTGTGAGGATAAACAAATACCTACAAACTACATATTATTTACAAAATATAAAGGAGAATATAACCCAATAAATTCAGGGGTGTTAGCCGATAGAGTAAAAAAGGCATTCGGAATGATTGGAATACCTAGAGGTTATAACCATGATTTACGTCACAGTATGAGTAATATACTTGAAGATAGAGGTGTTCCAATAACAACTATAAGTAAATTATTAGGGCATGGCGGTGTAGATGTGACTATTAACCATTACACTATACCTAACGAAGACAAACTAGCAGAGGAATATGATAATGCATTTGCATAATTAATAAGTAGAGAGGGTTAAAATGAATGGAGATAATATGGAAAGATATAAAAGGATTTAATGGAAGGTTTAGAATTAACTCTAATTTAGAGGTTTATAGAGTGGATAACTTCAACAAATATATACGAAAAGAATTGACATCAGATAATTGTTATGCATTTAGTTTAAAAGGTGTAAAGAGAAGAAAATACAGACCTAATATATTATTTTTAGAATATTTTCCAGATGAGTATATACTGAGGAAAATAAAAGATTTGGAAATTTCCATAGGTGGGACATGGAGACAGTTAAAAGATTGGGAATATATCTATTTAATAAACAACAATGGATTATTATATAAATTAGATTTTGATGGATTTGCAAATGGCAGCGTTAAAGATAATGGATATATTAAAGTTAGCTTATGTAAGAAGGGGAATAAGGTAGTTCATTCGCATGTTCATAGATTAGTTGCAAATACTTTTATACCTAATCCAGAGAATAAACCAGAGGTAAATCATATAGACGGAGATAAAACTAATAATAGAGTTGATAATTTAGAATGGGTAACAAGATCTGAA